GGGTCAAAAATAGTCATACGAAAAAAGAAACCAACTGTGGTAAAATCATTTCGTTTGATTGATTTTCATATATATGATGATTCGCCTGCCAAAGAAAATGATTCTGGTTCGGATGAAGATTCTTACAAACGTTCTTATAAAAAGGATGATGATTTGCAGTTTGTAATTCAAATGTTTGGAATTAATGAGAGAGGCGAAACATGTTGTCTCTATGTTAATGATTATAAGCCATTCTTTTATGTTAAGGCAGGTGATTCTTGGACAGATTATAATGCAGGGGCGTTTATGAGAGAGTTACAGAATAACCAGAAACTGGATAAACGTTATAAAAATTCCATTTTATCATGTGATTTGGTTGACCATTATAAGTTATACGGATTTTCAGGCGGTAAAAAACATAAGTTTTTAAAACTTTCGTTCAAGAATACAGTTGCGATGAATAAATACAAGAATTTATGGTATACTTATAATCATGATGATAAAACCAACAATGGAGAGTATCGTACCCGTACTAACATTGTATTTCAGGGAGTTATTACAGAATTGTATGAAAGCAATATTCCTCCATTATTGCGATATTTTCATATTCATAATATTAGTCCATCTGGTTGGGTTTGTTTTAAAATGAACCGCGTGATTAAACCACAAAACAACACAACCACCTGTAAATATGAATTTATATGTCCATTAAAAGAATTAATTGCACAGCCAGATAAGGAAACAATAGTACCGTATAAGATATGTAGTTTTGATATAGAAGCCAGTAGTAGTCATGGTGATTTTCCAATCCCGATTAAAACGTACAAACGTTTTGCGTCTAATGTTGTTGATATTTTCATAAAACAGATGTCAGTACTAAACGAATCTGTGTCAAAACAATTATTACAAAAAATGATTTTAGCAGCTTTTAATTACGGTAAATTTGAGGATGTTGATATTGTATATCCCAAACATTGTCCAACGCGGCCTCAATTAAATAAATATATTGAAATATTATTAAATGAAACCGTTGAAAATGTAAAGAAAACAAACCAAGATAATGATACGAATGTATTATTAACAATAGATGGTATTTTTGAACAAATAAAAGAAAATCAACAATATACTGGAACGGGTGATGATGATAATGGTAATGGTAATGAAACTGCAGAAGTTAACGAAACAAGTGGATATTATAACAAAAATTATACACGTAAACCCAAAATAAAACGTAATGACACTATTTTGGATATATTAATTAGTGAAAATCATAATAGGGATGAAAAGATTCAATTATTAAATGAAGTGATGACACGTGTGTTTCCCCGACTAAAAGGTGATGAAGTAACATTTATTGGTTCTACCTTTTTAAAATATGGTGAAAAGGAACCTTATTTAAACCATTGTTTGGCAGTAGGTACATGTGATGATATTCCAGGCATACAAGTAGACTGTGTTGATACCGAGAAAGATGTTCTATTGAAATGGGCAGAATTAATACAGACTGAAAATCCTGATATTATTATTGGGTATAATATATTTGGCTTTGATTATGAGTTTATGTTTCGTAGAGCACAAGAAAATCATTGTGAAAGAGAATTTCTATTACTATCCAGGAAAATAAATGAATTATGTGCAACTGAAAGTCGTGAAAATCCAGGTGAATTAAACATTGAACACACGAAAATGCAAATTGCCAGTGGTGAATATGATTTACGTTATTTTAAAACAACTGGACGATTACAAATAGATATGTATGCCTATTTCCGCCGTGATTTTAATTTATCATCTTATAAATTGGATGATGTTGCTGGACAATACATTAGCGATTCTGTCAAATATATACGTTATGTTGAGGATAGTGTTCATGGTGATGTAACCCATCTATGTAGTAAAAATCTAATGGGGTTAAATATTGGTGACTTTATCCATATTGAGTTAACTGGATTTACTGCAGATTATTACAACAATGGACAGAAATTCAGGGTACTTGATATACAAAATAAAGTGGAAGTTACACATACGGTAAAGGGCAAAGACCAGACAAATACATACAATATTATTGTTATTTCAGGCCATTATGATTTGGATGATAGTAAGTCTATCAAGTGGGGGATGGCAAAGGATGATGTAACCCCTCAGGATATTTTTAGATTATCAAAAGGAACTTCTGCCGATCGTGCTGTTGTTGCAAAATACTGTATTCAAGATTGTAACTTGGTTCATCATTTAATGAACAAAATTGATGTAATTACAGGATACGTTGAGATGTCCCGTATTTGTAGTGTTCCTATCAGCTTTCTGGTATTCCGCGGACAAGGTATCAAACTAACCAGTTATGTGGCTAAAAAATGCCGAGAAAAAGATACGCTTATGCCTGATTTGGAAAAACCTAAAGTTGCTGAAGGATATGAAGGGGCTATTGTATTACCACCCAAATGTTCTATGTATATGGATAATCCAGTTGCTTGTGTAGATTACTCATCGTTATACCCCTCCTCAATGATTAGTCAAAATTATTCACATGATAGTAAAGTATGGTCAAAAGAATATGATTTGGAGGGTAATTTAATACGGGTTGTTGGTGAACGAAATAAGTCAGGAGAGTTTATTTATGATAATTTGCCTGGATATCATTATATTAATATTGAATTTGACACATATCAATATATTCGTAAAAATCCAACAGCAAAAGCCGATAAAACAAAAGTAGGAAAAATGGTTTGTCGGTGGGCTCAATTTCCAGATAATAAGAAGGGTATTATGCCATCTATTTTGGAAGAACTATTAAAAGCAAGAAAAGATACACGTAAAAAGATTAAAACCGAACCAGACCCGTTTATACAAAATATTTTGGACAAACGACAACTTGGTTATAAAGTTACAGCAAATTCATTATATGGTCAATGTGGATCTCGTACGTCTACTTTTTATGAAAAAGATGTGGCTGCGTCTACTACGGCGACTGGACGTATGATGATTATTTATGCAAAACGTATGATTGAAGAAGTATACGGCGATAGGATATATGATACCCTCACGCATGGTCCAGTACGTACAAAAGCTGAGTACGTATACGGGGATAGTGTTGCGAAATATACACCAGTCTATGTTCGGGTTAACGGTAAGGTTGTTATTTGTGAAATATCAGCATTAGCTGATTCTTACGGAAATAACGATTGGGTTACATGCACAGAAGAGGGTAAACAAGATAAGGAATTTTGTGAACTTAACGAGGTTGAATCGTGGACCGATAGCGGTTGGACAAAGTTGCATCGTATTATTCGGCACAAATTAGCCAGTCATAAAAAAATGATGCGGGTACTAACCCATACAGGGGCGGTTGATGTAACTGATGACCACTCATTGTTATTAACCAATGGCACAGAAATATCTCCCAAAGAAGTGGAAGTCGGGACAAAATTATTACATTCTACATTACTCCCCGATGAAACGCTCTGTAAAGACACCATTTCAGTGGAGGAAGCCAAAATATATGGATTCTTCTTTGGTGACGGTAGTTGTGGTACATATAAATGTCCATCAGGGTCAAAATCATCGTGGGCTTTAAATAATGCAAATGATTATATACTTGATAAATATATGGAATTATGTAAAATAGCCTATCCAGAGTATGAATGGAAAATGTATGATACAATAGAATCCTCAGGTGTTTATAAAATATCTTTTACATCTAATGAATACGGTGACAAAAAACAATTTATTGAAAACTACAGAAAAAATACATATTATAACAACAGTAAAATCATTCCTGACTTTATTATAAACGGTACTCAAGAAATCCGCAAGGCATTCTGGGAAGGGTTATATGATGCAGATGGTGATAAAGATTCTCATGGATATATTCGCATTGACCAAAAATCACAATTAAGTGCTTCTCATATTTGCTGGTTAGCAAATAGTATTGGATATAAAACGTCTATTAATACCAGAAGCGATAAAATGAGTATATATAGAATTACGGCTACAATGGGTTCCCAGCGTAAATGCCCAGATGCAATCAAAAAAATCGACGAAATCACTGATTATGATGATTATGTATATGATTTAACTACAACGAATCATCATTTCGCTGCTGGAATTGGTAACATGATTGTGCATAATACGGATAGTGTATTCTTTACTTTTAACCTTGAAAATGCAGATACTGGTGAAAAGATACGAGGTCAACCCGCGTTAGAAATGACAATTGAAATCGCTCAAGATGCCGCCGATTTATGTACGAAATATCTAAAACCACCAATGGGATTAGAATATGAAAAAACATTAATGCCATTCATTTTATTGTCCAAAAAAAGGTATGTTGGTATGTTGTACGAAGATGACCCGAATAAAGGATATATGAAATTTATGGGATTGTCTTTAAAACGTCGTGATTCTTGTGATTATTTAAAAGATGTATATGGCGGAATTTTGAATATTTTGATGAAAGAATATAACTTACAAAGTGCTATCAAATTTTTGGACAAATCATTACATGACCTTATTAATGGAAATGTTAGTATGGATAAATTAGCAATCACAAAAGCTCTTAGAAGTGGCTATAAAAATCCCAACCAAATCGGTCATTTTGTATTAGCAGAACGAATTGGAAAACGCGACCCAGGCAACAAACCGAAACCAGGAGACAGAATGAAATTTGTATTTATTGTAAATGATACTCCCAAGGCATTAATGGGAGATAAAATAGAAACAACCGAATTTATTGTGGAAAATAATCTCAAAATTGATTACACACATTATATTACAAATCAACTTATGAAACCATTACAACAATTGTTTGGTCTGGCATTGGAAGAAATTTGGAGATTACAGGGGAAAACTTCTGCAATCAAAACATATAATCGCGAACTCAAAAAATTAACAGCAGAATTTCCAGATATTGAAACATTTATGAAAAAGAAAGAAAAATATTGCTCTGCAAAAGTAAAAGCACTTTTATTTGATGATGTCTTAAACAAAATTTATAATGAAAAACACAGTATTCAAACTATTACTTCTTTCTTTAAACGATAATATCATCTAAATGATTCTTGTGAAAATATTTAAAATAATTTAAATATTTTTTATTGAAACTTAGGCATACATCATATATAAAGCGTCTTTTGTATACTTATTTATTGACGAACCTCCTGAAATATAGATAAATACAAATAGTAATATAATAGAGATTAATAGTTCAGTTAAATACATAGTATTAAATTAGATTATAATGGTAAAGAATTATTAGATGAATCTATTCCGTACATTTGAAAAGAAACAAATGGATGCAGTGTATTATTTGATGAATCTATATTTGATAATGTCGTCAGGTATTGAGATAAGTTATTTACAATATTATTACTTGAATCAACAATAGCTGATTGTATCATAGATTCAATTGTACTACTTAAACTACTGCTCGGTGGTTGTGGACGTGGTAGCGGTGGATAAGAACCAATAAGGTTATGTGTAGATGCATCAGTAAATGTATAACTGTCAGTTGTTGTTCCAATTGGAGTTATATATCCATCATTGTTCTCACCCTCATTGTTCTCATCCTCATTGTTCTCATCCTCATTATTCTCATCCTCGTTATTCTCATCCTCATTATTCTCATCCTCGTTATTCTCATCCTCATTATTCTCATCTTCATTGTTTCCAGAGATAGATGAATTATATGTACGTACATCAAACCTACATACAGGACAACATACATTTTCTTGAAACCAACGAATAAAAGCATCTTCTGTAAAAGTATGATGACAATATAATATTCTACGTAACCTGTCGCCAGGTTGAAATGTAGCTAATGTAATGGGACACCGGTTGTTTAATAATTCCATTGAAACATCATAAAATATTGTTTCACTTGCATTTTCTAATTCAGCAGGGGTAGGAAATACGGGTACATTTTCAAATAGATTTGAAAAATTAGTTGCATTAATCGTTGGGAATAACCCATGTGTAAAAATACTATTTATTTCAGTAGGGGTAGAAAGAGTTGGTGTAGTGCGTGTTTGATGGGGGTTTACTTGACGAAATCGTATAGGTTGTGTTCTTGGTTGTGTTCTTGGTTGTGTTCTTGGTTGTGTTCTTGGTTGTGTTCGTGAACGCCGATTAAGAGGTATAGTAGTATTGTATAGATTTTGCTCTCTATTAATAGGTCTATTATCCGTCATATCAATTAATCTATTTAATAATATAATAAGTTCTCTCGTATTCCTGGAATGTTCAAGCATAATTCTATTATAATTTTCTAAACTTCTATTTCCTAAACGAACCGCATCTCTTGCAGTAGCAACAATTTGTTGATGAATATTATTAGAAGATGATGTATTAGGAGGTGTATATGATGAGTTACCAGAAAGGTAATTTTGTATAGTTTCTGATACAATATTATGTATATTTTGTTCAATGTTTGAAAACATATTATTATTATCTTGGTTATTCATGAAGATTGATATAATATAATAGAATATAAAGAATCACGTTTATATTGTTATAAATATAGAAAATAGAAATGGACTTATCTAAGTATAAAGATAAAGGGAGAATAGGGTTAGAAAACCTGGGAAACACGTGTTTTTTAAACGCTTGTATGCAAGTTTTGAATAATACCTATGAATTGAATGATTTATTAGATAAAACCCAAATAAATTCGTTACCAAGTTCTCCAAATAAAATTATATTAGAAGAATGGAATGAATTACGCAATATAATGTGGAGTGGAAACGGTATAGTAACTCCTCGTAAATTTGTTCATAATGTACAGCAAATAGCTAAAGAAAAAGGAAGAGATTTATTTACAGGACATGCACAAAATGATATGACAGAGTTTTTACTATTTTTTATGGATTGCATACATTCAAGCATTTCACGACGTGTGAAAATGAATATTAATGGAACTCCAAAGAATGATTTAGATAAGATGGCAATTCAATGTTATAAAATGTTGGAAGCAGTATATTTAAATGATTATTCAGAGATTATGGATATGTTTTACGGCATATATGTATCTGTTATTGTATCTAAGGATACAAATGAAATACAAACAATAAAACCCGAAAATTTTTTCGTATTAGACTTGCATATAGACAATAATATTGAAACGCCCCAAACATTATACGATTGTTTAGATATGTATGTAAAACCAGAAATACTTGAAGGTGATTGTGCATGGTATAATGAAAAGACTGGAAAAAAAGAAGATATAAAGAAACAAATACAATTTTGGAATTTCCCACAGATTGTGATTATTACAATAAACCGTTTTACACCAGATGGAACTTCCAAAGTAAATAAAAATGTAATGTTTCCAATAGATGATTTAGATTTATCAAAATATGTATGTGGGTATAAACCTGCAACATATCAATATGAATTATATGGGATATGTAATCATATTGGAGGGGTTACTGGTGGTCATTACACAGCATTTATTCGTAATGTAGAAAATAATTGGCTACATTTTAATGATAGAATAGTAGAATCAGTTGACAACCCAAATGATGTTATTTCTCCCGCCGCATACTGTTTGTTTTATCGTAAAAAAAATAACATAGTATAATATATTAATTTGATAAATACATATGAGTGATACTAAAATAAATAAATTAGAATCAATTACTGTTGAAAATACAGATACATCTACCCAAGATTCGGTTGAAGAACCAACTACTGATACAACTACTGATACAACTACCGAAAAATCTATAGAAGAATCCACAACAACATTATCTAATTTAGCAACGAAATCAAACTTAATATTAATATTAACATTTTTAGGGATATATTTTATAGTTTATTTCGTATTAGGTAAGTTTTTTAATAAAGGTGAGGACCCGAATGGCTTTAATGTAAGTCTTAGTAGAACTTTGGATGTTATGTTTTTTGGATTTTTAATTGTTATTACTTATACTATATATGATTCATATGAACAGAATCCTGAACGCAGTATATTTGAAGAAACATTTTCCAGTTTTACAGATTTTGTGAGTAGCCCTTCTTCTGCATTTGCTGTTGGTATTGCTATTATTTTGTTTTATTTGGTTACTTATTTATTCCGTATACCCATGGACAAAGAATCAAAACCATACTTTATTTCTATTATTGAATCCGTAGCATGGGTACTATTAGTCATTATTTTATTTGTAGACTTTTTCAAATATGTTTTAAATGTTTCTCTCTACGATATATTCCCATGGTTAGCCCCTGAGGAGAAAGAAGAGGACCCTGAAACAACTACAATTCCTTTACCCAAATTAGATAAATGTGAAACAGAAGACCAAGATGACCCTGAACATGAAGTATTTAATATTGCTAATAATAAATATACATACGAGGATGCACAAGCCATATGTAAATCGTATGATGCTACTTTAGCTACTTATGACCAAATTGAAAATGCATATAATGACGGAGCAGAATGGTGTAACTATGGATGGTCAGCTGACCAAATGATTTTATTTCCTACACAGAAAAAAACATGGGAAAAATTACAAAAATTAGATGAAGGACGTGGCTGTAATTCAAAGTCCGCAAGTCATAAAAATGATTGTGGACGTCCTGGAATTAATGGTGGATATATTGCAAATCCCTATGTTAAATTCGGTGTGAATTGTTTTGGAAAAAAACCCAAAGCCACTGACGATGATTTATTACGCATGAATGCAAAACAAAATCAAACCTATCCTAAAACACCAACTGAAAAACGCTTAGAAAAGAAAGTCAATTATTGGAAAGATAATGCAGATAAATTTTTACATGTTAATTCATATAATACTACTTCATGGAATAAATCGGGAGGAAAACCTACCGCTACCGCCAGTACCAGTGATTCTCCATAATACCTCCACTATCATAATAATGAATACAATTATATATTCATTATTTATTCAAGACTTAATTCATCTTTTTGTCTATTTTATCAAACATCTCTTGATTGTATACTAAATTACCAGTTGGTTTATATTGATCCAGTGGAGTATATTCTTTTTTATTTTTTTGAAGTGAGTTACCTTTGTCGTTAAATAGTGTTGCATTCATATCCTCATCATCTTTTTCTGCCTTTAAATCGCGTATAACATTACCCTTTTCGTCTAATACTTTACCGGTTTGTTTCTTTATTTCCGTTCTAACATACGATGGTATCCAATTTGCCCAAGAAATAAACAATGTATTGGGATGCATGTATTGCACATGAAATCCATTTTCCTCTAATTTTACAACTAAATGACCTATACAATCCCCTTGATTGTATATAGGTTCTCCAAATATGTATTCTGGAACGGAAAACCATACATGAGTTTCTTTTTTTTGGCTACGTGTAGTACCTTTTATTTTATTATGGATTCTATTTAATATTTTATTAAAAATTGATAATTGTTTTTGATCACGTTGTTGGGATTTCGTGAATAAATCATCTATATTTATTTTTCCCATACTTTCTTCATCCGTTGAAAATAGAAAATTTGACATATTATTGTTATATGTTCATAGAAAAAACATAAACATATAACGTACTTAATTTATAATATTATCAATATATGGAATCAACCGATTTTTATTGCTGTGATGTAAAGAAAAACGAGTATTCTCCCAAATGTCAAGAATATTTGCCTGAATATACGAATAAACCCTTGTTATACGATGATACTATAAGACATCTTGTTATATCAGGTGGAGGAACTTTGGGATTTTCGTATTACGGAATTTTAAAGGAATCTAATGAAATGGAATTATGGAAATATGATAATATAAAAACTATATACGGTACTTCTATTGGAGCAATATTAGCTACTGTTATTTGTTTAAATTACGATTGGAATACATTAGATGATTATTTAATTAAACGACCATGGCAAAATGTTTTTAATTATGATATAAATACACTCTTTGCTTGTGTACAAAATAATGGTATTTTTTCTAAAACTATTACTGAAAAGATATTTCAACCATTATTATTAGGAAAAGATATTCCATTATCTATTAATATGAAGGAGTTTTTTACTATTACTGGGATTGAACTACATATAATGGTTACAAATGTAAATCAGTTCAATGCGGTTGATATATCATATAAAACTCATCCAAAATGGTTATTAATTGATGCAGTTCATGCATCTTGTTCTATTCCATTACTTTTTACACCCATTTTATTAAATGAAAACCTATACTGCGACGGGGGATTCTGTGTTAATTGTCCAGTAAATCAATGCATTGATAATGGAGCAAACCCAAATGAAATTATGGGAATTAATACATTTGCTGAAAATAATGAAGAAACAGTTATGAATGATTTTTCATTATTTGATTATATTGTATTTTTAATAAACAAAATATTACAAAAAATTACGATTCAACCTTGTGATGATATACGCTGTATGTTTATATTGCCATTTGATAGTAGGTCATTAACTAATATATCTATGGTTTCAGAATCTGACAATGTTCGTACTGAACTTATACAACATGGTATTGATGCATGTCGAGAACAAATACACAAATTTCATAATACATAGTTATTATACTAACATTATATCTACAAATTTCTTTAATGATTCTGTTTTTACTGAAGCATCATAATCTATTGTTGTATTATCTTTTACCATTTTTACGGTTGGGTATGATTCAACATCATATTCATTGATTAGTTGTTTTGCAGTGGATTCCTTATCATTTGTACAATCTACAGATATACATTTTATTGTATATCCATTTACTGTTTTGTTGTGATGACTCATCTTAAATGTATCCCACTCTGGTTGAGCTTTTTTGCAATGAGGACACCAGTCTGCATGGAAAAAATATATTAATGCTTCTTTTCCACTATTTGCTCCTGCGGAGTCAGTTGACGCTGTACGGTTCATTGAATTCGCTACATCATCAAATGTGCCTGTGGATTTTCTTCGTCTCATCCACCAAATGGTTACTACAATAAAAACGATAAAAATGAATATACTAATCATTATCTTTTTACTAACAAAGTATTTGCTCAGTACATCTATAATATGTGCCATTTATATTATATCTGTATATATTTTTGGTTATACGTTAAACGAACTCACTAAATATTTAGTATATTTTATTATATAATTGTTATATAACTACTATGAAAAAGAGAACCTATTCTGCAAAAAATAAAACCAAACGACGTTTACGGCCTGTATTGAAAGATATTAAACCTATATACTCCAACGATGATTACAATAGCAATGACGGCATGTTAACCAGTATATGGGGACCTGGCATGTGGCATTATCTACACACCATGAGTTTTAACTATCCCGTAAAACCTACTAACAAAGATAAAATACATTATAGAGACTTCCTATTAAGTTTACGTCATGTATTACCCTGTGGAAAATGTAGAACGAATCTTACCAATAATTTTAAAAAACTGCCTCTTTATAAAAAATATATGAAAAATCGTTTTACGTTCTCCAAATACGTATTTGATTTACATGAATTAATTAATACTATGTTGGGAAAAGTTTCTGGACTTACGTATGAACAAGTACGTGAGAGATATGAACATTTTAGAGCAAGATGTACCAAATCTAAAACTCAAAAACGGGTTCATTTTTCTAACTCTACCAAAAAACCTACCGAGTCGGGGTGTGTTGATTCCTTATATGGCGAAAAATCTAAATGTGTTTTACAAATTGTTCCACAGGATACTCAATGTGAAACACTCAGTATTGATAAAAAATGTGTCAAACATAAAGGTGATGTTGTTTCTACATTAAAGAATAATTCATAATTATTTCATCATTATTTTAGGTGAGTTGAGAACCTGACAACTATTTAGACGGGTTTGCATTTTTATTGCTTGTTTTTGTATATTATAAGAAACAAATATAATATAATAATATATACAATCTATATTATTATAATATGTCACAACCTGTTCACGCGTCTACTATATCTAATGAACTATATCAACCTAATGTAGAACAACCTACTCGTAAAACATTACCTGATGAATTAAATACACCTGAAATGGATAATGTAAATAAAGAAGTTGAGAACATGACACAAAAAATCAAACGTGTCCGCAAACAAGTCCCTTTTTGGGGAGAGAACCCCAATGTTCTCTTTCAACAACCCTATATGTTTGAATTTTTCCCTATTGATGGAATGACATATGAACAAAAACTTAACGCTATTACACGTACCGTAATTGCACTTTCTATTGTTAGTATTATTGTTACTAACAGTATGAGAACCGTATTGTTCTTTATTGTCACACTTGGAGCTATTTATATGTTACATTATTATCACCGTCTACAACAAGATAAACTTGATAAAAAGAAACAAGTGGATGAGGGGTTTGAGGATGCTCCCGTCACAGAAGACTTATTTAAGAAACATAATATGCCTGTTCCCAATGGTCTTTTTACTGAACCTGAGTCTAACAATGTTTTTGGTAACGTATTGGTTACCGATTATGATTATAACCCCAATAAAAAACCCGCTCCACCCGCTTTTAATAAAAAAGTAGAAAAGGACATTCTTGCTCAGGCGAAACAATTTGTTGCTGATGCTAATCCTGACCACACTGATATTGCTGATAAATTGTTTAAGGACGCTGGAAGCGAACTTATGTTTGAACAATCGTTACGCCCATTCAATTCCAACCCTTCTACTACTATTCCTAACGACCAAGCTGGGTTTGCTGAGTTTTGTTACGGTAGTATGATTTCTTGTAAGGAAGGCAATCAATTTGCATGTGCACGTAATTTAGCAAGACATACTAATTAGGTCGACTTGCACCATTTATGATTCTATTTAGGTCATTTTTTATTATTTACTTTCAATGTTCTCTTTTTGATAATATTTTACATTCAAAATACTATCTCTTTGTATACTATAATAATAACAGTCAATATGGCAAGCCTTAGTCCTTACACATTCAATAATACTGGCAGAATTGGAGCTGATTCCACAGACCAATCTCAACGCAACACTACAAATACTCATTACGCGAATTATATGTTGACCGACCATTTTAGTACTACTTTAAGCGATAGTCATGTTAAATTCGCTATGCAACAACCCACCATGAATTTTAACGGTTTAGCAAATGGCAATGGTATTCACAACACAGCTGTTGATAAAGAGTCCATGCTTAAAATCAAAACCACCGAGGAAAGACCTTTGGAGAAATTACAATTGTTCTCTCGTCCTTTTGTTACTGTTCCTTATTTAGGCAGAGGCAGTTGTGACCCTACTTTGGAGTCCAGACTTCAACAAGGAGAACCTGTTACAGAGAAAAAGAGCGTTTCTACCATTATGGATAAATCTTTCGGGGCTTATTCGTTGTATCCTACCGACAGCAAAATGGAGAACCAAGTGAAAGACGCTTCGCACACGGTTGAAGAGGTTGCTATGGACGGTTGGGTTCGTGGTGGACAATCTACCCGCGAGATGCCCAATACTGAAACGAAACACAGCAGTCGTTAATTTGATTGTATTTAGAGATGATTTTAATTATGTAATTATAATATATAATTACATAGAATGGCAGCTACTGATAATGAAATGAGAATCAATGATGGAGACGTTGATTCTGGTCTGGTTAATGCAGCTGATCCTGCTGATCCTACTGCTACTGGTCTTGGTGATGCTGATCCTGCTGATCCTACTGCTACTGGTCTTGGTGATGCTGATCCTGCTGATCCTACTGCTACTGGTCTTGGTGATGCTGATCCTAATGTTTCTCGTTCTGTTGATGAAGAAACAGCATCTGTTGCCAGTGTAGACGAATCACCAAAAGTATGTGTTCAAATGGTTAAGGACCAGACCGCTTATAATGGTATTGACAATGGCACTACGATCGCAATTAAAAACGGCGATGGTAAATATGACGTTTTTAAGAAAGGTGCTGAAAATTCCCCTGATTTTTCTCCAGGCAATACTTATCAACAGCTTGTTGAATCATTAGGAGGAAAAAGACGCAAAACAGCCAAAAGAGGTGGAAAATCCTCAAAAAGAGGTCGCAAATCCGCAAAAAGAAGCCGAAAAACCGCCAAAAAGGGTCGCAAAGGAAAAGGTTCTCGCCGTAGTAAAAAATAAACACTTAACAATATAAAAATAAATATTCATCATAACAAATTGTAATTTATATTCATTCCAATGAATATAAATATATCGTGCATACCTATCATAGTACAATGTATCCAAAAGATTTGATTATACCAAAATATACAACAAACACAGGTTACAGACAATGTTTACGTGAAATATTTAAAATGATTCCTGAGAATTATCCAGATACGGTAAGACAATTGGAAGAAGAATTAGGTGATGATTTTGACAAGGAAACACGTGATGAAATAGAGTATGACGACGAATCCGCTGGACTTATGATGCAATATATTCGCAATCAAACCAAACATTTACCGATTTTTCAACGTTTATATGAAATGGCGGCAGCACGATTTTTGTCACGTGACCATGAGATAGGGGTTGCAATATTGTATGCTTATGATTATATGCCATACTTTCATAAATGTATTTGTATTTTCTTAAATAATCCAGATAACCTCACCGAAGAAACTCAAGAATATAGAGAATTGGTGAATATGTTGAATTAATTTAGACACAGTAAATATTGTGTTATCTACGAAATAATGTATACGGGTAGTGTATATATTATTTATGACATCTACCTCCAATAAAAATACACCAGGTAATTATGTACTTGAACAAAAAATGAATCAACATATAGGCGATTATCGCACATATTTACATTCTGCCGCGGGTGAAGCACATACCAACCATTTACCAGGAAATGGATTGTTACCCGCATCAAACGCCAGAACACATCTATGTGGTAACTATTGTGATGTAGAATCACAACTTCGTGGTATTGGTTCTACCAATTTAGTCACCCCCCAAAAACCAGTAACACCACAATTTCAAGCTATTCCCAGTCTTTCTATTATGGACAAATTGCCAACATTATTACCAGAACCACTTGTCGTAGAGAAGAATCAACGCCCTTATCCATTAAATTAGATTTAGCACGGTTCGCGTTTTTTTGCAGTGCTACGGTGTCTATACTTGCTATGATTTTTGAATGAACTATTTTTTTTAAATGGAAGAGGTGTTTTACGCAACTCTTCGGGACGAATCCATAACTGTGGAACGTGTACAACAGGTGGCTCTGGAGTAGGTTCAGTGTCATCGCAAGATTTATTTTCAGGTTCAGGTTCAGGTGTTTGTACTTGTTCTTGCAGTGGTTTTGTTACTGGAATATTTTGTTTTCCAAACATCATATTGGATTGTGTAATAATATCAGGCAATGAACGGTCAACCTGAACATCATTTATAGAATTTATAATAGAAACAACACGCACATTGGAGAATTGTTGTAACGGGACTATTGTATTATCGGGTTTTATTTCAATTGGCATTTGTATGTTTGCCATAACATATCTTGAGGTCATTGGATTAGTAATAGTATTGTTATATATTTGAAATAAGTGTTTATGTAATTTTCATTCAATTACATAAAAATAGATAATACATGGGTAATTATATTATATTATATAATATTAATAGATATTATATACAATGAATCTAACCGAATTTAGTACAAAATATGGTGCAAAAGATGGAGTGAATCAATATTATGTATTAGGTACAATAATATTATTAAGTTCTGTATTTGCATATGGTTATATACGTTGTTTATTTAATTTTAATGATATATTCAGTAATAAGATGAATCAATATATTGATGGTTGGATAATGGTTCATTTTTCTATATATGTAGTAATTGGATTACTTTTTCCAGGAACATTTTATTTATCAATGACAATAGGTATATTATGGGAAATATTTGAGATGTGGGCAGGATATGCAAAACCTTCGTTTTTAATTGGAATTGGTAATTGTCGTCATGATATAACGATATCAAAAAAATCCGTAGTTACCAATGATAATAAAGGAAAAGATAAATATTGGTGGTATGGTCAGTCTCAAGATATCATAGCAGATTTATTAGGGTTTATCGTCGGTAAATATATTTTAATACCAATATTATTGTAATTTATGTATGAATAATAGTTACAATAGTAAATTATTTTTCTATATTATCTATAAATTATAATATAGTTTTCTATGCAGCTGCAATGGAAGCTGCTACGGAAGCAGCTGCACTGATTGCATCCACATCATTTGTATTTGTATTTTCCAAATTTGCCGCTACAGAAGCAGCTGCACTTATTGTATCCATATCATTTGTATTTGTATTTTCCAAATTTGCTGCTACAGAAGCAGCTGCACTGATTGCATCCACATCATTTGTATTTGTATTTACCAAACTCGCTGCCACTGCAGCAGCAGCTTGTATAATATCATCATCATCATCATCATCATCATCATCATCATCAATTTCTTCTTTGCTTTGTGTCATTGTTTCACCTATCTTATAGTTATCATCAAAAAAGTTGCTATCATTATATACATAGTATTTCTTATCTGGATTCTTTGTTGTTATTGTTGCTAATAAAATATTTTTTTGTTCTTCTTTTCCAACAGCATCAGTTGTTTTTTCAACAGCAATTTGTGTAAATTTTATGTCATTGTCTGTTAATATAATTGGTGGAGTATTTTCCCCCCATAATTTTATAATTCTATCTTTAAATATTTGAGTAGCATCATCTAATGATTCTGGACTGGTAGGTGTTAAGCTTGATATTATTGAACTATTAGCTTGACTAACATCATCATTAACAGTTTCACTAACATCATCATTAACAGTTTCACTAACATCATCATTAACAGTTTCACTAACATCATCATTACCATTATCTATGTTTTGCCTACTTTCTACCACTGCAGCAGCTGCCTGTATAATATCACCATTATTATCATTAACATTTGATGATATAACCTGAGGTTCTATATCATCGGTGACTGCTGCTGTATATTGTGTTGTTGCAGCTACTGCTGCTGCTGCTGCTATTAATGCTTCTTCTGCATTTCGCTTTCTTTCTTCTTCAGGTTTTGCTGCTTCTGCTGCTTGTCTTGCTGCTTCTGCTGTTTTTTTTGCTTTTTCTTGTGCTGCTATTGCTTCTTGTTCTTTTTTTGCTGCTTCTTGTGCTGCTATTGCTTCTTGTGCTGCTATTGCTGCTTTTTCTTTTTCAGCTTGTGCTTCTTCTTTTGCTTTTTCATGTGCTACTGCTACTGCCGCTGCTGCTGATATTAATGCTACTTCATCTTCAGCTTTTGTATTTTGTCCTGTTTCAGCTCCTTCTACTTCTTCTTCTTCTTCTTCTTCTTCTTCTTCTTTTAGTTGTTTTCTTGCTTCTTCTTCTTGTAGTTTTCTTGCTTCTTCTTCTTCTTGTAGTTTTCTTGCTTCTTCTTCTTCTTTTAGTTTTCTTGCTTCTTCTTCTTCTTTTAGTTTTCTTGCTTCTTCTTCTTGTAGTTTTCTTGCTAATTCTGCTGCTGCTGCTGATATTCTTGCTTGGTCTGCTTCTATTCTGGCTTGGTCTGCTGCTTCTTGTTTTCTTGCTGCTTCTTGTTTTCTTGCTGCTTCTTGTTTTTCTGCTTCTTCTTTTGCATCTGTTTCTTCTGCATCTGTTTCTTCTTTATTTGGTGTTCGTGATTTAGCAAATGTATTAAAAAAATTATCTATTTTCTCTTTTGTATTCTCAATATTACTTGGAATTGTGCTTGACATTATAAATAATTATATGTATTTATAAAATGTAGATATAATTATTTGTGTATTTTATCGGTTTCCGTTTATGTATAATAAACAAAATAATGTAACTTTTTAATATGTATTAACGGTTTGACTAAACTGATATTATATTAAACTATACGTTGTTGGTTAACACTATTATTAGGTTTTGATTGTTCTTGTGGCGGTTTACATGTATGACTTGGTTTATTATCATGACTACGAGTATATAAATTTGTACAAAGTTGTTTATGATAAATACTCTTTTTATCGCATATTGTATCAACATTACCTAACATAGCAATGGTGTTTACTGTTTCTAATGTACCAATTGAACTGGATGCATTATGTAAATCTATTTTTTTAATAATTTGTTCCAGTTTATTTCTTAGATCTGCAACTGTAGGTTTACTATTTTTTCTTGCTTGAAAATATTCCTCAATATTTTTTCCAATATCATCTAACGTTATCATTGGTAATTTTTTAAGTAATTCTTTTACTTTTTGTAATTCTCGTGGTGCTATATTTTGAATAGATTCATTATCATTATAAAATAGTCGTTTTAAGTTATTAATATCAATATAGGGGACTTTTGGTGGATTGTCTGCTAAACGAGAAATATTAAATACGCCAAATATACAAAGTACAACATCTTTGTAAAAGTCATCCACATTATGTTTATCTTTATCTTTATCTTTATCTTTACCTTTTACCAAACTTAAATCTGTATTAATAATATCAAATAAACTATCAAGTTTCTTTTTATTTGCATTTTCTGTGTTAGACATTGTGTTAAAACAATTAATACCTGTTGGACAATATGATTTTAAACATTGGTCTACAAATGTAGGTGAAGAGAACAATGCCTTACTGGCTTTATGTTTTTTGGTAAGAATAGTTTTGATTGTTTGACGCATAGTATCAAGTGAATTGTTAATGTATTCTCCTTCAACTAATCTTTCATTACAAATTTCTTTACCGTAACGAATACGTTCAATGGTTTCACTTATAACCTCATCTACTTTTTTAAATAAATCAATATATTCATAGAAATCTGTTTTTGTATCCTTTTTCATATCATCAAAAATAGTCTGAAAAAATGTCTTATATTTTAATTCACCAACTTCACCAACTTTATTTACATTTCCATAAGGCGATAATATTATTTTATAACTTTGATATAAAAAACTACACACTTCTTCTATGTTAAATGTTTTGTGAATAGGAATAACTTGCTCACTATTATCAAGTTTATGAATAATAAACACATTAAATTCTTGTTTAGTTTCATTTGTTGTATTAATAGCAGTTAATATGTCTGATACCAGTCGGACTTTATCAGCCTTTGTGTTTCTATACCAATACGGCTTATCAATTGCTTGTTTTATTGTTGTAATTTTTTCATGAAATTTTTCTTTACGAATGTTATAAAATTCTTTTGGACTATCTGTATGATTTCCCAAACCAGTAGCCGCTAAAGTTTGAAGTATAACATGTGTAAAATTATCATTCAATATACTTATTTTTGAGTTGTCTTTTTTATCCAATTTTTGGTCGTCCTTAATACCTGTATTATTGGTTGCAACGGATGTACTATTAATATTACTAAAATGTTTTAGTTCATTTGCACGAGGAAATAATGGACTTTGGTGAGTTACTGTATCACTTGTATCCGCACCACCGAATTTCATCGCTGGTTTTTTGGAGGTATCTTTTGTTTTTGTTGTAGTAGTTGCAGACTTATATTCTCTATAATGATTATTGTTGGTATTATTCATTAATTCGTCTAAGTATTTTTGATATTCAGTTAATTCTAACTCTTGTTTTTTTTCTTCATCATAAAATACAAAATCGTTTATCATTATACTTAATAAATCTTTGGGCAATGAACCCGAATCATGCTCAGGTATAACATCACTTGTTGTTTCATTATTGCTAATAAAAATACCAGAATTTACTAATTTTTTTATTGTTCGGTCTTTATAATCAGCAACAAATTGACCACCTTTATATATTGGTGTATCCTCAATACCTCTTATTTCATATTTCATTGCAAATATAACATCTTGAGCAATATCTTTTGATATGTTCTTGTTATAAAAACACTCTCGTAACTTATCATAACGGTTACTATTATTTTTAATAATTTCTTTTATTTTTGGTTTTGATACCTTTGTATTTGTAGCTTGAATTATATACAACAAATGATAAGTTATTAGTTGATATATAGCTTCTTTAATATACATTTGAATATTAGTGGTATATTCATTTTTTTGTATTGTTTTTGGTTTTGATGGATGGTTTATTTTATTATACATTAATGTAGATTGTTTTTGTAATAGATTAACAACTTTTGTTATTTGGTCATCGTTGGCTTCTTTATCATTGGTTGTTTTAATCAAAACATAATCAGGTTTATCCTTGTTTTCAGTAATACTACACTTGTTTTCAGTAATACTACACACTTTGCTAATCTCGTTATACAAATTGTTTTCGTATAAAGTTAAATAAAGTATTTCAAATATAGAAAAATATGCCTTATCGTTTAAGTCGGGTAGTTTTTCTGTTCGTTGCTTCAAATAATCATTGCACATTTTCTCAATACTATGTTGAACTTTTTCATCAGGTGGTTTATATACACAATTTCTCTTATATGCATCTAAAAAATTCATGAATGTTAATGTGGGTTTAAACTTGGTTTCTTGAGCATTGCCCTTATATATTTTTTCATATATGTTTACATCAGTAAATTTTTCGCGTGTATAATTCAGTATGTTTCTATTTTGTAAACAAATTTTGATAATTTGTATTAAGTTATCATTATTATCAGTTTCAAAATAAGTACCAGGATTTGAAAATGAAAAAACGGGCTTGTTATTACCTATACGACGTTTATGTTTCTGTTTTTCTAATAAATATTCTTCAGTGTCCTCGGTTTCTTTTATTGTTTGTATATTTTCTAATACACTATAAAATGGTTTACCTTTATTTGGTGAACCATCCCCGATTTCTTCATTCAAAAATGCTAAGATAGTATTTACATCATTACATTTAAACACATTTTCCTTTCCAGCAAGATCTCCTACAAATAAACTATTTATGTAGGCACTTTTATCATATATTTTTTTTTTTTGTGTATCTTGATAAAAATGTATACCGATTATTACATGACTACGTGAACTTTGGCGATTATTGGTAGTTGCTCTCACTAATCTATCTACATCAACTAATTCCTTTAAAACTTCTCCTAACTCTTTTTCTTCATGTATATACTCTTTTTCATTTGTACCATTACGGATATTTACGTTATCAACGTGTTCATATTCAATTCCGTTTGATGTTCCGCGTGTATTTGTAGCTACATAACTTTTAAATTTAACATTATCAGTTCCATCTACTATAAAACATACACTTTTATTATTAGTTGTGTGTACATCACACTCGTCAGCATCTTTGCATGTTAGTTCCTTATTTTTACTATCATCGTTATATTTTTCATAAATATTGACCTTTATTCTCTTAATAGGCGTATACTGCATATTTTTAACAATTTCTTCACATAAATGAACTACTACTCCATTTTCAGTTTGACCATTTCCTTTGTTTAAATGAATTAATGAACTTGTTTTACCAGAACCCGAGGCACCGTATCCTAACATAAATACTGGTTTTTTATTTTCACAAATTTGTTTGACAATTTCTGGCATTTGTTTTGCAATCGTTTTATTTGGACTATCTGTACTATTAGGATTATTTGTTACTGGAAATATTCTATTATAATGACCAAATGTATATTGATTATCATATTTTTCAATAACAAAATCATCGTTTTTTTGTCTTTTGGTAGAATCTTTTTGTTGGAATTGATTATTATAATTTTGCATGTTTTTATCAAGTTCAGCGTTTGTGACCACTCCAGTTTCGGACTTTGTATAATAAGGAAAATTATGATTAGCATTATAGTTTAATAACATACTTGTTGAAAACGGGTCTTCGTTATTACTAATTATTTGATTTAACTGTAGACAATACCGTTGATTGTAATCTAAGTTTCCTTCGGTATTATTTATTTTCAAATACGTGATGAAATCCTTACTATTTTTTTCACTAAGTAATCGGTCTACAAGTACCCTCAAAGGGATTCCAGAATTTCCATTTTTCATTTCTGGATAAATATCAGCACAGTCAGATATCTTAGTTAATTTTTGATAAATTTTTTCAATTTGTGTGTTACTTTTTAAAATATTGTTTATACACATTGAATAAAAATTATCAAACGCGGTACGGATACTGTTTCCCTCTTCAATATTGTCTATATTTGTCCATACAATTTCAATTAAATCAATAAAATGTAAAATATGAATATATTTATTATCTGTCGGTTCATTTAATTTTTGATAGATTTCTGTATCATTCTGTATTAATTCAGTATATTTTGTATGAATTTCATTATCTAATAATACTGTATTCATATCTTCTTCATCAAAATTCAAATTAATATATGAAAAATTAATAAGTTCTTTTAATAATTTTGTACCAGCTATATTAGCCATACCTGTTGATGTTTTATCACCGTATTCCTTACCATATAATTGTTTTATATCATCATATGTTAATGCATTGAGTTTATACATAAACGGTATTCTATACAAATATTCAATATATTTACGAAATGTGATTATAATTCGTGGCAAAGATTTTTCAGTCATAGTTTGTATCTTTGAATCTTTTATGTCACCATATTTTTCTGTTATTGATTTATTTAAATCTTCTGCCTCCTTTTGAATTTTGTCATCTATTTCTTTGTGTAACTGCTCAACCAATGTATAATTAATTCGTCTGGAATCATTAGAATTATTAGAATCATTAGAAAACGATATAGTTTGACATTCAGCATATTGGCTTGTAGATAATCCGTTATATTTTTTATAAATATCCCGCATACGTGTTCTTATAATTTTAGCCTCCTTATTTGCATCATCTTTTATCATATTAGGTATTTCGTCAATACGTATTATCTGTTCATTTTCACTGTTAAAAAATAAAATATTAGTTCCTTTAATATTTATGTTAGTATTATTAACAGTATGTAGGGTAAAAGGCGTAGAACTTGTTATAAATAACCGGTTTGTAGGATCAGATTTTAAAAAAATACCAATAATATAAATATTGTTATCTGTAGATTTTGTTCTTTCATTTAATAACCTTCCTATTTGTTTGCGGGTAGTTTCTTTGGGGACTATTGGTTGTTTTTTTGCATAATTTCTTCTTTTTGATTCTTTCTCTACATTATTATTTCTGTTAATAGGAAGTTTTGGTCGTGCAAACATTATGTATTTATAAAACGGATAGATTATATATTATGCCGACAAACTTTATATTTGTATCTAAAACAATATTAAATGAAAAAAGTATGTAATGTAATACAATGCAATCTTCTTTCTGTATTGCAATCGCATCACATATTTCAAATATAAATAGAATACCCTATTTACAAGAATGTTTACGGTCATTAATCTCTCAGTCATCGCCTATACAAATCTATTTATCAATATCTTTTGCAACCAACGAGATTCGTGAAGAAACTCTAAACCAGATATACAATGATACAATACAGACCGACCACCTAAATATTCGTGTCCGTGAACAAAAAACAGCACAAATGCGTCATTATTTCTTGATTCATGAAGAAATACACCAGCTGCATCAATGGGTTATGTTTTGTGATGATGATGACACTTATCATACTCTCCGTACCCAACAATTCATGCAAACAATCATATCAACACAACTATATATTGACTCTGTTAATGAAGAGCGTGATGTTACATTACCGAAATTAGAATTAGCAGGAGTTTATGAGAATATTTCACAACCGACTCATCATACAAAACGTCACGAATATTGGTGTTATTGTATACGAATGGATTTATTGACACGTTTTTTTAATGTGGTTGAACCAACAATTGGTGTTTTAGACGACCGTTGTTGTGATGTACTTTTTGCAGAATATTTACGAAGGAAATCGCCAAACTGGATATATGCTACAATAAACCAGCCACTATATTATTATCGTGAAGATGAAAATGACGACTCAATTACTGGATTTATTCTAATGAATCAACATAAATACACGAATCAAACCAGTCCACCACCAATGGATGATGATAATTGGTTAAGTTATGTTTTGGAGTGGAATAATTATTTGAGAGATAATATACACATCTTTTTGCATGATACTTATTTGAGAACTTTGGTAGGTTGTGATTTAGATACGATTTTACGTGCAGAATTTAAGAACAATTATTTTATATTGGATTATGTAGAGCAAAAACATATTGGGCGAATCACTGAATTACATAATCGTGTGAAAGGTGTATGTGCAGAAATTTATGATTTAGGTCTGTAAAAGTTGTTATAAAGATTTGGATAAATTGGTTAGATTTTATTATTTCTATATGATATAGAAATAATGTCGTCTGAAGTAATAAATGAAGTTACATGGAATATTAATGTAGACGGGATAATAACTTCTGCATCGGGTTATAGTAGTAATGTTATAGTACCAGGCACAGTTGATAGCATAACTGTTGTCGGTTTTAGTAACCAAATCTTTAAAAATAATAGTACTATACAAACAATTAGTATTCCGGATAGTGTAACCAGTTTACCAGAGTATTTTTTTGGTGATTCAAACAATACCACGTTAACATCTGTAACATTTACTGAAAATAGCCAATTAACAACCATAAATAATTATGCATTCCATACGTGTAAATCTTTATCTGACTTTAAATTTCCATCTACAGTTACATCTTTGAATGGTACAAATCAGTTTCAAGAAACCGCTATGTCTTCGATTACAATACCAGCAGGTTTAACAAGTATTAAACAAGGCTCGTTTTATAATATGCCGAATTTAACTGAACTTATTTTTGCACCAAATTCTAATCTTACTTCAATGTCACAAGGTTATGAATTTACCAATTGTAATAAGCTTGATGTTATTATTAACTTTCCTGCACAGAATTTTCCTAATAATTCTAATTTTTCAACTAATTGTTTTCATAATATAGGTCCAAATCCGGTTGTGATACTTTCTGGAGAAACAACAAATACACAAGCGGATACTTTTATTGGTGATACTAACATGACAAACCGTTTTAGTTCAACTCCTCAACAAAATGGCGTTACATTTTATAAACGTCCTCTAACAAATCAAAATGTTGTAGATTTATATGCAACTCTGTCTATTGCACAATTATACACAGCAGGGGCTACTATTACACAATTATTAGCAGAAGGGGCTACTATTACACAATTATTAGCAGCAAATGTAAATATTACTTTTGCACAAATAAGAGCAGCAGGTGTAAATATATCCGTTTTTGTAGCAGAAGGTGTAAGTAATGCCAACATGTTGGCAGCAGGTTTTACTCAAAAAGAAATTGATATTGAAATTGATATTGTACTAACCCAAATTAAAATCCATACTGCATTTACAATTAGTGATGGAACAAATTCATCTGTATTTGAACCCGAATTTATAAGCCCGGATAATCCACTTAATACACCTAATGTATTTGCATCTACTGATGCCAAAACAACAACACCACAAAAATGGCAAGACATACAAATTTCAAGCACCGGAAAATATCAAATAGCGGTTGTTGGTGGTTATAGTTTAAGTACGAGTCATTCCTTAGCAGCAGTTACAGGTAATGTTTGGATATCTACTAATTATGGAGAAACGTGGCTTGAAAAAACAGGTATTGATCAGGTTAGCGGAGCAGAACAATCATGGATAAATGCATGTGTTTCAGCAGACGGGTCTATAATGATGGTAAAGGCTATGGGGAATATAGTATATCGTTCTGAAAATGGAGGTACGAGTTGGACACAAAAAACAATAACTAATTTTACTGAGAGAGTTTCCACTGGCTGGGACGGGCGTCCTTATTATAACTTATTAATGGCATCAGATGGAGAACAACTTATTATTGGTACATATAATAATATTCAAACTAAAATGATCATATCTACAGACGGTGGAGATAATTGGGCAGATTTAACATCGTTGTCATCTGATTATGAGTATATTATCGACTACCACATGTCAAAATCCGGGAAATATATTTTAGTTATGTTTAATAATTCGACCAGACCAAAATATTCAGATGATTTTGGTGCAACATTTAATTCTATTACAGATACTAATCTATCACTAACTACTGAAACCAGTACTACTCTACTTCTTTATAGTAGAGGAGTATGTGCAATAAGTGATAATGGATATGCAATATTTACAGATAATAATAATCAAATAAATACAATAAATCTCACAACTGGAACTGTTAGTAATAATGCTTATGATGGAGCTTGGGTAACCAATACATCATCAGGGTTTCCATGGGCAGTATGTATATCACAAAATGGTCAATATATGATAGTTCATATGAGACAAAATAATACGTATGTTAATACTATGTATATATCGAGTGATTATGGTACTACTTTCACTGCAGCAGATAGCAACGAATTTTATGTTGGATATAAAGCGGTTACATTTAATTCAAGTGCGATACATTCGCGTTGCTTTGCTACACGATTTAGTGATGATAATAAGTATATAGCAGCAATACAAGAGGGGGACTATATATATGTTAGAAAAAACACTTTCATACAAGGTATTTATACACCAAGGACTTTTGCAGCAAAACTCACTACCGATTTAGGTAACACCGTAATCGCAGGTGGAGACTTTACAACAACAGATAGTACACCTTATCAACGTTTGTATTTGCAATTTGCTAATGCAGTGACTCTTATAGGTATGCCCACCGATATTTTCAATATTCCATTCAGTGATTTCTCAGTGAAAGCGAATGGACAAGTGAATCTGCGTCATGTGAATTTGGATGCAGATATGACTATTACTACAACATATGATACAACTTCCAACACATCAACCATTCCCGCTGGTAATCATTACATTAACCAATTTGTAAGTACCATTGAAACAGACCTTGTTAATTTCACATTATCATACGATGAAACTAATAATCGCATTGAATTTGTCGGTCTCGCTCAAGACATTTCAATGAACATTACAAGCAATGATACAACAGTATTTGATACATCCATCACCGAAATAACTCAAGGTGCAAATATATTGCCATTTATCACCTACGGTCAACCCGACCCTACATTAAAAAATTATAGTGACAATGGTATTACAGCAAGTGAGTTTGTATCAAATGGTTATACTATCCTACAATTATTATCAGGAAGTGTTATACCCGATTGGAATTTCGACACAAATGCAAATCATTTTGACCAATCTTATGTAAAAGGTTTTACAGATGTCAGCGGTTCTGTGGTCATTCGTAATGACAATAGATTAATCACAAATGGAGATTTATCTTTGGGAGGGAATTTGACTATACATAATTATCCACCACCCTATACCGTAATACAGACACCTACAAATAATCTGTTAACTTCTCAATATCTTATGGATGCAGGACATAGTTTTAATGGTAATTATGGTGCAATACCCACAACTGATATAGATACTACTACTAAAGCAGATTCGTTAACCACTATAACAGTAACAAGTGTAGACATGTTTGGTGATATGGATAGTATGAATGTTCCCAGTAATGCCCGTATTTGTAAATATGTAGATGGTGGAGGTAATGAAATTGTAGGCGATTGGATAGCAGGGCTTTGGTCTGGTACTTATACAAGAATGGCAAAAATAAGATTCACCTTAGTTGGTAATACTGTATCTGTTAAATGGGTTGAAAGAGGATTGGCAAACACTGACCAAACAGATAGTGACATAAACCTATTATCTGGATGGAATAATGGTACAATTAATACGGACTATCGTCATGTATTAACGAACCTTGTATTTACTACTACTTATACAGAAACTATAACCTACCCACCTAATGGAACAACATCATTACTCAATGATGACATGACATTGAAATCTCGTTTATTCATGGGTGAAGATATTTCAGCAAACGGTAACGTCTATATTGGCGGGGATTTATCTGTAAATGGACAATTCAGTGGTGATTTTGCTAATGGTATTATTCCACAGTCTGCAATTGGTGGTGATGGTGGTGGCATTGGCATATCTGGAAATGTATATTTCGCGGATGACGTTTCTTTTAATGGACCTACGGTAGATGTTAATATTCCAACATTAGCAACTACAGCACTCATTCCCGATAGTGATTTAACTGATTATTATAATAATAATGGTACATACTACTATCAAATACCAGCTTCTGCTCCACTGGCATTAACAGGTGTTTCTATAGATTCATTGGACCAAATAGAAGTAGCTGGTGTAGTAGGTATGGTTGGTGTCAACATAGGCGGTCCTGTTCCAGCAACAAATGTCTATATCTATAAGTATGAAACAGACGCCAACGGAAATGCAGTTACAGGTAATATTTGGATATTTGGGTCATACCTATACGAGAGTGCTACTGTTGGTTTAACAAGAGCTGTAATGATTGAGTTCACATTAAATGGTACCACTCCGTCAGTACAACAGATTAAACGTGCATATAATACAGCTTATAATGGTACCCCTATAGATTACACCACTACTTCAGCGGATTTACACCAATTATTTAATAATTCAAGTATAGGAACTTATAATACTGATTTAAATTATAGTATAACTGGGTTGACTTATAAAATAAGTAAACCACAAACAATTGAAGTCAATCAAATAGAATTCAATGATGGAACAACAATGACTACACATGATGATAATATATTAAGCGGTACATTCGCAGGTTCTAATGTGGTATTTAAAGACTCAACATTTGCACAAGTAACATGTCTAGGAGCGGCGAATGTTAGTGGTACTTCTTTAACATCTGATTATCGTATTAAAGAAAATGTAACCGAATTAAATGAAACAGATACAGTAGATTCACTTATACCCATTCAATATAACAATTCTCTTTCTGGAAATCACGAATTTGGATTACTTGCCCATGAATTGCAAGAAATATATCCAGATTTAGTCAATGGTGAAAAGAACGGCGATGAATATCAACGAGTAAACTATAATGGACTCATAGGTGTTTTAGTCAAAGAAATACAAAATTTAAAACAGAGATTATCAGTATTAAATAACCGATAATTTTTAAGATTTTATTATTTCTATATGGTATAGAAATAATGGCAAGTCCTGTTATATATTATACATTTGAAACAGGTGACGGAACAAATAGTGGTACAACCGGTTCTACTCATGATTTAACTATACCAAACGATTTTTCTATTGATACATCCGGTAAAAGAATAGGAAATAAAGGTTTACTTGCTGGTCCTGTTGATAATGTTTCTCGGAGTGGAAGCACTGGTAGTTACTATACTTCTTTATCTAATAATTGGTCAACGAGTCAAACGTTTACAATAGCTTTATGGGTAAAACCATCAGGTAATTTTTTGTCCACAGACCAGAGAATAGTAAGTTTTTCACTTGACAATGCAGCTACCAATACAGCTTTATGTTATAATAATAGTACCAAGTTAACAATATGGGGAAATGGTGTAAATAACTATATTGATGTACCTAATCAATTTGATGATATGTGGCATCATTATGTCTTTATATTTAATGAAACAGAAATAATAGTGTATGTTGATAATTTATTACAAGGAACAGTAACTGGTTATCCAACCTATTCAAATCGTAGTATGGTGTTATTAGCATTAGGTGCAGATTCTGGTGGAGGTAATCCTGGCAATGCAAAAATATTGAATGGATATATAGATGATTTTAGAATATATGACTATGCACTTACTGCCAGCCAAATTCAAAGTGTAATACATCTTAATGACCTTCCCCTTATACATTATACATTTGATACCGATGGTACAAATAGTGGTTTATTGGGTAATTCTTTTGATGTAACAGTACCTTCGCAATTTTCAATAGATACCAGTAACCAATTCAGCGGTGCAGGTTGTTTAAAAGCTATTAGAACTGACGGTAATACTCTTACAACTGATGCAAATGCACTAACTGATATAGATAATATTCCTGTTTATGGAAATGGTTATACAATAAGTATGTGGGCAAAAATAGCATCTTATGAAACTCCTCATCAAACATTATTTGATTTTAAAATGACTGGGCAAAATAAGAATATTATACATTATGCATCAGCAACTGATGTTCGTTTATTTGGTCCTACAGGGGCTGGTGGTATAAACGAACCACTCCCAAATACAGTTACGCCATTTGATAATAATTATCATCACCACTTATATGTAGTAAATTCTAATGGTGACGGTACAAGTAATGCTTCATATTATATAGATAATACATTAATTTTAACATATAATAGTGCTACTTATCTTGGTATTATAAATAATGTGAATTCTATATATGATTTGCATATAGGTGGATCGCAATGGACTACTGTCGCAACTGCAAATGGATACATTGATGATTTTAGGGTTTATGATTATGGTCTTAGTACTTCCCAAATACGGATTTTATATGTTTCAGGTTTAATACATCAAGGTACAAGTACTGCAGATTTATTAGCAGAAGGTTTTACTATCGCAGAATTATTAGCAGCAGGTCTAAGTGTTGCAGAATTATTAGCAGGAGGTTTTACTATCGCAGAATTATTAGCAGCAGGTCTAAGTGTTGCAGAATTATTAGCAGGAGGTGCTATACCAGATTGGACTTTTGTCACAGATGCAAATCATTTTGCTCAATCTTACGTAAAGGATTTTATTGATATAAGTGGTTCCTTAGTATTACGTGAAAACTCAAGTCTCACTGTAAATGGAAATATTGAAACGAAGGGTAATATCACCATAAAGAATCCAACTATGGCAGCAGACTTAAGCCTTAATCACAATATGCTTGTTGGTGGTGATATTTCTATGAATGGTAATGTAACTGTGGGTGATATTTCTATGAACGGTAAAGTTGTAGATTGTAGTTTTACCGATAGTTCTATCCCAGAATCTGCATTTAATGGACAGATAGGGCCAGATTATACCCAACCAACGATTCTGTATGATAAAGGATTTGACACAACAGCGGATGTATCTATGAACGCAAATGTGCAAATAAATAATTTGAAAGTAGATGGAAATATTGAATTCAGTGATGGAACAACGATGAATACGTATGATGATAATAAAGGTGTTTCATATGGGGCGCAATTTTTAGAAAGTAATTTAACAATTACACACAGCACTAGTTATGAAGTTGGCGCAACGCCAATGCGATGTTCGGCGGATGGGAAATATTCTATTGTACATTATGGAAATGTCAGTGTTACAGGAAATACCAACTACACCGGTAATACTGCTACTAAGTCAGCGATATTATTATCGAGTGATTATGGTGAAACATATAATGCAATTACACTTCCAACAATGCCTGTAATAAGTTCAACGTATAATGCTGTCACATCAATTACTGGCGATAATGATTTCACAAAGGTGGATTTTAAATGCATGGGAATATCGCCATCAGGTAAAAATATAATTATAGGTATATCGGGTACCGAGCAAGTAGTAAATAATTGGACGAATACATCGGTAGCATGGAGCTTGGACCATGGGTCGACATGGGAAACACACTATATAAAAGAAATTCTGGGCGCCGCAGTCACGGGACAGCAACCATCATGGGTCCTGTTTCCAACCGCATGTGCTATTGATGATGCTGGAAAAGTCGCAATAGCTACTGATAAAAGTAATCAATATACGCAATCCCCAGCGAAAGGTATATTCTATTCGGTTGACCGTACATCAGGTAGTTTTATGTATAGTAGTGCATACCCAGGGAGAAACTATGGTTTAGACATTACGAATAATGAGATTGCTTTTGCAACGCAGGGGGTATTTTATAAACTAACCTTTACAGGGGTTCTTCGGAGTGTCAGCATGCCAAACATTAACAACAGCTACTACAAATATTCAGTGTCACAATATGTTGGTAACGACGGTCTATGTGCTATATTCACGCTTGGGTGGCAAAGTACTACTACCGCGACTAGTCCTTGTTATTTCATTAAGGACGATGGTACTACATTAACTGTTATTGATAAAAGTACTACTATAGCAGGCGTATTTACTGATACAGTAAAATATCATAGATTGGCGAATGTTATGTCAGCATCGGGTAAATATATTCTGATTGGTGCAGCTGATGGATTTGCGGACACTGCAGAAAATGTTAACATAAGAGAAGTTGGATATCAGGTGTATTATAGTGAGGACTATGGTGCAACTTTTACTATGAACACGTTTGAATTACAACCACTAATGCCAACAACCGTCGCAAGGAATATAGTTATAACAGATAATGGTTATATATATGCAAAATATGGAAACAGAGATACCAGTAAATTTAAGTTTTTATCATTATTTAAAGCATCCACATTCACATCATTAACTATAAATAACACATTAACCGCTGGGTCATTTTCAACATCATCGGATTATCGTATTAAAACGGATATATCACAATTAGATGAAACGGTTACATTGGATAATCTTCGTCCCGTGAAATATTTACAAACACTTATCAACAAACCACAATATGGGTTGATTGCTCATGAATTGCAAGAATATTATCCAGATTTAGTGGTTGGTGAAAAAGACGGCAATGAATGGCAACGAGTTAATTATACAGGTTTGATTGCACTCCTTATCAATGAAATTAAACAATTAAAACGCGAATTAACCGAGTTAGAAAACGGTATGTAACAACATAATTTAGACAATTCTATTTTTCATATACATAAATAGAATTGTATTATAAATGGCTACAGTAATAGTCAAAAATAAATTCTTATATATACGACGACTAATAGAAGACGATATAAAAGAATCCTATTATAATGTAATGGGTGTATTACCGCGAAAAACAATAGAAATGTTAACCATGTTAACAACTACCGAAATGGAAGAAGAACTAAAAAACAAACGGGTTTTTTTGATAGAAGATGTAAATTCAAACCAAATGGTTGGTTCTGCATCAGTATATTTCTTAAACAGTACAAGTACTATAGCAAAAGTTGGTTATATAGATGATATAACCATACACAAAAAGTATGAAAGTGCAGAATTAAGAGAAGAACTTATCAACTATTTAACAAATTATTGTGTTTCACGCGACAACTGTATAAAATGCACATATAAAATATAATAATTTAAATAGATTATTGTATTTTTATTTATTCTTATATTTCATATAAGCTTGATAAAATGTCAACAACATTTGTATCTGGTAAAGTACCAAATTGGTTGCAACCCAAGAGTGGTCAATATAATGCTACAATGGGTGGATATGAATCGCAATTCCCAGCGTGGTGTTCGCCAACATCGGCAGCAAATCAATTAGGGCATTTGGTAGACCATGGAGGCGTTACTCAACCAACAAATATCAATGATGGAATAGATGCAGGTAATGATAGCCCATTTGCATTAGCTTCAAGCACAATTGCTTGGGATAGTGGATATGGTTGGGGTGATTACATGTTAGATGGTCCTACTTATCGTGCTAAAAATTTGTTCAATGGCACAGTAACTGATTTCGGTTGGTACATGAACACTAATGACCTGGGTCCTTTAGGTGCTGGTGCAGGAAGTCCAGTTGGGTCAACCCTTCAAAACATATACCATGGTATGGTTGATTTTTATCAACAAGTCGGTTACACAAATATGGTAGGTATGGTATATCATTTTAATGGTTCTATTCAAAATTTTGGTGTAGACCCTGAATTTTGGACAGCGAATGGTCATACTGCTCTAGCTGGTGATAGTGCCGATTATACTGTTACATTAGAGACCATTAAACACGAAATAACTAACAATCGCACAGTTATAGCTTGTTTTAATGGATGGAATATTACCGATGCTGTTCACCCTGATGCTTCTTTGAATGGAGATGAAACTTCAACCTACCGAACATTGGGAGAATTCTTACCAGACGGACCTCATCCTCACGGCGAAGTATTTAATATTCACAGTACTGAAGGTGATTTAGCTAATGTAGAATCTTATAACGCTGGTTTAGGTCATACCGTTTTGATAGTGGGATACATTCCTGCTGGTGCAGCGGAAGACCCTACTGGAAATACTGAATGGTTGGTCGTGCGTGACAATTACACCACAACCCATAAAAATGTAATTATTCCGTTTGCCAATTTGAATAATTTGTTAGCTACTGTTTATGTGAATCACACAACCGCTACCTATAATGCAGTTACTGGTGGTGCAACAGCAACAAGTACTCCAGACCCCGTTATACATTATACATTTGATACCGATGGTACAAATAGTGGTACATTAGGTTCCAGTAATGATGCTATTATACCAACAAGTATTTCAAGTAATTCCGACCCAACTACTATTGATACTACACAGAAACTCTTCGGAAATGCTTCAATAAAAGTAGGTACTTATGCTGTATATGCTGATGCTATGCCTAAATTTTATTTCAATACTGGCACAGCATGGTCTATTAGTTTTTGGGCACGACACAATAATGATTCTTCAAGATTGGGCACGGGTACGAACCCACGTAGAGCTTTAACAAATATAACTAAAAATCCAAACAATCAAACTTGGGGCGAGCGTTGGGAGTTTTCCAGTACTGCTACAGGAAATTTTGTCTGCAAAAGAGGTGCGGGTGGAACAAATTTCAAGACTGATATTCATTCACATATTTTTAGTGATGAAAAATGGCATCATTATGTAATATCAGTATCATCAAATACAAACGATACCGGTTGTAAATTTTATGTGGATAATACTGTAGTTCCCCTTCCAGATAATTCGACGGAATTTCCAATAGATATGGAGGATAATACAGATTACCTCTTTATCTTAGGAGGAAATCATTATGCAAATAAACCACAAGGAGCGAGTATTGATGAAGCAGGTATTGATGGAAATTTTGATCAGGTTCGTGTTTATAATTATGCTCTTAGTGATGCCCAAATACAGAGTTTGTATAAAGAAACAATAACAATAACCCCACCTATTATACATCATGATTTTAATCCAACTGGAACAAATAAGGGTAGTCTTACAGGCAGTTATGATATAAGTACAGCAAATCCAGTTATTGTTACTGATCCAGTCCATGTACAAACAGGTCTTGGTGCTTTCTATACTGGAGAATTAGGAACTAACTTGTGTGATTTGAATACTGGTACATTTACAACGTCAAATGATGGTTTTTTTGTAAGTTTTTGGTTTAAACACGACTATGATATGAGAACAAATCAATATTATCCAAAAAAAACAAAACAAGAACTGATAGATGCAGGTACATCATCAGACGCTGGTCTTGCTGCTGCTGCTTCTCCAAATGAAGCTTATATAACACATGTTATAAATAGTGCATTCTTTGTATTAATTGATGATGATGCTACTACCTCAAATAAAGTAACACAATTTTGCTATCATTCTGTCAACATTGCCAATAATAAAATTTACCCATTAATATGGCAAAATGCTATTTTTCAGCATCAAGTAGCAATAAATATAGGTATTGAAGATGATGCAACTACTTCACCTCCAACCATTGGTTTATATGACGGTGGAAATGATTTTCATCACATGGTTATTAATTATTCAGGTGATACTGTTAAAGTGTACTGTGATAATATTCTAATGCATACAGAAACAAAATCTGGCTTTAATTATAATAATATTAGTTATAATGCAATACGATTAGGAACAGGAGTAACAGGAGAAGCAAATATGGTTGATACTTATTTTAATGATTTTAAAATCTACAATTATGCTGCAGATGCAACAACGAGAGATATAATTTATAAATTAGGTAGTAATACTGATGTTGCAAGTTTATCTGGTATATCTTTTTCAACCTTACAAAGTGTAGGGGCAACTCCAATACAAATGATAACAACGGGTATAAGTTTAGAAACATTAGAAACAGAAGGATTAGTAACAGTAGTAGATTTCGTGGGTAATACGTTAACCATTAATAATTCAACTAACCCAGCATTTTTTATGTTTCCTGCAAATCACGAAATGAAGAATCTTATCGTTACTAATTTTGTTGGTACAGGTACAATTTCGTATACATTATCTACTGATGATGGAGCAGCTGATATTACTGGAACATTCTATGAAATTGGACAAAATTTATTAACTGAACTACTGGTAAAAAGTGCAAATACTAATTGCATATTAACGTTAACTGGAGATGCAGCCATTACTTATACGATTGAGGGGTCCATAGCACAGGATCTTCCATCAGGTCTTGTAGAAAGAGAATATCCACCAGCGTGGGTTCGCAATTATATTGCTAATAATACTATAAATAATGAGGGTACAGGTACTAACCAGTGGGGCTCACTTGATGTATCAATTACTGTAGATGATGCAAATGAAACATATGGTCAAGGTACATATACTCTATCTGCTAGTCAGAGAAGAAGCGGTGGTGGAGTTGGATTATATTATATAACAAGCATAATTAATGGCTTAACTGATGTAATCGACACCAATTACGGTGGTCCTTATCTAAAAGGATGGTACGCGAATATCAATAATGGTGATAATACAACTAATACCAGTTGGGTTGATATAAATTGGATAGATTTAGAAAATGGAAATGCAACAGGAACTATTACAACTGCTGCAACTTTAACGATTGAGTTTCCAGAATCTTTTCAACCAACCAAATTCCAAATTTTTGCTAATGCCCGAGCAGGACCAGTCGCACAAATTTTATTTGGATATGATGAAGCAAATAATATATATGATAGATTAGTTGTTGGTAATGCCACTTGGACTACTGAACTGTGGAAGACTGATATAAACACAGATCATTCAGACTTTAGAGAATTCAATATAACTCAAACAACACCAAAAAGGTATAAAAAATATGCGGTAACTGCAGATAATAGTAATCTAGACAATGAAATATGGGCGGAAATACGATTATGGGGTATGGCTGAAGTGCCATTAACAACAACAGATTTTGTTAATAATACTTTAACCATAGAGAACAGTATGAACCAAAATGATCCAGATGTAGTAGCTTTCGTCCTTCCTGCTGGAGAAGAAATGGCGTCACTTAACGTCACCAATTTTGTTGGTACGGGTACAATTTCGTATAAAATATCTGCCACTGGAGCAACAGATATTACTGGAACAATCACTGCAATCGGTGACAATCTTTTGGCTAATAATCCGTTGGTAGCAAATGCAGATATCACCTATACTTTGAGATTAACCGCGAGTGCAGGTGCAGCTATTACTTATACGATTGTGGGAACAAAGAATGATGATTATCAAAAAACCACTTATACAAATATCTATTCCGCAGAGAGAGAATATCCACCACAGTGGGTCCGCGATTATATTAAAGCTAACCAGGATGCTAACCTAACTGCATGGAAAGGAACCGATGTAACATTTAATGTGACCAGTGCAACCGAATCATATGGTCAGGGTACCTATATCTTGAGTTGTAATCAGGTCAGAGAAAGTACGCACGGTGTTGTCGGCACAGGGTCCGACAGAAACTTTGCTATGACAAATTTATTTAATAATGATTATAATGTTAAATACTGGAATAATATTGTCTATACTGGTTGGCAAGTTCATCCTAACCAACCAATGTTAGTTAATTCCAATTTTAGTATTGATTTAACCCCTACACTTACTATAACCAGTGATATTCCAGTTGTAACAATAGAATTTCCTGACGCATTTATAATAACCAAATATACACTTTGGGGAGCCATAGATGGCCAAGGCCTCTATACAGGACATTATCTCTTTGGATATGATGAAACTGCAGGTGTATATGATTTATTAAACCACTCTAATGATTCTCTTAACAATACGTCTGCGACGTATACTGTAAATTCGGCAGGTAAATTATATAAAAAATATGCATTTACAAACAATAAATCTACAAGTGATGGGATGGCAATAACACCTGAACTACGATTTTACGGTAATGGGATTACGGAAACCACCGAAGTAGACCCACCCTCATCACTCTCATTCAATAACAACATTTTAACCATAGAAAACAGTATCAACCAAAATGATAAAGATGATGTTAGATTCACTCTTCCAGTAGCAGATGAAATGTATCAATTAGTTGTGAGTAATTATGCGGGTACGGGTGCAGTGAATTACGAAATCACTACAGGTGAAACCACAATAAAATCTGGAACAATAAGTAACGTTGGTGAAAATACTGCAATTGGTACCAATCTTTTGGATGGAAATGCATTAACATCAGCAGTAGGGTCTATATATGAAGTTAAATTTAGTGGTGCTACTGCACCTATTTCGTACACAATTTTAGGTACAAAGGTATCTGATTATGGAGATTCATCTACACCTACAACCCTTGTGTTCACCAATGATGTTTTAACCATTGATAACCTCACCAGCACAACCGATACAGATGTAATTGATTTCGTCCTTCCTGCAGGATACAATATACCTGAATTGAATGTCACCAACTTTAACGGTACGGGAGATGTTAATTATACATTAGCTACTGGAGGTAATACAATTGCTATCGGTACATTCAGTGCAATTAGCTCAAATCTTCTACCATCTGGGTTTCCAATTTTCGCACTTAGTACAGATATTACATATGTATTGACCATTACTGCTACTGCTACAATCAGTTATACTATTGTAGGAACCAAAGCGATAACCAATTTATCCAATTATTCCACTACACATTTTTTTAGTTCAGGGTTTACTGAACAACAATTAATTGATGGTGGGGTATGGGATGCTGATTCCAATGCAAACCGTTTTAACCCAACTTATACTGAGGGATTTTTGGATATTAGTGGAAATGTAAAGGTTAGGGATAATATACTCATGGACACAGGAGCCATTGACTTACATAGTTTTACATATACTGACCCGTATGCATTCACTGCTGATGTTTCAATTAATAATCGGCTTTTTGTGGTTGGTGATGTATCCATGGGTGATGCTTCTTTGAATATCGTGGGAGATATTTCTATCAACGGGGTCATGACAGTAGGTTCCTATAAACCTGCTTCAATATCAACAGCAGCGGTTGTAGTTGATAGTAATCCTGGATTTTCTACGGCGAATTCAATCACTACATTTACCGAAGATATCGCGTATAACAAGAAGATACAGTTCAATGGTGATATTTCATTAAATACATCATATACACCTGGATATTATTCCACATTTGAAGATTTGGCAAATTCGGTTCCAGACACTACAACAACCAGTTCAAACGCAATTACGTTGAATACAAGTGACACTAAAATAATAACAAGTACTCGCCAACAGAATGTGGGTTCTGGTAACCATGCCAGAATAGATAATACTGGACGGTTAGTCGGTATTATTGGTGGTGGTGGTGGTAGTTATGATGGTCAAATTAGTCTTTCAAGAGATTATGGTGATAACTGGACCAATATAGGTACTAATGGTATTGGTATAGCTATATCTGCCGACGGAACCTATCTATGCAAAGTAGAAAGTACCACAGGTATACATATTTCAACCGATGAAGGTGTAACCTGGACAAACACATATACCGATTTTTCGGGTATTACATTTGCGTCATCCGACCCTTATCATGGTGGTGATAGTGATTCGGCGCAAATTCTCTATGAAGCTGATGTATGTATTTCTGGTAACGGACAATATATATGTGTGATTCCTGCGAAGAATACGAATGTATTAATGTCAAATGATTTTGGTGAATCATGGAGTTCAAAATTCAATGTAGGAAATGGTTACCTGTTCAATAGTCGTATGTCTATTTCTGGAGAATATATTTGTATTCACGATGCACGGTTTTCAGGTAAAATTTGGGTGAGCAATGATTATGGCGATACTTTTCTTGAAAATAGTAGTACCAAAACTGGTTGTTGGGGTATGAGTATGTCATCAAGCGGTGAATATATATATCTTCAAGCTACTTCATCATCTACCTTCTGTAGTAAAGATTTTGGTGTAACTTTTGGGTCTCAATCACATACATTAAGATGGGGTGATCATGCAACCGGCGATCGACGGGTTGACGGTTATTGTCACTCGGTATGGGGACCGAATCCTAATATTCAGGTACTATTGAACATGTGGGAACCTTGGTTATTTGTTAGTGTAGATGGTGGTCTAACATATAATGTTGGATCTACACAAATAACAACAGCTCTCGGTCAAAATTATCAATATTTTTGGGGTGACCCCAAAAAAGTTCTCGGGTTAACCATAAGTAATGATGGAAAATATTTGTTTTTTCATACTAAATCTACCAAAGAAGTTGGAAGAGTAAGTATAGACGGTATAGGTGATTGGGTTCCACCCGTTTTCGGTAACAGTGACGCAACCACCTATTTTGGAGCAAATACCACATTAAAAGCAAATACTGGGATTGAGTTCCCTGATGGTACTACATTACATAGTTCAAACAAAGAAGCTAATGGAACTACATTTAAAGCGTCCACGTTTAATGGCATGACGGTAATTGGTGATTTTGCATCTAACCCAATAGTAACTTCAGATTATCGTATCAAAAACAATGTAGAAACCCTTGATGAAATTCATACAGTAGATAATCTTCGTCCTGTGAAATATAAACAAACCCAAACTGGCAAAAATGACATTGGGTTTTTGGCACACGAACTCCAAGAACATTATCCTGAACTCGTTGAAGGTGAAAAAGATGGCGACAAAATGCAATCTGTGAATTACAGTGGATTATTACCTATTTTGATAAATGAAGTACAACAATTAAAGAAACAAATTGCAGAAACTCGTGCACGTATTCATAACGAAACCCCATAAAAATGTAAAAAATTGATAAAATACATTACTTATATACTATTTTATCAATAATCATAACCATATTGGTTTACACAATGCAATCTCAAACACAATCTCAAAGTGAACTGACGTTTTCCGTCCCTCCACCGACATATCGTCGTCGGTTCTTGGTATTTGACGTAGAATCCACAGGACTTTTGCCAAACAACCGCCGTAATAGTACTAATGCAGTACCAATCACTGAATATCCCCATATTCTGCAACTCAGCTATGCCATTTACGATTTGTCTCAAAAGCAAGTCATTCGTAAATATGACGCTTACATTGATATTCCAGATGATATTGTAATCAGTGAACTTGTTACTAACTTAACAGGTATTACAAAGGAAAAGTGCAAAACTGAAGGCAAACCTATTGTGGAAGTATTGGAGCAGTTCTATGAAGCATATATGTTTTGCGAAGGTCTTGTTGCTCATAACATGGACTTTGACGAGAAAATGATTTCGGTTGAGTTAGAACGTAACCGCCCCGCTATTATGGAAAAAGCACCTTATTGTTTTATGACATTTAACCCAATGTATGAGAAAGTTCACGGTATTGATAGATATTGTACTATGCGTAAGGGTACCGATATGTGCAATATCTTGGTTGAATCTAAGATGCCTGGACGTCCACCGTCTAAGAAATGGCCTAAGTTGAGCGAATTGTATGCAAAACTATTTGACGGAGGAACCGTGGAAGGTTTGCATAATTCTATGATTGATGTGTTGACCTGTTTACGCTGCTATTTGAAAATGCGACACGGATACGATGATACTACACTACTAAAATAAAAATATTGATATAAGAAATGGTTTGCTTATATCAATTCATAAAAATCTTGTATATACTGTTTTAATGTTTTTTTCCGCGGGTCTTCTTTCTGGATTTTCTTGTCTTTTTTCCTGCTTTCTTAGAACGCTTGGATTTGGATGCCTTCTTTCTGGGTTTTTTCTGGGATTTTTTATGTTTCTTTCCACCTGCTTGTGAGTTATTTCCTTCTTCTTGTGTATTTTCTGCTTCTGTTGCACCTGAAGCTGCTTCTCTTTCTTCTTGTAATCCTCGTGGATCTTGTCCTGCTGCTTCTTCTTCTTGTAATCCTCGGGTTTGTGCGCGTGCTTCTGTATTACTTACTACGCGTGATGCATCATTTATCACATCTTCTAATCTTCTTCTTAATTCAGTTACGTTTTCTGGAGTTACATTTTCTCCCGTAGTGGCACGTATATCTCTACTAATACCAGCCAAAACTGTAGAAATATCTCCTATTTCTATTGCCTTATCTTCTGCCATTTTTCCTAATTTTTTTGATAAAAGGTTTGTAACAGAACCTATTGCATAAAGAACTGAACCAGCTGCACCTACACGAAGTCCAGATTCTAGATATCCTAATATAGTTAATAGTGTATTAAAAACAACCTGATAATTTTGTACCGCCAAAGTACCAGTACATACTGTCACTAATCCTTCTAACATTAATATTACAGTATCAGTATGATGTCCAACAATTGAATCTATAAAACCCTTTCCAACTTTTGAAGCATCAAACAAATCAATATTAAAATTAATTTTCGTTATGTTTCCTAACATATGGTCTATAGTATAAATGGTAGCACTAGCTGCATCGCTTGCTTTGCCAGCACTAGCTGCACAAACTTTTTCAGTATATGTTGCAGCATTTCTAAATGATAATGCTACCCATCCAGCTAACTCTGCCATTTTATTACTAATATCACCAGCTCTTTCGTGAACATTATCTTTATTTAAACCCTCTCGTAAATCATTGATAGCTAATACACGTTCATTTATTTTGGCTTGAATACCAGCATAAGCATCGGGCACAAGACTACCCTTTTCTGGATTAATGATTTCGTTAATCATAGTACCATGCTCTTCATACCCTTTGCTCCAGAACATTAAAAAATCACATATAATTTTTGCTCTACGTTGTTTTATCCACCAATTCGCCTTCTGCTCTCTTGCTAATGCTGTATATTCAGCACCTGAATATATGAGGTCTTTACATTTGTCTTCTGGATTTTTTTCATCCATTTTTTTGATATAAGCCCAAAATTCCTCTGGATATCCAACCACGGTCTGAATAATCTCAGCACTGCGTTTGTCAGTCTCTATCATTACCTTAATATTATTAAGTAGCCCATGTCGTTCAGGTTCAGGTTCAACGGCTGCCATTTTACTATATTATACCCCCAGAAATTAAGCTGAACACATTTCACAGATTTCATCTTCTACGTTTTCTTCCATTTTACCTCCTAAATTCTTTTTTTCGGGTTCAATGGTAAATTGTTGAGCTTGATGTCTTGCTCTTCTTCTTAAATAATAAATCCCCGTCTTCAATCCTTTAGACCAAGAATAAAAATGCATAGACGTTAGATTAGAATAATTGGGGTCTTCCAACCACAAATTCAAACTCTGGCTTTGGCATACAAACGCTCCACGGTCGGCAGCCATATCAATCAATTGTCGCATAGGAATTTCCCAGACTGTTCGGTATTTTTCACGAATTTCAACAGGTATTTGTTCTAAATGTTGAATAGAACCATTATTCGCAATAATATTGTTCTTCATTTTATCATTCCACAAATCCAATTTCAACAAATCATGCATCAAATATTTATTCGCTAAAATAAATTCTCCTGCAATGGTACGGCGATTATAAATATTACTGGTAATGGGTTCAATACATTCATTGTATCCCAAAATCTGTGAAGTAGATGCCGTAGGCATAGGTGCCAATAACAATGAATTACGTATTCCGCGTTCACGAATTCGTGTTTTCAAAAGTGTCCAATCATATCGGTCACTGGGTTCAATACCCCATAAATCAAACTGTAATTCACCACGTGAAGCAGGTGACCCCTTAAAACTGGAATAAGCACCACGATATGATGTATGAAGAATTGGTTCTTCGTATGAATTCATATGTTTACGTAATTCTACATCTTCTTCAATAGATAAATTATCACTGAAATTATCCCCATTAGCCAATGGTTCTAACAATAAATATCTTTCTTCGGCAATTTCACAACTTTGTTCTAATGCAGCATGGTAAATAGTTTCAAAAATATAACGATTGATTTGTTTAGATTCATCTACAGAAAAAGGTAGACCCATTTGCATAAAAACATCAGCCAAACCTTGTACACCAATACCAATTGGGCGATGACGTAGATTACTTCGTTTGGTTTTATCAGTTGGATAAAAATTCACATCAATAACACGGTTCAAATTATATGTAACAACCTTTGCAACTTCATGTAATTTGTTATAATCAAAGGACACTACCCCATCATCGGTAGATGTAACAAACGCGGGTAATGCGATACTCGCCAAATTGCATACAGCGGATTCCTCCTCATTGGAGTATTCAATAATTTCGCTACATTGAGATGTAAGGATTCCATTAAATACGCCCGCATTACGTTTATGTTCGGTAAAACAATAAGTATCATCTTTTCTCAGGAAATTAACAACCGTTTTAATTTTAACATAGGTTGGTTGTGGGTCAACGGGTAGTTCTTTGGGTGTACTCGTTTCAATACAATTTTTTTGTGGGGAAAATCCGTTTTTCTTTAAAAAATGCATATTTTCAATAGAAATTTCAATGTAAGATTTTTTAATAGAACCCTTTGCCCGAATAATCGGTACATTAATTCCACAACCCTGTAAAATACATTTTTGTTGTTGAAGTTCTTCAATTGTATGTGAAAACATTTTAATCGTATCGTTAACTGCCAAAATATGGGAATTTTCATAAAAACGCGTAAATTCGGTCATACAGGTAGGTATTAATGGATAGTTGCAATTCATTAGCTTGTCACCTTCTTTTAACTCTTTTGCTTCACGTACATCAATATAAAGACCATCTTCACTATGTACGAAGAAACGATGGTATGGAGTACATCGCACAATTGACCCGTCGTCGGTCTCAACTGAAATCAAATCCTGATTTTTACCAGTTTGATATACAGTTACTTCACTGAATTCTTGACCATTCCACACATTTACATTCTTGTCTTTTAATGTTTGTATTTCAACAGGTCCAGTATCTGTCAATATAACTGTTTCGGGTGCAACACATAAATTGGAGGATTTAATAGTTCCCAAATTATTCTGGTTTGATTTACGATTAGCAGCATCTTTATAACACAAATAAGGTGTTCCAGTCTCCATTTGTGCATCTAATACTTGAAACCATAAATCTCTTGCTTTCATAGTTTTTCTACCTCGTCCAGAACGTTCATATGATTCATATAAAGTTACAAATTTTTGATTATCAACCTCTGCAAGTCCAGGGCATTCGTCTGGACACATTAATGTCCAATTACCATCAGCTTTGACACGTTCCATAAATAAATCGGGAATCCACAATGCATAAAACAAATCGCGTGCCTTCATTTCTTCATCCCCGTGATTTTTTCTCATTTGTAAAAATTGTTCAATGTCTGCATGCCAGGGTTCTAAATAAATCGCAAAGCTACCATTTCGCTTTCCGCCACCATTATGAATCAACCCATTATGAATCATATAATTATGTTCTTCACTCATTTGAAGGTCATATAAAACTCCTTCATATTGAGTAGATGTAATTTGTTGAACGCGAGTAAAAACCATATTTTTATATGTCATAAATTTAACAATTTGTTTGTTTTCATAATTTATATCTAATAAATCACATATCTCTTCCGTTTTTGGAATTCTCAAACAATAACTTATTTTTTTATTTTCAATCATACCATTAGCTGTCATATGTTTTTCACCAACTCTATCACGAACATATCCACTTGTCAATATACCCATTCGTAACAGTAAATACCGTAATCCTTCAATTAATTCAAGTGATGTTGAATCATATACAATTTCTTTTCTTATGCAACCGTCAGTATGTATTAACCCCTTTACAATTTGTTTGATTTTATTTAATGGTAAATTCAACCATTTTGATGCTATACGTTTTTCTTTTTTAACATTATATACATCTTGATAACGATGCGGCATTTCTAAGCAACAGTTCCATCGCACCCTCGTAGTATTTTCATTTGTTTGTATATCATAGCTTATACATTTTGAATCAAAATAACCAATCAAAAAATCCTGAATATGTTTTTTGTTAACGGTATGGAGTGAAACATATCCAGTACTTTCTACCTGTTTATTCATTGATCCATCACCCAATACTATACCATACATATAACAATCATCAGTTGATATATTTGTAACATCTTGTTTATGTACGGGTATTGCATACCCGATCATTGAATCTTCATTTAATTCTTTTGCTTCTATCCAATCTACTACGGCGTGACCTTTATCTAACCTATTTTTAATTAACGTATGATTTAAACCCTTTTTCTGTCCCTGAATCGCCAATACAGGGTGTTCTGGTGTGATTTTAAGCGGATGTATTGAATGCATTGTATTTATACTTAATAATTCTCCATTATACGGATGCTCTAAAACATCCCCAATTTGTTCAATTTCTCCTTTCATATTTATAATTTCAGTTTCTCCACGTATACAATCTTGGATTTCCATAGGACCTTTTGTTGTATAAAGAGTAGTTTCCGGAACTACACATTGGTCAACATATTTTGCAGTGTTATTAAATACTTTTAGCATAGGAACAATACCATTAGAAGAGCCATTCGTTCCACGAATATGACTACCTGATGCACGAATATTATGAATATGTAATCCAATACCTCCCGCCCATTTAGAAATCATTGCACAATCCCGAAGTGTATTATAAATACCACTAATACTATCATTTTCCATAGCTAATAAAAAACAAGATGACAATTGTGGGTGAGGAGTTCCTGCATTAAAGAGAGTAGGTGTAGCATGTGTAAACATTTTACGCGACATGAGATCATATGTTTCACGAACACGTATAATATTATTACCATGTATCCCAATAGCTACCCGAAGCCACATATGTTGAGGTCGTTCAACAATAATCTTATTAATTTGCATCAAATAAGCACGTTCTAATGTCTTAAATCCAAAATACTCAATCAAATAATCGCGTTCATAATCACACATAGCATCAAACTCCTCGCTATTTGCAGAAACGATATCAAAATAATCAGTAGTTACCAATGGACAATGTTTATTATGCTTATCACGATATTGATATAATTTTTGTGATACTTCTGTGAAAGAAGAATCCGTGTTTTTATGATGATTTGAAACAGTAATCCGCCCAGCTAATGTATTATAATCTGGATGAATACTGGACATAGATGCACATTGTTCTGCAGATAATTCGTCAATTTTTGTAGTAGAAATACCTGAATATAATTGGTCAATCACTTTCATAACGAGTGCGGTATAATTCAACTTAATATTTGCTTCATTTCCTAATTTCTTAATTCGTGTTAAAATCTTATCAAATGAAACTATTTCTTGTTTACCATTACGCTTAGTTACATACATTTCATCATCATTTAGCATATTATCGGTAGACATGCTAATTTCGGTTGTATATAATAATAGCTTATAAATATCTATATTGTTTTTTTATATTTTATCGTAAAGTATTTTATTTTCTATTTGTAAATTATAATGCCAGGAAAATCACTTTGTAAAGGTAAACGCGTTAGTCAACCTAACAAATGTAAAAAAGTTCGCGGATGCAAGGTTGCATCTGGTAAGAAGAGAACTTTTTGCAGAAAAGCAAAAAATCCTAAGAGTAAATCTACAAGAAAAACTCAAAAACGTAGTAAGAAATAAACATCTAATTTTGTAAATATATCAACATAAATACTTTGATATATTTTTATAAAACGTTTCCATTATCATCAATTTTTATTAAACATACTGGCTTATCTACATTGGTAAAGACATTCATTTGAACACCATCATCACTAACAATAGACATAGAACGGTCACTTACTTGGCGTTTTTTACTCGCTCTATGTTCATACCCCTCAGTCCGTTCTTTTACTATAGTATCCCATATTTCTTGAATACGAGGAACTGCATTGGAAAACCACACCCGATTTCTTGGAATATACACACAAGATATTTCATCTAAATACCAATATTTTACTGAAAACAATACTCTATTGTCAGCATTCATCGTTTCTTTTTGTGTATTTATCCATTCATTAATATTCTGTTCATATAATGGGACATCTAATGGCATATACACATAATAGGGGAAGTTAGATAATTCGGTGTCTGCATTCACTTTAGTGGGTGGTCTTTCAATAAAATGCAATATAACACCACGATAATCACGTTTAATATCGCCAAAAAATGTATCGACTGTATCATATTCTTTAAAACGGGTTTCTACAAAATCACACTCATCCAGATCACATGTTTCCATTTGTATCTGTGTCTGTATCCAATATTCCTGCTTTGGTATACCTGTAATCTCACGATTTACTATATTCTTTATTTCTAACATGCGACCAAATCTCTTATTATCTGGAGCGATATTAATTCCATCTGGAGATGCTCCAATGTAGGAATGCATTGGATGTGGAATACAACCAAATTCACCAATTTTTGTGTCAAACATATCCTCGTATATTTGAATAGTTACTGGTTCATACTTTACACCCCAATGCATTGGTCCTTCTGTACATGTATTATTTCGTATCTGTATTGATGTATCTAATGGTTTACATTTTTCATATATTAAATTATTAACCTGTGACTGTGTACCAAATACTTTCCATAAATTACTTGCAGTTATCAAATTATAACGAAATTTATACCATTCATCTGTTTTTTGTTCTGGTTGAGGAATACATTGTAAGACTGCTATTTTTTCTGCCATAATAAATATATCATTTTCAGTGATATTATTCATTTCATTTTCTTGTTGTATATATGAACGGCGTGGTATATCACAAATATCTAAAAATACATCAGCTGTATCTTCTATGATTATTTTTATCTCCTCAAACAGTGTTTCCTCATCATTTTTATCCATATCATCATCTATATTGGTTGAATATAGAACATCTACATATAATACTTCTGTTGTATGCATTATCATACTGGTATAAAATTTTGGAGAAGATAGTGATAATATATTTTGTTTTATATATTCTTCCATTATATCATAGGCAGTTGTAGTTAATTCAGTAAAATCATCTTCTTTTATTATTTCATCATCACTATCATTATTGTCATCACTATCATTATTGTCATCACTATCATTATTGTCATCACTGTCATCATTTATTAATTTTACTATATCATTTTCCAAACTACTAACTTCACTACCAAAATCTGTATATGTTTGGTCACTTGATTCTATTGTGATTTCATCAATACTCTCTATACGAATTAATGGTATAGAATCATAGGATGATGTTGTAGAATTTGAATCCGTTTCTGGAAAAAATTCTGAATCTGTATTTTCCATTGCTATCTATATATATTACAATATAATATCTATATCTATCCTGACATATATATTATATGAATCAGTTATCATTATCTTTGTAATTATTTATTATTTTTTCATTTATTCCTCCACCTTTTACACGCTTAGGAGTTAATGACTTTAATGTAGATACTCGTTTTGTATCAGTAATCTTTAACGTGAAATTATGATTTAATTGATTAAAATGTAATGAAGGAATTGATATTATTTTCATTTCTTCTTTATTATACACAATATCTTTACTCTTAGACAACTTGTTCTTATCCAAACAATCCTTGAAAAAATTCTTTAACAATTTTACATCCTTTGGTGGCATGCTATGTTGTTTTCCGTAACTTTCTGCAAATGTATGAAGTCTCTGCAATTTTGCGGTTTTGTCTAATTTTATCCAATTATCCGTCTTATTTTTTTGACGTTCACGGTCAAGCATATTATCTATACTATCCAGTGTATTTTCTATCTTCTCTTCTTTTACTGTTTTATTATCTTTTTGTTCTTCAGGTTGTTCTTCTTTATTTGCATTAGTTGTTGTAGATGTAAACATTATATAATGTTGTTGTCTTTATATACAAATTATATTACATTATGTTTATCTTGTTTTCATAAAATACATTTGACATATGGAGAACCCCTTACGTAAATCTGTCTAATTTCGTTTTATCTGGGCCATTTACATGAACAAATTGTGGATTACGATTTTTATAGGTGGCTGTCGTGTTTTCCCATGTAAATTTGTCCCAATCCATGTCTTCTGTGTTTAAAAATAACTGGTTCTCATAATCCAATTTAAATAACCATGGATATTGTAAATATTGCTTTGTCCAATATCGTTGGTCATCATCAGCATCGTTGTATTTATAATCAAGTAAACAATAACGCAATGCCCATGCATATCCTATAAACATACCACTATTTAAATAAGGAAATTCAGTTTTTTGTTCTGGATACTTTGAAGACTCTTCCTTATCAGGATGACACTGAGACTCGCAACCAAACATTATAGGTTTTTGTTGTTGTATAAACCTCTTTAATACTTCTATTTGAGAACCTCCATATACAACATCATATGCATCTGTAAATAACACGATATCTTGAGGTCGTATTCTCTCATTAAACACAAAATCGCGTGTTTCACGCAATTTCACCCCGAAATTTCCTGTTCCTTCCCAACCTATCTGGCGGTTCTCCTTTAACCCCAGAATTATCATTTGTTCATTCTGTTTTTTTACTCGTTCTATAATTTTATCAAGTACAGGGTGTTGTTTTGTCGCAACCGTGATATAATGTAGATTTATACCGAAATTTGACATTATAATTTATATCATAAAAAAATTCTATATTATTTTTATTGTATTTGTTTTTCTTTTACTTCTATTTAATCACTAATTAATTCCAACTCACACTTTGTATCAAATCCATAAATGGTATCATCCAACTCCCAACCATTTTGTTCCAATATATCTACATTATAATCATAAGTTTCACCATCATCATATTCATCATCATAATAATCTTTATGCCAATATATTAACTTTTCTATTTCATCTAACTCTTCTTCTGTATAATCATCTCTATTTTGTATTTCTTCTTCCTCTAACCATCCATCAGTTAATTCTTGACATGAAACACCATATTCATTCAATACTATTGTATCCTTTTTCAGTATTTCTTCTTTTTCTGTATCGGTTAATTCTATTTCAAATGTTCCCCAACGGTAAATATGTGTTACTAAAAATGTAACTGTTTTACCATTAGATAACTGATTTGTCCAATGTTCTGTTGCATATGTAGATTTCTTATAATCTGCCATTATTTCGTATACATGAGTTTTTTCTTCATTTTCAATCGGCATTATTGAATCTGTTACGGCATTTTCCGTAACTTCTGTTGCATTTGATTCTACACTTGTAAACTCCATTTTAAATTATACCTGTCTAATCATATATTTTATGAATCAATTTTTTATCTATATAATATAACTACTGATACCTACCCGAAAAAATCATACATCAAAGAAATCCAATACTAAATTTAGAAAAACTCGTGCAAAAAGACAGACAAGAAAATCCAAGAATAAACCTCGTTCAAACCGACAGAGAGGTGGTGTGTCCAGAAAGGGCGGCTCTAACCCTGCTGATGATGATTATGGTGACCTATTTACTAACCACAAGTTTGCCGAGATAGTGGCAGCAGAAAAGGCAGCAGAAAAGACAGCAGAAACGGCAGAGATTAATGCGATAAACGACCTATTAGTAGAGGCAGCAAAAAAGGAAATGAGGAAGATAAAAAGAACAGATGCAGAACTTATCGCCAATATGCCTTATAGAGCAGATAGGAATAAGAATAGGCATCCCGTCAAAGTCCCGAGCGAATGGGACAGAGTGGACCATCCGGGCGAAAATGGCCAAAGACAATGCATAGAGGAGGCGGACAAATCAAAAAAGACAAGAAAAAAGTATAAGACGAAACGATAAATTAAATATTTATTTAACGATTTTTTAAATTATAATAATGTAAAAAATTGATTCATTTTAACGGTTATTTTGAATATTATAATAAATAACAAAATACTGATTATAATGTCAAAGTGTTTATCTATTGACCGAAAAAATGACAGTTGTCGGCGTAATGCATTGCCAGAGACACGTTTTTGTAAACTTCATTCTTATATGGTTGATTACACTGAAGACATGTTGCAAAACCTCTCTATTTGTTCTGGTTGCAAAAAAGCTTACTATTTGACACAAGGTGTAAAGACTTGTACTAATTGTAATGAACGAGGTAAATCTAATAATTTAACAGCCAAATCCAGTATTGTGCAATGTGCAAAAGAAAACTGTTCGTTTAAGCGGTCTACCGAAAACAAATACTGCGGAAAGCATCAATTGTATATGTTTGTTGATGAAACGATTGCTTCTGGTAAAAACGTATGTATAAATTACGTTCGCGGTTGCCGTACTCAATTAGACATTGAGTATTCTAAAACCTCTTGTGAAACTTGTCTTGGAAAAGACCGGGCAAACGATAAAGCAAGACGCGGTAATTCTACGGCGTTAAACTCTACAAATGAACCCGACAAACAAACGTGCACCACTTGTTGTAAAACATATGACAAAGACCAATTTATTGGTAAAAAAAGTGAAAATACGAAAACATGTTCTGTATGCAGAGAAGCGGGTAGAGTACAAGATTTAAAACGTGACAAAGAACACCGAAACGAATTGGCAAGAATCGCCGAACAAAAACCTGAACGTAAAGCCATTAAAAACGAATGGGTGGAAAATAATCAAGAAAAAGTAGCAATGAAAGAAATGAACTATCGTCAAAGACAACTTGAAAATGACCAAGAAGGATATTTACAAAGAAATGCCGAAACTGCAAAGAATTGGCGAGAACAAAACCCAGAAAAGGTTATGGCTAATAATAAAAACAAAATTGAAAATATAAAAATACAATATTCTGTTTATAACATATCGGCAAATGATAAAAATCTAAATTTTGAATTAACACAAGAATTATTTGAACAAATTGTAAAACAACCTTGTTATTATTGTGGAATTGTTCAAGATAGAGGATTTAATGGCATTGACCGTAAAGATTCTACTGAATGTTATACCGAAAGTAATTGTCTAAGTTGTTGCAAAATGTGTAATTATATGAAGGGTTCATTGAGCGAACGCGTATTTCTTGATAGAATTGAACATATATTGACTACTAATGCAAAAATAGAAGGTAGGTTATTTCCTGATGCATTTTGTAATTATAAGTCTAATAAACGATATAACTCATATCAAAATAGAGCAATTCAAAAAGGTCTTGATTTCGTTTTATCAAAAGATGAATTTGATGTAATATCATCTAATTCTTGTTATTTATGTAACAAAGGATGTAGTTCAACCCATCATAATGGGTTAGACAGAATAGATAATAGCAAAGGATATATTGAAGATAATGTTAAATCTTGTTGTGGAGGGTGTAATTTTATGAAACGCGATTATTCAGTAGAAGATATATTTGATAAGTTTATCACTATATATAATTTTAATATTCAATCAAGATTGAATGAAGAACCTATTATGAGTGATGGTATTGATACAAATAATAAAGATAAAGTTGCAAATAAAAATAAAAAAACGAATGAAGAAAAACGTGAGGAAGCACGTATAAGAAAACAAAAACAACGCCAAAACCAAAAAGAAAAATATGGAAATGAAGAATATAAAAACAAAGTAGCTGCTGAAAGAGCAGCATTAAGAAAAAATAAAACTAAATATTAGATTTGATATTAATATTATAAATTGTATAATATTAACGTTTTTTAATGAAAAATAATAATAGAATTAAAAATGTCCGTCCCCAAAATAAATGTCGGTCACAAATTAATTTGAGTAGGCTACTCCAGCCATGCCCGACATGACACGGAGAACGTTGTAGTTAACAGCGTAAACACGGACCTTGGCGGTGGCAGAACCAGAGACAGTTCCGGAAGAAAGGACAAGTTGAAGGACAGCGTTGTCAATTCTGGAGAAGTTGCAGCTGCCAGAAGGTTGGTGCTCCTCGGGGCGAAGGGCGAAGGAGTACACGTTGATACCGGCATCGGGGGCACGTGTGTGGTGTTGGAAAGGTTGGACCATGTCAAAGTAGGAACCCTCACGCTCGGAGAAGCGGTCTTGGCCGTTAAGTTGGAGCTTAGCGGTGACAACAGGGTTCTCACCCCAGCAGTGCATGTCAAGGGCAGACTCGGCAAGGACGAAGGCACCAGCGTCAGAGAGAGCGGAACCAGCAGTACCAGCAGCGGCTTCTACATTTATACCATTGACAGTGGCCTCTTTGCCGGCATCACCAGCGGTAGAAGTCTCAAAAAGACCAGAACCATCAATGAAAGCATTGGCACCAGAGGCAGAAACATCACCAGCAAAGGCGTGGATGGCGTTGGGAAGAGCATCTATGGCATCAGTGTAGTTGAAAGGTTGAGCACCGAATGTCTTGTTAAGAAGAGTAGTAGGCTCCAAAGAAGCACAGTAGTCAACGTTGGCATCAGGTTGGACAACCCAGACAAGCTCCTTGCAAGGGTGGTTGAAGTTGAGCTTGATCTTGTTGGAAGAGGAACCAACAGATTCATCACCTGTGAATTGGAGTTGCTCAATCAAGTACTCATGGGGGTTTTGAGCCATCTTGCGGCGCTCATCTGTGTCAAGGAAGATGTAGTCAACATAGAGAGAAGCGGCAACAAGGGATTGTTGGTAAGCACCGGAAGAACTGGTAGCGGTAGTGGTGGTACCGTCCATGTGGCTCATAGCCCAAAGACATTCACCAATAGGACGGAAGTCAATGTTGATCTTGACCTCGTGGTATTGAAGAGCAATCAAAGGAAGAGCAAGTCCGGGGTTGCGGCAAAACCAGAAAAGAAGGGGAACATAGAGAGTGGTCTCAGGAAGGGCCTTGCGAGGGGCACAGACTTGAGCGGGTCCACCAGCGGCACAGGGACCAGAGACATCGGCAAAGTCGGGGTCAGTAAGGTATGTAAGTTGTGTGGTGTTACCGATCATCTTGTAGTAACCAGCTTGTTGCTCCTTGGAAAGGGTAAGTTGGTTCCAGATGTGCATCCAGTCACCGTATTGACGGTCAATGCGTTGACCACCAATCTCAACCTCAACTTGGGCAACAAGTTGCTCACCGACGAAGTCCAACCAACGGGCATAGACATCATCATTACCATTCTTACCCATGTTTTGGTTAATCTCAGGAAGAGTAACTTGAAGGTAGGTACGGTAGGCAAGATCACCGTTACGGCTGATTGTGCATGTTACACGGCGGCCGAAATCGGCTTGACCGGAGAATGTTTGCTCAATGGATTCCATGGCAAAGTTGGTGTGGCGTCTGTAGGACACCTTCCAGAAAGTAATCTCAGGGGTTCCGGTAAGGAACACGTCTTGTGCGCCATAGGCGACGAGTTGCATTAAACCTCCAGCCATTATGTATGGATTATAAGGTATACAAAGAAAATAATTTGAGAGAAATAAATAAAAAGAAAATTAATACTTCTTTTTATTTCAAATATTCCTAAATAAATTGCTACTTGGTTATTCGTTATAAACATGTTATTGACACAATTTCATATATTACCAAATACTATTATATGACTGTTTGATTCATACTATGCAGAGAAAATAATCTACATCACGTTTTTTGTTATGTATCAGTAATCTCTTAATACTAAACTTGACTACTCAAAACATAATCGGTGGACAAATTTGATGCAACAAATGTTTCTAAATAATTCTCCTGAAATATTTCTTGGCGATTTTCATGTTTTTTAGTGAAAATATAGGATTCTTGCGATTTGCGGACTGTCCAACCTTGCTCCAGAGCATTTGTTATAAACAACATTTTCTGGAAAGCTGGTTTTGATATATGTACATGATCTGGCAATCCTATTGTTTTAGGTGAAGACATTTCTATAATGTTGGTTTAGACAGAATTTTTTAAACATTTACGAGTTTGTTTTTTTATCTTGATTATATAAATACGATGCCCCCAAAAGCAAAACCAAAGATTAAGATAAAAGTTAAAAAATTATCAAAAAAACAATTAGAAAACAAAGCAACTGCATGTTTAAAAGACCTTCATAAAACATATACCGATTTTCAAGACAAATTTCAAAAAATTATAAGGGATTGTAGTAAGAAAAACCCAGATAAAGAGACATTAAAAACAGATTTATTTAATACAGTACATTCTATTTCTCATGTATTAAGTAAAGCTGTTCCATTAGAGTTACGTAATTCACCCAATGACCATTCAACACAAATTAGACAATTATTAAATAATTGGATTAAAGAATCTTCTGCAAAGAAAGCTTCAAAAAAATCTATTTCATATACTGGAGTAGTTAAAAAATTTATAGAAGCAAGCTTATCGCCCGAAGGTAAAGTACGATTTGGTCGTACCAAAAAAAATTCTAATTCGGGTTACAGACCATTAGATGCACGTAATATCCTTAACCCAACTGCAGATGATACACAATGTGATATAGCTTTTCGTACAGATAATTGGCCAGGTACTCATAAATGTTATATATGTGGATTATGTTTACATAACATGCAATCCGATAAGTGTGGAGCACCTTGTGAACATTTATTAAATATATATCAAGTAATGATAACATTTGGGTTTATTGAAACTGATGATAAACTAACATTTGATGTAGAGGAAGATTGTAGAACATGTATATATGCACCTTCTTGTACCTGTTGTAATAGTGAGAAATCCAATATCGAGATTATTTCTTTTAAAGATAATATTTGGCAAGTTAATGAAAATAATGTAGAAATGTTATTGGACCAAGTACAAAATTCAAAAAGAGAATGTTGTTATAAAGATGGACACCCAGAAGAACCAAACAAAAATAATGGAAAAGATGATAAAGTTTGGGCAAAGTCTATTAATGAAGATAAATGTGATGATAGTGAAGACAACTTGATACAATTTCAAGGAGAAAAACATACCAGGCCTTTACACGGTGTAGTCTTAGATAAGCGTACAACGGAAATAGTTACTATGTTAAATAAACGTGTAAATGTATTAAATAGAAACGTACCTCGTCCAAGAACCACTAAGAATGTGTCACAACTTAACGCACTAATACAAATAGCTACTTTTTTTACCCATATTTCTTTTAATGCATATAAAAAGATTGCAGTTGAAATGGCTGGACGTACACATGGTGGTACTCCTCCTGCTGCTGGTGCAGGTGACGATAGTGACGATAGTGACGATAGTGAATACGAATTATGTAGTGATACAGATGCGGATTGTTGTGACGATACAGATACAGATTGTTTTAATATTGAATTTAAAAAATTATTTGAATTTTACTTTTGGAAAGAAATTGAAGAATTTATAACCGCAACAAAAACACCAGTTACATTAGATTATATCAATACATTATTATCTTCAGATATATTTAATGGTGGTAATGATCTGGGTAATGGTGATTTTACAGATTATCAATTAAATATAGTTTGTTATACTGATAATATTGAATACGTACATGATACATTAATTACGTCTACAAAAGGCCAAGCAATGAAAATAGCAGCAGAACCAGCAGCAGAACCAACATCAATGAAAATAGCAGCAGCACCAGCAGCAGCAGAACCAGCAGCAGAACCAACATCAATGAAAATAGCAGCACCAACAGCAATGAAAATAGCAGCAGCACCAGCAGCAGCAGAACCAACATCAATGAAAATAGCAGCAGCACCAGCAGCAACATATATGAATGATACAGAATATATTAACCAGTTACAAAATGATATTAAAATTTTACAAAATGATATTTACGAGATTGAAATATCATTAGGGCCTTCCTATAAAGACCTTTTTGAAAAAATCTTATATAGTGAAAACCCATATACTATAGAACTGACTGAAGAACTGCCTGAATATGCACAGGAACGCGACATAATGTTATTGATAAACCTGATTGATAGGATTAAGGGTATAGATTTTTTGAAAGGCGAAATGTTTAAACATATTAACCAGATAAAATCATTGGTAACAAATCCAGATTCAAGTAGTGATGATAGTCAACCTTTCAATTCAAGTTATGACAATGAGAATAGTGATGATAGTCAACCTTTCCCTGATACAGAAGAAGTTAAAGACAGTGATAATAGTGATAGTCAAAGTCAACCAAATAGTGAAAATGAAGATGAATTTACTCAAGAATTGACAAGTTATATTCAAACTGTTGTTAATACACCAAGTAAACGGTCCAGCAGCAGCCCTCATGCACCCGTTGGTACTGAAAGCTCAAGTAAAAGAAGCAATTCCCCAAGATTTATATTTCAAGGTTTACCACCAGATAGGTCAAGTTCAGTGAATCCTGACAACAACAAGGAACCTCCTCGTCATCAGCGTCCGTGGTCAGCGCCAACCTATACAACACATGATGGTCATGGTGATTATGGTGGTGGGAAAAAAACACGTAAAAATAAAACAAAGAAACAAAATAAAACAAGAAAACAAAAACCCAAAAAACAAACCAAGCGAATTTCTTATGTAAAAAATAAGCAAACACGAAAAAACAAAAAAAGAATCAAAAAATCCAATTCAAAAAAAGCAACATAAAAACACATAAGTAACTATTACAACCAATTCTATGAATTCGAACCAAAAAAAGGGTAATCCACAAAAAACAACAGGATTACATACGATTGATATAAAACACACTGAATTGTTGAATAAATTTCACAAAATAGAAACTGAAACAATTCCAGATTTGGAAAAAGAGAAAGAAGAACTGAAAGCAAAAATCAAAACTCTGCATAAAAACCAGTATGATGAATATATGGATATGTGCGATAGAATTAAATCAATAAGACGTGAAATTGCATCACTTACAAGAGAAAAGAAAGAATATTTGCTTAATAATTCAAAACATGTATTTGATTATTTTGAACAAAAACAACAAATATCAGTAGATTCAAATACGGTGAATCAAAATTCCAATGTTCTCAATTCCTTTTTTAAAATAAAGGCTACTGATACAAATTCAGGAGATTTGAACAATGATAAATATGCAAAATCCAAACAATCATATCAGCATTATTGGCGGAACGTAACTAATGAGATTACTAACATCCAAGATTTTGTAGTGTCTACTGATATATGTGATACATGTAATTCTGGAGAACTAATTCCACAAGATGAAGAAGGAATACTAATATGTAATAATACAGCATGTGGTAAATTTATTACATATATCATAGATAGTTCTAAACCAACAAACAAAGAACCACCAAATGAGGTGTCATATACTGCTTATATTAGACTGAATCATTTCAAAGAAATTTTATCACAATTTCAAGCAAAAGAAACTACCCAAATTCCAGATGAAGTAATGAATGATATTCGTGCACGAATAAAAAAGGAAAGAATAACAGATATGTCATTAATAAATTACGATAAAATGAGAGAAATATTGAGAAAATTAGGTTATAATAAATATTTTGAACATATTCAATATATTAACTCAATGTTTGGTATTAAACCTCCAGTCATGAATGAAGAATTACATGAAACGTTATGTGTATTATTCATTGAAATTCAAAAACCATGGGCAGTGCATTGTCCACCCAGTAGAACGAATTTTTTTAATTACACATATACGCTTCATCAATTATGTGTATTACTTGACCAAATGCAATATTTACCATATATTCCAATGATGAAAGACCGTGAAAAACAATTGGAACAAGATATGATATGGAAAAATGTCTGCACCGATTTAGACTGGCAATATTTTCCAACTGTATAAACATTATATTTAGAATATCAAAATATAATGTAAATTTAACTATTATTCGTGTCATTCAAATAATAATACATAATAATATCATCTATAGTTTCCCACTCATCAATTGATAAATCATTTGGTCCATCAAATTCATCTTCATCGATATCCGCACAATCATCGCTTACAAAAAGAGAAAACCCATGATCTCTGATTTCTAAAATTTCTTGGTCACTCAAATCACTTGTATTTATATTAAGTTCTATATTACTATGAATGGCTATAAATTCCCGCACATTTTCATACCATGTTTCTTTATATGCAACGGAATTATATAATTTATATATATGTTCATTAAAACAAGTATTTAATTTTTTATGAATACATTCACATTGATGTGGAGTCATTGGTGATCGCCATTTTTTATGACACACTATATGTTCAGCATCTACATTCAATGATTTACTTACTTTATTAAAAATAGTATTATTGGCTCTTTCCTTATTTTCTTTTACAATATCACTTGGTTTTAGATTAGCGTCTTCGTCACTCATTATTAATATTAATATATTATTAATATTAATTTATATTATTTATGTGTAAATATATACTTATGCAGCAAGACGGATACCACCAACAAGAGTACTACCAAGGGTCATACCAGCACCATTTCTTGCACTTGAACCCATGGAGGGAATAAATACATCAAGAATGCTAAATGTAGCAGCAGCAGTTAAGGCAATAATAACAATCTCTTCAACACCCAAAGCCTTCTTAGGGATTAACATGGCACAGATAGCCACAGCCAAACCTTCAATAAGGTATTTGATAGCACGCTTCAAAAGCTCATTCATGTCAACCATTTCTGTCATTTTATGATATATTATATTACAATAAAATAAATCAAACTAAATCAATTAATATAAATAATATGTTATCCAGAAAACACTTAAATATATAGGTTGAGTATATTTTATAATGTCGTCTTTTGAGAAAAAAACATTGCCAAACGGTGAAACTAATCCTAAATATGTAGATTTATGTGATGAAGACCAAACAATCGCTGGACAAAAATTTACATGTCTTTCGTTTGTATCCCCTGAAAAAATTCTAAAAAAGCGAGAGGTATATTTATTTGACCAATTTATTAAAAATTGGGAGTTTTCTAAATCAATGGAACGATATTTTGATTTCATTCATTTTATCGCATATAAACACAATATGAACGTAGACACCTTAATTGCTGATTTCAATGATTTTGTAAAGGAAGAAAGCGATAAATTAAAGAAGAGTGGAATCGAGGATGATTATAAAAATTTCATGGATAAACAAGAAGATAAACTTAATGAGAAATTTAATAAGGAACATTCTTTTCAAACATCAACACGTGGCCTAAAGGTACGTGGTGTATTTGCAAGTCAGGAAGAGGCCGAACAAAAATGTAAAAAACTACGAGACCAAGATCCAAACCATGATATTTTTGTTGGACCCGTTGGTGTATGGATTCCATGGGACCCAGATGCATACAAGACTGGTAGAGTTGAACACTTGGAAGAAGAGTTGAATGCATTGCATCAAGAAAAAATGAAAAATGAAGAAATGGCTAAGAAAGAGTTTGAGGAACGTGTTCGGGAAACAAAAAAGCAAGCCATTATGGAAAATATTGAGAAAGCTAAAAGTAGTGGAAATGTACTTACTCAATCTATGGACGATGATGGTAATCTAATTGGTGTGAAAGAAACTGTTAATTTTGAAGAACGTGAAGTTGCTGATGCAGAGTCAACCCAATTACGAAATGAACTATTAATGGAACAAGCTAATAATAAGGATTCCCTTGAAGAAGTTGATTAAAAAATATAAGTACGTAATAATTTAATAAAAAGGATATAGATATGCAAATATATATTATATAGTAAAAACAATTATATAATATGACTACAATAACAGATATATTATATCAAAAATATGTATCAAACCAGAATGAGCCAGTTTGTATGAGTAAAGATTATTTTAATAAACCATCTTATTTTAATATTTCCTTTATTAATTTTCAAAAAGCACCAAATAAATTGATGTATATTCTTTCTACATCATTTATACATAGGTTACTGAATACAAAAACTACCTATCGAAACGAAAAATTTATTTATCTTAAAAGTATATTAGATAACCCATTCATATCATCTAACCAAAAAACAGAATTTTTATCAATATTTCAGGATATCCAATACATACACAACAATTTGTGTAAATTGGTACGAAAATATAAATGGAAAATAAGCAATTTATCAAATCAACATGATTTAATTATGAATCCTATAAATGAAAATCAGTACTTTGTATGTAGTCTATTACAATATGGTAGGAAATATTTGTTTACCAAAAGCGATTTAACCAAAATTATTGAAAATGCATTAATTAATTCACCCTATATTCATGCCGAACCATTACCTATAAAAAATCCATATAATAATAGTATTTTTGACAAATCACATCTATATAATATTTACTTTTTTATGAAACATGGCGGTTTTATATTACCCAGTATTTTTCATCAATATTTTTTACATAATTTTCATTTAAAAGTTTTTAGAGATAACACCGAACATATGATACGTGAAATGCATATTAAAACAATGACTAACAATCATAATAGTAATAGTAATAAAGACCTAATACGTGATATTAAAACTATGTTGGAAATGTATAATGATAACTGTAATAAAGATGATATGAGGATTCGTATACATAACAAATTTCCAGAAGATATATTGATTCGTGCTATGAAACCTTACCTACATTTATATTATTCATCAAACTATTCCCTATGTACATCAACCAAGACAAATGCACAAGTTGAATTATTATATCAGTTAAACAAATTTAAACAAAAATCGCCTGGATTTGGACGCAAAATAACTAAGATTATCAATAACGATAATTTATTTATTAAAACAAAAAAAAAAATATCGGTGTATAATACAGAATTTCCACAATATATTAAAAATTGTTATTATAAAAACTACGAAACCAGTCACATTGAAATTATAGAAGATAGTACAGATGCTGAAAAAGATATGTACAACTACATATTATATAGTTATTTTCCTAGAAATAATATAATTAATAGTGTAGCATTTTATGATACCGATGAAGATAGTACAGGTGATGATTCCAGGATTGAACATGAAAATATTAATGTAGAAAATATTAATGTAGAAAATATTAATGTAGAAAATAATGATAGAATGGTTGACCTTTATAATGATGATGATGATGATGATGATGACGATGAAATATTTGATGATACATTTGACGATTAATGTTTATTTGTCAATACCAAATATTATTTTACTACCAATTTGATTTTTTCACATTAATACTTGGTCCTGTTTTTTTCTTTCCTTTACTCGGGTCATATGCCTCATCTTCATCATCAGACCCCATATTCTTTGATATATCCCAAAATTCTTTTGAACCTAATTTAAAATTAGGGTGATTTTCAGCTTTATACCAAGCGATTTGGTCATTTAATTTGTTTGATTTTGAATTATTATTGATAACCAAACATTCAAAGTTTTCAGTACATTGATCCATTACTGCACAAAATGATTCCAATGTTGGAAACATACTCGCATAATTTTCCCAAATACGTTTTCTATTCGTTAAATAAGGTTCTCTTAATATAAACACATAATCAATATTTGTACGCAAATTAGGTGGAATACCCAACGGATATTGCATTGTAATTATAAGCATTATTTTCCAATGACGTCCATTCATAAATAATAGTCTCATCATTTTATCACGTGTCCATGATTGGTCATATAAACAATCATCCAGAATCACAAATGCACGTGGATCTATTGTTGTACGTTTATACATTTCTACTTCCTTATTCATTTGTTTTAGTACTGTTTTTTGTCGCCGCAGTACGTTTTCTATTAATACCGTATTATATTCTTCATGAATAAACAACTTTGGTACATGTGCTGCATAAAACCCATTACCTGCTTCTGTTCCAGATATTACTGTTCCTATAGGTATATCTTGATGATAAAATAATAAATCTCTTACTAAAAATGACTTACCTGTATCACGTCTTCCAATTAAGACAACAACTGGTCCTTTGTTTTCATTCGGTTTAAATGTAATATCACGCATATTAAATTTTTTCAATTCAAGAGTCATAATCTATAAATTTGTGTTTATAATTACTCTACATATAAAGTATTTTTAGGACAAACACAGTTACATTAGTTTAATCTTTGTGAAAAAAATATGGTAACCACTTATAAAGTATTTTACATTTATAATATGTCTACTCTATGTAAAACTCCTAAATTTGACATCCACTACTCTAAGTATAAACCTATATCATTAACTAATTTAGAACAATCTTCCAATATTAAATTTGACACTGAGAATACTTATAATCCATATAACATACAACATATTCAGGGCTATAATCCTATATATAATAAGTGGTTCTCGCTCGACGAAACTAATTATAACCGTATTGGATTAAATAATAAATTACAAATTGTTGATATGAATACGGTCTTAAATATTGATACTGATAGTTTCATACAAACACCTGTGTTTATTAAATATTCTCCACTATTAGACCCTGCACGATATATGGTTGGTAAATATGAAAATATTCGTGATAAAATGCATAATTTACCTACATTAACTAATGAAAATGTTTGTTCAAAATTATGCGATTCAAATAATATGGCCTATGTTGACTGCTTTTTTAGTTATTTATCCAGTAAATTATTACATCAACATTCTATTGTACATTGTATTGATTTTTATGGGTCATTCCTGGGAATACAAGAGGAGTTCAAAATTGATATTACAGATGATTACGAATATTTGCAATCTTCTTCCTTTTTTAATGCAAACAATAATAAATTATTTCATACTATTTCCATAAATACAGATAGTTATAAAAATTATGGTTCACATGCAAATAAACCTCGTATCTGTATTTCAAATACCCCACATAATAATTCTAATGTTAACATTGAAAATATTATTTCTATATCTCTCAATGACCTATCGAATCAAATATCAGTTGAACCCATACAAGAATTAGAAAGTAATCTAATATATACCAAACCTAATATATCTAACAAAACTTCTACAAATAGTACGTGTTCCACTAATAGTGATAATGATAGTGATACTAATGATACAGATGAAGATAATGAAGAAGATGATGATGAAGAAAATGAAGATAATGATGATGATGATGAAGAAGAAGATGAAGAAGAAGATGATGATGATGAAGAAGATGATGATGAAGAAGAAGAAGATGATGATGATGATGATGATGATGATGATGATGATGATTCCAGTATTGAACCTGAAGAGTGCTTTGCATATATTAATAAATTTCCAGTTCAGGCTATAACATTAGAAAAATGTGACGGAACTCTTGATAATTTGTTTGAAACCCAATGTATGGATAAAGATGAAGGTATATCTATATTAATGCAAATTATAATGACATTGTTATGTTACCAAAAAACATTGCAATTTACACATAATGATTTACATACTAATAATATTATGTATGTAAACACCGAACAAGAATTTATATATTATGTATACAAACGCAATACATACAAAGTTCCTACATTTGGGAAAATTTACAAAATTATTGATTTTGGTAGGGCTATATATAATTATAATGGACAACGCTTTTGTAGTGACAGTTTTGCACCATCTGGTGATGCATCTACACAATATAATTGTGAACCATATATGGATAATGATAAACCGAGATTAGACCCTAATTACAGTTTTGATTTATGCAGACTGGGTTGTTCATTATACGATTTTGTTATTGATGACGATGTACCTATTACTGATTACGATGAATTTCAACAAATTGTTTATAATTGGTGTCTTGATGATAACAATAAAAATATTCTTTATAAAAAGAACGGAGAAGAACGATACCCTAATTTTAAATTATATAAAATGATTGCCAGAACTGTTCATAATAAAACTCCCGATGATCAACTCAACTATGCTGTTTTTAAACAATATATTATTGAACCTAATACTGAAATACACCAAAATACTTGTATTAATATTGATACATTACCTGAATATTACACAAAATATATATAATATTGATAATTATTAGAAAATATAATACTTTTTATTATATTTTATACAAATGTATATACTTTTTTACTTCATATACTTATCTTTAAACATTTCAGGAGTCATTATTGGAATTTTTTCCTCATTTGCTTTCTTTGTTTTATTTGATATATCATCTAATGACTTTACTATCAAAACATAAGTTTTTTTACTTATATTATTATCTAATATTCCACCCACTTTTTTCAAATGTTCTATTATTTCTGCATCACGTACCTTTGTCATTACTATATGTTTATCATATAATGGATTTGTTTCATCTTGAGTAACTTCTTCTATTGGTTGAAATTCATTTTGTAACTGTATTGTTGAATTATCTACCTTAGAGTATAAATCACATTCTCTCATGAAATCTAAAAATACAGGAATATTGGTTACAAAACTGTTTGCATTTTCTTTACCTATTCCATCTATTGTTTGTAATAGTGCTATTTTTTCATCTATGGATTCATCTCTCGTCAATATATCTGGATAAGCATCCATAATTGGCTTGATTTTTCGTTTCCCTATACCTCGACCAAATTTATTTGAAGCTGCCATTATATCCAATAATGATGCCTTATCAATTTGTGTCTTTATACCATCATGTACTTTATTCACCATTTTTGTTTTAAACCCGTCAACCTTGTGGAAATCGTCCTTTGTCATTTTTAATATCGCGGGTACAGTTGTGTATCCCGCCTTCATTATTTTCTTTACATTGCCAATTCCTATACCATCCACCTCCAAACCTTTGAAAAAATCAGTAATATTTTTGGATTGAACTGTTTCATTTACATTTACATTATCAAGTACTATATCTACTTTGGTATCTGTCCAATGATAATCTTCTGTTGGCATTTTCGCTACTTCTGCTTCAGTTGTTATTGATTTTATATATGGAATTACATCACCACTACGAATTATCTGTATTATTGCACCAATACCTATTTTATTATCTTGGATAAATTTACCGTTAAATCCAGTTGCATATTCAATTGTAACTCCGCCTAACTTAATTGGCTCTATCCTTACGCGAGGTTTTAAATAACCACTTTTACTTGGTGTCCACACTACATCTACTACTTTCGCTTCTGCAATTTGATCTGATATTACCATTTTAAAGGCAAACGCATGGTCGGGATTTCCATCTTTACGTGTATATATATGGTCATCCGTTACAATTACACCATCTATCTCATATTCATAATTTGTTCTCCAATCCATTAACAATTCTGATAACATCTCATTTGACAATTGGTCTACTGTTTTATTTTGGACTACTTTATGACCTAACTCTGTTAATTTTTCTATTTGGGCACTTGGACGTAATTCTGGTTTAATTAATTCATATGATATAAAATCTATGTCTTTTGCTTTTTCATCTATTGTTTTACTATTTATTATTCCCGACACCAAATTACGAGGATTTGCAAATTTGGATTTATATTTTTCGTCAAAAACAACACGAGGTATTATAAATTCGCCACGGACTACTATATTTGGTTCTGTTGGTAATTGAAATACTTGTAATAAATGACTTATATCCTGCCCGATTGTTCCATTACCACGCGTATATAACTTTGGTTTTTCACCTTCTGTGGTATATAATCCACTTACACCATCTAATTTACATGACAATACATATTGCCCTTTATACGTTTGACACCAATTTGTTAGTGCTTTTGTATCTGGTTTTATTTTATCCATAGATGCCATTTTATATGGTAACTCTACTTTATTCCTTGTTACTTTTGCACCTATTTGGTCTAATTCTGTATTTGCTGGATATACACGTTCTACATATTCTGTTATAATATCATACTCAGCATCTGTCATTATTGAAACCTTTGTATTATAATACATATGACTTGCTGTTTCACATAATTCTATTATTTCTGTTTCACTCAATACAGATAAAGTATCTATACCATCTTGACGAAATTTATTTATAAAGTCTTTCGCTTTTTGTATTTTAGTTTCCATATTATCTTGTTGAGAATTTAATTTTATATCGGTTTCTTTTATTTTGAGTTTCTTTTTTTTATTTACATCCTTACGTGTTTTATTTTTTGGACTTATTTTGCTTTCTACTTTGGATATTGTAATATTTTCCTTCTTATCCATATGTAATATGGGTACCAATTCAGGTAACTCATCTGTTGTAATATTTATCTCAGGATTTTCATTTTCTTCTTCTATTACTATTCGCGGTGCAACTTTTACAATCTTCACCCGTTTTGTTGTTTTCTTTACTTTTTCTGGTTTCGTTTCTTTTTCTGGTTTCGTTTCTTTTTCTGGTGATTTTTTCTTGGTTTTACGAACAGACGAATCTGTTGTTACTTTATCATCTGGTGATTTTTTCTTAGTTTTTCGTTGTTTCTTTTCTGGTTTTGTTATAACTGGTTCTTCATGTGCTGGACATATTGATATTATACAATCTGTATTTCGTAAATTACACGTACACCAATTTCGTGACCCATTTAACTTATCATCCGTCCAACTTGGAGAACATCCAGTTACACATTCACCCTTTGGTACTGTATCACATGATTTATAGCAACTTTGACCCTTCTTTTCTATATTTTCTATATCTTTATCATATACAATTGGTAATGTTGTTTCTACTGCACGACCGTCCACACGTTCAGTTGGTTTCTTATATTTTAAATATAATGATTCAAATATTGATTCCTCTGTTTTAAAAGTCTTATCTATTTTCCCTCCTTTTCCCTTTCCCTTTTCTTTATAATAAAAACCATGTTCATTGAGTGATAGCCCTAATTTTAACGCATAACTACGCATTGTTGTATTAAACGCCTTACTTCCTGTAAAATATAAGGTCGCGAATGGATATTCATCTGGAGGTGTAAACATGAAATCTACACGCCTTGCATAAGGCAGCCCTGGCATTTTTACAATAACTAAACATTTGGTATCTCCTTGTGAAAGTATTTCAATTATTATGTCCTTATTTTTCAAATTATCAATTACCTTACTTAATATACCAGTATCACTTGATGTAATTATTATATCTATATCACCGGATGTTTTCGCACCACGGCGGTAACTACCAACAATCTCATACTTTAGATTTGTACCGCCAAGTTCCTTTATTTCTGTTTCAATTATTTTATCAAAACTATCTATTTCATTACGTGGTATTCTTTTTAAAATATCTTCATAATACTTTAATCCTATACGTTGTTTATCATTCAATAAACTATCTTGCTTATCACGCAAATCTTTAATTGTTTTTATACCCGATTTTACTAATTCTTGGGCCTTTTTAGGTCCAATTCCATAAATATCAGTCAACCATATTTCTGGGTTCTCTTTTTCACGTTCAAATACATGCAATGTTCCTGTATTATCATACTCAGTCAACTTAGCAATTATGGTTGGACCAATATTTGGCTTCCCTTCTAATTGATTTGGTGATGTAATATTCTCATCTATACTTAATAAAGTATCTTGGGCACGGCTATATATTCGGCTTCGCATTACATCTCCTTTTTTATTCATTAATATTGATAACCGATTCAATACATCAGCATATATTTCATTTTTACGAGGCGTTTCGTCTAATTTTGAACCTGTAGAAACAATTATATCACTTTCTGTTGGTGTATAAACTGGCTCTTTTACAATATTCAACTTACGCTTTCTGGTTTTATTTACAGGTACTATAGGGTTAGAAACCATTGGTAAATCAATATTTTTACGTCCCTTTTTTATCATTTTATCTATACTTTGAATCTGTTTATCATCATTAGATGATTCCATTTTATAATATATGTATAGGAATTTTTAGATACATATATTACTTCATTAAAATCCAGGTGCATCCGTAAAAACCTGGGTTGTATTTAAATTAACTGCTTTACCATCAGTTACCACATTAAATAAATCCGTCATTGTTCCATTTATTTGAAAAAATACAAACAACCCTAATAAGGCTGACCCAAATACCATTGCTGCATCTCGTATTACATATTTTAATGGAGTCCATTGTTTTGCTACATATTTCATCTCAATTACTTTCATTATACTAAACATAAATGTTATTATTGATGCAATTATCAATAACTTTTCCATATACAATTATAATTAGTTTATAGAAGATTATATATTTATTAAAACGCATAATTCTGCCTAAATTGGAGGTAATTCCTCTATTCCGTCTAATATTACGTCATCAGTTGCTGCATTCTTTTCTGTTTCATCCAATATATCAAACCCACTTAAGTCCACCATGTCAGTATGGATTTGGATTCGTTCATCGTCAGTATCACTCTCTTCTTCTAATTTACGTTCAATTGCACGCGATGTACTAATATCTTCTAACCGTTCTATGGTCTTTGGTGCAGATACTTCATTCACATTATTCTGTTCATTTAATACTGTATCCATATCATTAAACTCCAATTTCGTTACTACTTCGTTATCATCTATATTTTGAATGGTTGGTACTATTTCTGGTACTGTTTCTTCATTCGAATCTTGCTTATCTTCATCGGGTTCTTGTTCCTTTGAAGTACTTTCTTCTTGTTCAGCATCGGGGACATCTTCAATGATTACTTCCTCTTCCTGTTCTACACTTTCATCCATATATGCACGGATTATTGCTTCAGTTGGCACACTTTCACGAATTGTTGTTAATATACATTCTTGAACAATTGATTCCAACTCACGATTATTCTTTTGAACCTGCAAAGGAGAAATATTTCGCTCAAATAAGTATACATTCATATACACTTTTCGTGCTACATGGATATAAACCTTATGAATAAATATGTCTAACTTAGGAATTGAAATATCTATTTTCTTCTGCTTATTACCTACTCTAATACACGTCAAAACCTTTAACTGAATAATATGGACACATGTAATTAAATCTTCTAAATAATCACAACCACTTCGCTCTATTATTCGTTTACGTTCATCTTCTACAATTATATTATTCCATTTGGGAACTCTTGACAACAAATTTTGAAAAGTCATTAAATATTTACTTGCTTCATCATTATCTAAACACATCTTCCAAGATTCATTAAATATTGAACGTATACCTTCTATTACTACTGGCGTAAATACACTAACTAAACGACTACACCATTCATTTCTTGATTCGTGCAAATTTGATATGACAAAATCGTCCATATTATAGTTATATTTCTGTAATATTTTTTAAGTCCTTATTTGAACGTAAATACAAATAATCAAATATTGTAAAAATTAACATTTTTTCAAAACGATATTCTTTACGTATTGTATCAAAATAAACACACGTATTTGCCTTTAGATTGCTATCTATTGTTGAAGTTTCTTTTATCCATTCTACTACATCTAATCCAGATAAACCTTTTTCATAAATCTCTTCACATAATATTATTAAACTCTTATGTGATAAGTCATCGTTTATGTAAGATTCTATTTGATTTTCCAACCATTCTTTATTGTTCTCCGTATACTCAATACTATAATTTTTATTTTTAGATATTGTATGTAAATTACCTAATTTGTTTCCAGATATATACTCTGGAACATATATTTCACAAAACCTTGACAATATTGGCTTTAATAATTTATGCTTGTTCTCTATTATTATAAAAAAACGAGTATTAAAACTAAATTGTTCTATACATCTACGCAGTGCTGATTGAGCATCTATTGTTAAGTTATCTGCATTAATTAATACTATTGTTTTAAATAAGGAACCATTATTTGAGTGTATATTCGCTTTTGCAAAAAATTTAAGTTCGTCTCGTATAAACTTTATTCCCTTACCGTGTGCACAATTTACTATCATTATATTTGATTTCATACGAGATTTATTATTATCATATATAATATTCAAAAAATTATTTACTATTGTTCGTTTACCACTTCCTGATACACCATGGAATATTATATGAGGAATTTTATTGGTAGTATGGAATTGATTTAACTTATTATATATCGGTTTATGTATATTTTCAGTATTTATATCTATTTTTATTGAATCTTGCATGTTATAAAATAAAATCATATACTATTTATATGATTTTACCGCAGTTATAGTTATAGTTTTGTAATTGTTAATTGTTTTGTAAACTCATATCTACCTTGATGCATTGTTTTTCTACCAACATTACATTGTAAACATGCTATCACCACGTTTTCTTTATTGTGACCTATACTATTATCTATTCTATCTAATGACCACTGTAATGGTTCTCTCACATTTTCATAGAGAACCTTCACTGATTCTTTACAATAATAACAAATATTCTCTGCATTTTTCAAGGTTTCTAATACATAAGGTATATCTACCAACTTTTCCTCTTCGTATAATTCCTTTTTTATATCTTGTGACTTATAACCTGCTATCTTTTGAGTTATATGTTTTAATATTACTTGACATGGATTTGTATCCACATTCATATCATCAACTAATTGCCGAATATACATCAACTGTGCATCTGGATGCAGTTCTTCTTCTGTTATGTTCCATGTTTTTGTTATTACTCTCTTTTTTGACTCCTTTTTTGTAATTATTACCTTGCTTTTCGTTAGGTTCTCCAATTCCTCTTTTTCTTCAGGTAAATTTAATTCTATTCTCTTAGTCGTCGATTCCATGTCTATCTATTTTTTTATGATACATTTCCATTTTTTATTTAACGTATTGAGAACCTATGCACCATTTGTAAAAGTTGATGTTAAACTTGTACAATTTCCACCATTAAATGTCACAGAATATTTTACTTTATTCGGTTTTGTTCTCATTTCATTTTCATATATAAAATTCCATTGGAAACTTGCGTCTTTTGCACCACTCTCTATACAATGGTATATATCGTTCTCAAATTGAGCATAAGAACCACGGTTTATACTTGCATCTTGTGGAAATATGTTTAGAGGTTCATTTCCATATCCACCTAAACGATTTGCTAAAATATGTCCTGCATCACAATCTTCAATTCCATCATCATCCAATATTCTTGAATATTTTTGTGTACACGATGTTGTACCCGTACCATGGTCTAAATCTATTGGTGTTATTTCACCATGTGCTGCTATTACTACAGGATAATCTCCATGGATTTTATATTCATACGTTATTTGTGCTGTACCTCCACCCATTGTAATTGAATTCATACCAACGTCTGGACAAGGCACTGTTGTACATACACATTGTGTTTCTGCATTACTTAATGACATCATCATGTTTAATATACCACACAAAAATAATACCCACATTATATATAATCACGATATGTTTTTATGTCTCATATTGTTACTTGCTGAATTTGCTATTATTGCACATTCTACACCATCTACCATGTATGTTTTTGCTTACAGTTGGACACCTGGATTTTGTAATGGAGAAACATATCCTGGTTGTACCAATTCACTAAATTATTGGAAACAGAACTTCACTATACATGGATTATGGCCTCAATATGTTACATCTGGCTATCCATCCACATGTACTAATGAGCCGTTTGACCCTAATGTACCTAATGATATTGGTTTAGATTACATGATTGAACGGTGGCCCGACGTTCAATATGAGACAAGTAGTAAATCATATGACTCCTTTTGGGAGCATGAATGGTCTAAACATGGAACCTGTTCTGGATTATCTCAATATGATTATTTTACTACAGCATTATCACTTACTAATTTATTAACAACCCCTGATATTTTACATAGCTATATCGGGTCTAATATCAATACTGAACTTCTACGTACATCTATTGCTGATTCTTCATCGGTTTCTTTACAATGTCATAACCAGATGTTAGTTGGAGTTTATACATGTTGGCAACAACTTGATAATATTCCATCTAAAATAGTCCAGTGTCCGGATGATGTTATTCATGAAGATACATGTACAGATACCGAAGTATATATTCCTGCATTGAATTAATAATGTTTACAAATAAAGTAAAGATTATTTTTATATTATTGTAATAATGAATGGAATTACTATTGTGTTTATTGTATTTGTTGCGTCTATTGTAACAATTTATTGCCTATGTATTGTAGAATGTTGTTGCGAACTATGTATGAATGATAATCATACACTGGATGAAGATGTACTTACCAATGAATTAAATGAAATATCTAAAGTTTCCTCACCAATACAAGATACTCAGTCTACACATATTGAAGTTTAATTATCTCACGTGCTTAGTAAACGGTGTTGCATATTTATGTTTATATTGATAATCTACTATATCGGCTGTTTTAAATGAAATAATATTTAATAAATTTGGTTTATCTGCTTTATTATAATACATATGACATTCCTCTACTTTTTCAGGTGTGTATAGTTTCAAAATATAATTGGCTTCTGGATAACAGCGTAAAATAATATTTAATTCTTCTAATTTTGATTTATCACATGTTATCTGTGTTTTATGTATCAACTGTTTCACCCAATCCATTGTTATATCTATCTTCACGTGTTCTTTTAATTTATCTTGTAAACAATATAACAATCTACGGATCTGATAATCCTTATCTTCCTCTGTATATTCTCTATGTACTACTTCTATTCCCAAACTTAACATATACTCTTTTACTGTATTAATGTCTTTATTTGGAATCTTATCTATCATTACTGACTTTTTTTCACCATCAACTACTATATTCTTTGAATCAGTAATATGTAATAATCCTTGTACAAATATATTCTTTACCTTATCAAACAATTTATCATAAGTTATTTCTGTGTCATCACCTAAGTTTAAATTATATGTAAATGGATTTTTTGCAATATTGTTAAAAAACTCGTCTAAGTTAATATTGTTCTCTGTTTCTTCGGTTTTACTCATTCTATAATAATACAAAATATTTTATTTTCTATTATTATCACAATTAAGTTCCCACATATACATATCCCACAATACCTAATTATTATAATCTTCTTTAAGTCCTAATTTCAATTTATATACTTGTCAGAAAAAACACAAAAATAAAAAGTGTTTCATATATCCCAAAAAAGGACATTCTGAAAATGTCCATTTTTGGAAAAGTGCATCCACTTTTTTTTTCAGAAAAACACAAAAAATCACTTCAGAGCATAATGCAGCAAATCCCGAATTTCTATAAATAATTTGTGACTGAAAAATTTTAATTACTTTTTTGAAAAAGGATTTAGGGGTTTTTTTTGTTAGCATATATAAAGGAAAAAGGCTAACAAAAATGCTAACTATAAAACCCCAAAAAACCCCAAGAATATATACATGTATTTGTTGTGATTTTAAATGCAGTAATAAGAAGGATTTTAATAGGCATAATTTGACTGCAAAACACAAAATGCTAATAAATGCTAACGAAAAAACCCCAAAAAACCCCAAAGCATTTATGTGTTCATGTGGTAAAGTATATAAACAAGCCCCGTCATTGACCCGTCATAAAAAGAAATGTACTTATATAGCTGAAAATGATACAGATAGTAATGAGGATACAACAGATGATGATGAACCAGAAGAAATAAAAAATACAATAAGTGAACCGTTGACTGATGCAAGTACAGTGTTAAGATTGTTAAAACAGAATGATGAGTTTAAAGAGTTAATGGTAGAACAGCATAAGGAAAATGTTGCACTGCAACAGCAGAATATGAAATTACAAAACCAGGTGTTAGATGTAGTCAAGGAAGGAACCGTAATTAATAATAACATTACAAATAACACAACAAATAATCAGTTTAATCTCAACTTTTTCTTGAATGATACCTGCAAAGATGCAATGAACATAACAGATTTCCTTGGTAATTTGAATGTGCAAATAGATGAGATAGAATATATAGGGAATCACGGGTATGTGAATGGCATGACGAAGATGATAATGAATCGTTTGAAAGATATGGACGTAACGAAGCGTCCAATACATTGTACAGATATAAAACGAGAAACAATGTACATAAAAGATGAAAACGAATGGAGTAAGGATACAGACGAGCTAACAAAGTTACGTAAGATATTAAGTCGTATAACCATGAATAATTATAGAACGGTTCCTCAATGGAAAACAGCACACCCAAAGTGTGAAGAAATGGACACTCGTGATTATAATTTCTGTTATAAAATGATGCGTGTGATATTAGGTGACGTGGAAGACGCTCAAATAAAATTAGATAATAAAATAATAAAGTCGTTATCAAAGGAATTGTATGTAGATAAAAAAAGATAGTTGTTTTGGTAAATAACAAATATAAAAACTAAAATATTATTAGAATAGCTATGTTCTCACAATTCTTTACAAGAGTCTATAAAAAGTTATCATTTGAAGATATACAATTTGCAATACGGAATAAAGATGAGTTTATAATAATAAATACATTACCAGTAACAGACCAATCATGTTTGATAGAAAATACAATATCTCATGTAGTAGAAGAACGAACATTGAATAATCTGCTTACGAATTATGGTTTAAACCAGAAGATAATTATATATGGAAAGAATAATACAGATAATACAATAAATACGAAATATGACCAATTAATGAATTTAGGGTTTCAGACGGTGTATTTATATGTAGGTGGTATGTTTGAATGGTTATGTTTACAAGACATATACGGTAAGGAAGAATTTCCAACAACAACAAGAGAGTTAGATATATTGAAATATAAACCACCACGTACATTTGGTGGGTATTTGTTGACCAGATAGCAAGACAGGTACAACGGATACTAAAAAATTGATTTACATATTAATAAATAATATGTAAATATCATTCAAATAATTTGTACAATTACAATATATCTATGTCATCCGATATGAGTCGTCCATTGATTATTGCCATAGAAGGCAATATTGGAGCAGGTAAATCAACAATAATTGATACACTCGGTAAACAGTTAGAAGGAAATAAAGAAGTAATTTTGTTAAAGGAACCAGTAGATATATGGGAAAGTATTAAAGAAACAAGTACAGGTGAAAACATATTAGAAAAATTTTATAAAGATTCAGCAAAATATGCATTTTCATTTCAAGTAATGGCTTATGTAACCCGTTTAAGTTTACTTCGTGATACAATTCGTAATAGTCCCGAATGTAAAGTAATAATTTGTGAGCGTTCATTGGATGCAGACCGTAATATATTTGCAAAAATGTTATACGATGATGGTTTAATCGAGGATATTCATTATCAAATATACTTACGGTTCTATAATGAATATGTAAAAGATTACCGTGTAGATGGAATAGTGTATATAGATGCAGACGCGGAAGTATGTTATAACCGTATAAAAAAGCGTTCCCGTGATGGTGAATCAAATATATCATTAGATTACTTGGAGAAGTGTAAAAAATACTATGATGATTGGTTGGACTCAGTAAGATTGAAGATAGATATATTAGATATAAATGCAAATTATGATACAAAATATAATATGCAAGATGAAAATGACAAGGGAGTAGAATGGTTGTCAAAGATACATAAATACATAAATGCTCGTAAGAATGCAGCAATAAAGGGAGAATGTGAAAATAAAATCCCTTTTATGAATTATGTAGAAGCGGTTATGGATACATTACGATAAACATTAATCAAATTTAACAATAATTTTAACAGTCTCTTTTTTAATGCATTTACATGCAGAAACGGATAATTCTTCTCTTTTTTTGCGTGTTTTTGCATTATCATTTTGTGGTTCAGTAATGGTTCTGCGTTTAGCTGTACTATTAAAATTATTCATATCTTGTTCAACATCCTGAAAATGAGATTGAATATAATCAATAATATTATTTTCAATAGCCCATTTAAAAAAGTTTAATTGTCCAATAGTGGTTTCCATAGATTGATTGTTATTGTATGGAATAGTAATACGGTCCCATCTACAAAAAGGGTCAAACCGTTTTTTAGAATAGGCCTTTAGTTTTAGTTTATATTCATTATAAACTTTAAAACGCGAACTATTAGTATTATTGGAAGAAGGTAACTCATAAACAGTGAAATGTTTTTTAGCATAATTGGTAACAAACCAATCAACGATTCGTAAAGACATTTTGGTATCTCCATTTATAATATTCATCATAATATGAATATTATGAGAGTCTTTATAAAAGTCAAGGAGAGTGGTCATAAGTAGGTCATTTTGTGTATGTAATTTGTTAGATCTATACATATTATAAGAAATAATGTGGTATTGTCTATACCCTTTTAATTAGGAAGTTAAAAAATTGATTATATATTATAATTATACATAGATATTAACTTAATCAAATACAATGGATTTAAAGCAGAATAAATTAAGCAAGACCGAGTGGGAATCTATCGAAAAATCGGTAGACAATGATGAAAAAAAAATATTAAAAATGATAGTAGACGGATATACAGATGTAAATATTCGTTTTAATGAAACCCAATCATTGAATAATTATACTCATTTTGAAAACGCTAGTATAGAGATGGATTATTTCTTATATAAGAAATATTTTGAAACATCGATGGTATCAAATATGAAAAATTATATAAATGGAACTCCTATGGAAAGGTACGAATGTAACATAAACTCAGGTAAGTTAAAGAAACTAAAAAGTGGTGAGATAGTTAGATTAAATATTTTGGATAAAAATATAGAATTAAATAAATCTAGTATATTTGAGTTTTTATTAATAGAATTATATACAGAATTAGTTAAACAATACAAAAAAAATAAAAATTATGCATTTTATTTATATACAATACTCCAATTGAGAAAAGCAAAAATAACAAATATAAACCGATATGTGTTGGATATAATTAACTATGCAATAGATTGTATAAATTCATCAATAGATTTAAGTAATATAATTACAAACGCGTATGCTTTTATCGAACAAAATAAATATTTACTAAAATACGAAGACCGTACATTATTTAATCATCAACGTGAATTGTTTACGATATGTAAGCAAAATGCAAATCGTGTTTCACCATTATCAGTAGAAGATGAAGAAGCCGAAGAAGAAAAAGAAGAACAAGAACTAAAGATACCCATGTTGATATTGTATACTGCTCCAACTGGAACAGGAAAAACTTTATCGCCAATTGGATTAGCATCATCAAATCGAGTTATATTTGTTTGTGTAGCTCGTCATATAGGATTAGCATTGGCAAAGTCAGCAATAACCATGGAGAAAAAAGTAGCATTTGCTTTTGGATGTGAAACAGCAGCGGATATTCGTTTGCATTATTTCTCAGCAAAAGATTATACTAGAAATAAACGTTCTGGTAGTATAGCAAAAGTAGATAACAGTGTGGGCGATAATGTAGAAATAATGATATGTGATGTTCAGTCATATATTACTGCAATGCATTATATGATAGCATTTAATGACGTTAATGATATAATAACATACTGGGATGAGCCAACAATAACATTAGACTACGAAAATCATGATTTACATGAAGTAATACATAATAATTGGAAGAACAATTTGGTTCCAACCATGGTATTGTCTTGTGCAACATTACCAACCCCGGATGAAATGCGTCCAGTATATGATGATTTTCGTTCAAAGTTTGATGAGGCAGAAATCATAACAATAACAAGTTATGATTGTAAAAAATCAATACCAATATTAGATAAAGATATGTGTTGTGTATTGCCCCATTATTTATCTGATGATTATACAAAAATATCAAGAATAGTAAATCATTGTAAGAGAAATCCAACACTATTACGATATTTTGATTTACGCGAGATTATTACATTTATTAAATATGTAAATGAAAAAGGGTATGTAAATGAAAATTATACTATAAATTCTTATTTTGATATGGATATAACAAAGATTACAATGAATAGTTTAAAAGAATATTACTTAGAAGTACTGTATTATATAGATGTTGATCAATGGAAAAAAATTTATAATTATATGAAACAAATTCGTCAACCGAGATTTAATGAACCGCGTACAAATAGATATATTCAAAAAACAAATAGTATGGGTGCAATATCATCTGCACCGAAAGGAGGAAATGTATTAACACGAACAGTAAGTACTGCAAATCATCAGCAATCAGTTTCTACTCAACAAAAAACGGTTCCAGTGGGTGTATCAATTACAACGCAAGACGCGTATACATTAACAGATGGTCCAACGATCTTTTTGACAGAGAATGTAGATAAGATTGGAAAATATTATATTGCCCTTACAAATATTCCAAAGCATAGTTTTGATGAAATCCAGCCAAAAATAGATATGAACAATAAGTTAACAGGAAGGATAGATAAATTGGAGAGAGAGATTGAACATCAAAATGAAAAGTCAAATACAAGTTGGGAGAATTCAAAAATGACGAAAGAGGCTCGTGCGTTAGACGCGGAAATAACCCGTTTACGTAAACAAGTCCAAATTGTATCATTAGAATCATTATATGTTCCAAATACATGTCCCCATCAAGGGCGTTGGACTCCAGATGGGTCAGTACATGAGAATGCATTTGTATCAAGTATAGGTGAACAGATGACTAAGGAAATCATGTTACTGGATGTAGAGATGCACATAAAATATTTATTGTTGTTAGGTATAGGTGTATTTAAACAAATCCCTGATAAGCGATATATGGAAATTATGAAACAATTGGCTGATGAACAACGATTATTTATAATTATCGCATCGACAGATTATATTTACGGAACGAATTACCAATTCTGTCACGGATTTATTGCAAAAGATTTGAACGGAATGACCCAACAGAAAACACTTCAATCAATGGGTCGCGTTGGTAGGAATAATATCCAACAAGATTACACTGTTCGGTTTCGTGATAATGAAATGATAAATAATTTATTTAAACCCCCTGAAATTAATATGGAAGCAATCAATCTGTGTAAATTATTCGCCAGTGATTAAAAACGTGAAATAAACAATAAAATAAAAAGCAAACAATAATTAGAATAAAATAACAATTTTTTATTGATATTTTATAGATAAATATGGTAATAAAATATTAAATTAAAGAGCCTTTGTGTAATCAACAACATAAGGATTTTTTTTCAATGTATACATAATATCTGGTGTATTTCTTTCCATATTGATGGTAGATTTTAATGAATTATCTGTACCAGCAAGACGTCCCATATTAGCAACATCAGGAGATCTATATGGCATATTTCCAGTAATGGAACGTGTATTTTTTAGGGATTCATCGCGTGTTTTTTCACGCATATTAATGTTACCGTTCATAATGTTCATATTACCTTTAACCATGTAACCATCAATAGTACTGGCTTTAATATCATTATTGCGTTGATTATATCCAGCTTCATATGATGTCATTTGACGTGTACCGTCACCAGCACCAGCATTACCAGTATATTGTACGGTAGTATCTTGTCTTTTGGTATCATAAGCTTGTTGTTGAGTAACTTTATATGCACCGCCTAATTGATTGGCATTAACATTCAAATGATTTTTAGAATTCTCGGTAGTCTCGCGAATAGTTGTACTTGTACGGTCAGCAGGGTTAAATATGTACGAATTAGGAACACTGGAACCAGGGTTTTGATATGGGCGAAGATTTCCAACAACATTTGTTTTGCGTGATGGACGTAAAACATCTAATAAGGGTGCAACAGCTGCACCGATACTTCCACTAACCAATCCAAAATAACCATCTTGTTTATTAGATGTACGATTGTTGGGATATGCCTTTTTGGACTTAATTCCATAATCAGATTCAGTAGCAGGATTACGACCATTTGCATTAGCCCCCGCGATAGGTACAGCTCCTAATTCAATATTATGGGAAGGCATATATTCCCCGGGTGCATAGGTAGCAGGATTTTGTGATCCAGCTGCACCAGAATAAGATGTGGTAGTTTCTGGACGTGATACATATCGGTCAATAGGAATAGAATGTAATGTTTGTCCCTTAGATGCACCAGTAGTAGTAAAAAGGCGGTCTTGTCCCATTTCAAATGTAGTGTCGGGTCTATTTTTTTCCATAACACCCATTTGTTCGGAAGTACCAATTTGTTGGATATTACTATATGCAGGACCTTCGTGTCCAAGTAATACATGTCCCGATGATTTTGGTTTTGTATCAACACGTAAATTGTCAACGCCTTTGGGTTGCCATGATTCACGCATCATCATTCCAGAGTTAAATCCATGTGCACCTTCATTAGTATAACCTAAACCTAAACCAGGAGCAACACGTTCTTCTTCAAAAGGTTTTGTATTAGCCATACGCATACTATTATTAACACGTGATTGGTAAAAATCATTCATATTAGGAGCACCATGTGCCCAGTCTTGGTTTTCATCGGGTGAAAACATAGGGGCTTGTTCTTTTTTACTAATACTTTGGGAGCCAGCACCGGAATAATTATCAAGAATACCTTCATATGATTTATCATTTGCATCAGAAGTAGTCATTTTTGCACCAAAAAAAGGTACCATATTATTGTGTTCAAAATGAGAACCAGAAACCTTTTCGCCAGTTAACGAATAGTAGGTAGTTTCATTATTTGTATTCGTATGTTTGTTAGATGCCATATTAGCATCAAAATATTTGTCAGTGTATACATTTCCGCCATTATCAAAATTATTTACTGTAGAAAGTGCAGAGGTTTGGTCAACTTCTTGACTTCTAATAGGATATTCTTCAGGAAAATTTCTATTAGGAATATTAGTGTTAGGTAATTCATTACGAGAAGTAAATGGTTCTTCATCATCATTGCCACGATTAGATTGTCCATTCATTATATACATTAATCCAAGAGCAACACCAGGTATAGCTAATTCCATTATAATATATTATATAATTATATTAATCTTATATAATATTTATTAAAAATAAACAATAATCTTATCTATATAATGTACCAGGACATTCTTGTTCTTTTCCTCCAATGCACAAAGAATGACCAGTTAAATAATAATTTTGTTGTCCAACCATAGGAATTTTGGGTGTAAAATTATCTTTTTCAATAATACGTGTTTGTATATTCTCCTCAAAATGTTTATCTAAACCATTCAATGGATTTAATAATGGTTGTTCCCATCGTGTTTGTTCTAAATCTTTATACATCCAAGCAGGATGGCTTGCACGGCTTTCTTCAACAAAAGGTTGTTCTATACGATAACTTGGTTTGGAAGAAGATGGTTGAAAATTGGAATGTTGATTTAATTTAACATTATCACGGTTTTGTGTTCTGCTAAGTCCACGTAAATCACTCTCTAAATTAACAGTATTAGTCTGTAAATTTGCTCCCCATTTTTGTAAACGAATGTGTGGGTCTTCATTAAATGGTAAGTCCATACCAGGGCCAGGTGTATTTAACATATATCTACCAGTAAAACTGCTTTCATCTATTTGTTTTTTTATTCTACTGGGGTCATCATGGAATCTTGTAAAAGACATATTAATTAATATATCATGTGAAAAAAACTTGGTATGAAATATATATAAATATTAAATAAACTATAATATAATGATGGATGTTCCTAAAATTTGTTTAAATATGATAGTAAAAAATGAGAGTGCAGTAATAATACGTTTATTAGAGTCAGTAATGCCATTAATAGATACATATTGTATATGTGATACGGGTAGTACAGATAATACAATTACACTAATACGTGAATATTGTGAATCAAAGAATATTTCGGGGAAAATAATAGAAGAGTCGTTTCGTGATTTTGGGTACAATAGGTCATATGCATTAACAAGTTGTGTAGATATGAAAAATGCAGATTATATATTATTAATGGATGCAGATATGAAATTAGAAATAAAAACAACAGATATATTGCAATTTAAACGAATGTTAATAAATGATGCATATTATGTAGTGCAAGGATGTCCAGACTTTTACAATGCAAATATACGAATAATTAGAAATGACCCAAGTTATCGGTATTGGGGTGTAACACATGAATATATAGAGTTGCCTGATAATGCAGTTATAGAAAATATATCAAAAGATATATTATTCATAACAGATTTGGGTGATGGAGGATGTAAAGAAAATAAATTTAAAAGGGACATAGAATTATTGATAAAAGGATTGGAAATTAACCCGAATAACCCGCGATATTTATTCTATTTGGCTAATAGTTATCGTGATTCAAATGAGTATGAGAAGGCAATTGAAATATATATAAAACGAATTCAAGTAGGTGGATGGTTACAAGAAACATGGCATTCTTATTATTCAATAGGTAATTGTTATATGAAGTTAAACCGTTATGAACCAGCAGTGTTTTATTGGTTAGAGGCGTATCAAATCATGCCAACACGTATAGAGAACCTATATAAGATAGTGAATTATTATAGGCGAACAGAACGTTATGCATTGGCATTATTGTTTTATGAAGTTGCTGATAAAATACGATTAGAGAATCCTCCATTAAATCATCTTTTTTTAGAAAATGATGTATATGAACATAAATTAGACTATGAGATATTCATTCTTGGGTATTATACTAATATGAATAAACATGCAATGATTAATATGTGTATGAGTTTATTAAATAAGCGAAATATTAATACAGCAATTTATAACAATATAATGTTGAATTATAAACATTATTGTCCAATGTTAACAAAACATGATTTATCTTATGATGAATTGAATGAAAGAAAAAAAAGTTTATTAGATATATTAAATAATATAGGAAATGAATTAATGAAAGAAAAAACAGACATGTATTCAAGTACACCATCTATTTATATGAAAGACTCTACTGAAATATATGTATGTAAACGGTATGTAAACTACACGATAGATGCAGAAGGTAAATATATAAATCAGGAAAATATAATAACAATAAATATATTTGCTATACTGAAAATGAAAGAAGATGTATGGTCTATTATTCATGAATGTGTAATGGATTATAATAAAGAACATGATGATATGTATATTGGAATGGAAGATGTGAAATTATTTGTTAATAATAATATTATTGAATACAGTGCAAATCGTGCAACAATTGATACTCTAAAATGTGTAGAACATGGAATATATGATATTAATAATAACAAGATTATTGAATCCAATATATTAAAGTATTCAAAACGAACAACAGCAGAGAAGAATTGGGTAATGTTTAATTCAGTAGATAACACACGTAAATTTATATATAAATGGAATCCAATAACAATATGTGAAAAAAATGAAAATGAATTACATGTAATAAATGAAATACCAACACCGCGTTTATTTAAACAAATACGTGGGTCAAGTAATGGTGTTTATATAGATGATGAATTGTGGTTTTTATGCCACTTAGTGAATCATGAAACCCGTAGACATTATTATCATATGTTTGTAGTTATAGGTAAGGAATCAAATGAATTAATTAAATATACTCAATTATTTACGTTTGAAAAAGAAATAGTAGAATATTCATTAGGTTTTGTGTATGAAAAAAAGGATGACCAACTTTTAATAGGATATAGTACGAATGATAATGCAACAAAATATTTAATTATTGGAAAAGATATTATCAATGAGATGATGATAACTCATTCTCAATAGAATCCGTATTATTGTTGCATGTTATATCAAGTGGATTTAATGGCGAAGTTTTACAAAGACCAAATGTACGTCTATGAAATCTTGTAATACCATGTTCGCGAATACCATCCAAATGCAGTTTAGTCCCATATCCCATATTTTTACAAAATCCGTATTGTTCATCTAAAAATGGATATTTTTGACATAATTCCAAAACATAATTATCCCTGGATGTTTTTGCTAAAATACTTGCAGCAGCAATAGCCATGTATTTGCCATCACCCTTTTCAACAGTAACGTGTGGAAGTTCAATGATACATTGTTGTTCTTCATTATATGAACGGAACGGTGTAAAATAGTTGCCATCAATAACCGCCATAAAATTTTCCATAGATAGTGGTTGACCGCCATTAATTGTATTTAATTTTTGAATAATTTCCCGAATGCAATTATGCATACCATGCATAACTGCCTGTAAAATATTAATTTCATCAATTATTTTAGGTTCTTCATATGTAACATGCCAAGCAAGAGCATTATTTTTTATATATTCAGCAGTTTCATTTAATTTTTTTTTTGAAGAGAATTTTTTACTATCTTTAATATTTGTTCCATCAAATAGTGATGGTTCTTTAGGTAAAACTACACATGCTATATAAACTCTTCCAAATAAACACCCTCGTCCTGCCTCATCGATAGATAATTCAAATGGTACCGCTTCATTATAAAAACGTGTTAGTAAAACTGGTTCTTTCTTAGGTTTACTCATAGATATAAATTAAAAATAACGGTTGGTATATAAATATATCAATTTTTTATTGCATAATAGTGTTATATATATTTTCGCGGCATACTGTATATTTATAATAATGAAATTTTCATCATTAACTATTTTTCTAATTTTGTTAATACTTTTAGTAATTACAGTATTAATATGTAGATGTTATCAATCATACAGTGAAGGTATGGCTGCATATAATTATAATCTGGATACAGGCTCATCTCATAAGATAGTCAATTATTCAAATAAGAATGAATTAAATAAAATTTATGATACTATCTATTTTGATAATACGAATGGTAGTTTGGTAGAATTAGATGTATCTTCAAGTTACGTATCAACTGCTGGTACACCAGCAGTACCAGCAGTACCAGCAACAGATACAACCGCAGAAGTGCCAGCAGTACCAGCGGTAGCTGGAACAAATAATGCAACCACTAATAGCAACGAGATAAAAAAATTACACATTCTTACACGTGGTGGTACATCTACATCAACATATAACATAGAAGACGCGAATACTGTAATATCTCCTGCACCAGCAACAAGTATGGAGAATTCAATGGTATCTGCTATATACAATACAGTTGGTACAAACTCAGGAAACAGTTACAATGTACTTGTGTTACCATGGCATACAAATACTTACCTTCATGTTATGGAAACATCTCCTGGTTCAGCAGCAACAACAGATCCAGTATCAAGTGGAGGAAAACCAAAAAATATGGTTACTGCTGCACTTACATATGCAACATCTCATATGGAATACTTATATAATCATTATGTAGCAGACCCCAACGATACAAGTCATACAGATAACGCAACAACAAAACAAAAAGAGGAAAGAACGTTTAATATAGAAAACTCTTATGTAGATAATGATGCAAATAACAATAAGATGGTACAAGAACCTATGTATAATACAACTCGTAAAGTATATCAATTAAGTGAGTATGTGAAATATGATATTAGCAATGCAAGTCTATTAGTATCTTCTGGAGAAGGTTCAAATAAACAAATAAAGATAGTGAAGAGAGGTGGAAATACAGAAACATTATCTAACCCCAATTCAACTGGTGAAAATACCCATGGAAATGATGATAGTGTAGCAAATACAAGTTTTGTTCCTCGCATTATCCATGATATGTGTGGTCAAAATATGATATTGTATATTGAAAATGCAAAGAAGACATTAGTAGCATTAGTAAATAAAAATAGTGATGGTGATATGACTTTACGTAATGTAAAGAGATTTACAGAACAAGGTGTAGACACAGCACAACCCGATGCAGGTGGAGACCCTGACACTGATAGTGAAGAAACAGATAGTAACAGAGAATCCAGATATGATTATTATGATAGCATATTTAATGGTACTGGAGATGGAGTAGATAGTAATGCATTAGATAGATATATGTTAAAAACTCAAATAGTACCACCAGTATGTCCAGCCTGTCCATCATGTAATTATAATTCAGGTACATGTAACTCATGTGGTGGAAAGGGCGGGTCAGGAACACAAGATGCAAGTGGTAAAAGTGTAGTAAAAGAAGAGAAGAAAACCCCAGTTAAAGATGCAGTAGGTGCAGTTGGTAATGTAGCATCTGGTGCAGTAGGTGCAGTTGGTAATGTAGCATCTGGTGCAGTAGGTGCAGTGGGAGATGTTGCAACAGGAACCGTAGGTGCAGTAGGTAATGTTGCAACAGGAACCGTAGGTGCCGCAGGAGATGTTGCAACCGGTGCAGTAGGTGCCGCAAGTAATGTAGCCACAGGCGTATTGGGTGCAGTAGGTAATGTAGCAACAGGTGCGATTGATGCAGTAGGAAATGTTGTAGGTAGTACAGTAAATGCAGCAGGTCAAGTGGTGCCTGATGGACAACGAAGTGCAGGTACAACAAACGCGGTAGCAGGTCAACAAGTTCAACAAGGTCCTATCACAGGAAATACAGGTATGACTGACCCTTATTCTTACTATGGTAGATTACCATCAAAACCGAATGGTGATTATATTCCCAGAACAGCGGATTTCAGTAATTTCTCACGTTAATAAATAAATTTGAATAATTTTATGGTACATAATATTATTCGTTTGAATCAAGTTAAATGATTATGATATATATATAACAATACAATGGAAGAAATTGATACAAATAAAATATTCAATAGACAAGAAATTTCCAATGAAATAAGGGATCATTTGATACAATTTGATGAACGTATCAAGAATATAAATTATAAAAAAGGTATATACATATATGGTACTCCTGGTTGTGGAAAAACAGAATTTGTTAATAAATTGTTAAAAAATTTGGATTATGATATGGTAAAATATGATGCAGGTGATGTAAGAAATAAATCATCAATAGATACAATAACAAGTCATAACATATCAAACCGAAATGTGTTAGATATGTTTACAAAGAAGGTCCGCAAAATAGCAATAGTAATGGACGAAATAGACGGAATGAATAATGGAGATAAAGGTGGTATAACGGCTTTAATAAAATTAATTCGGCAGAAAAAAACAAAAAAGCAACGATTAGAGAATACATGTTCACATCCAATAATTTGTATAGGAAATTATTACATAGACAAGAAAATAAAGGAATTAATGAAAGTATGTAATGTATTTGAATTACAAACACCAACCAATAATCAAGTAAATAGAATATTAACCCATGTAATTCCAGATTATACAGATATGGCGGGTAATGATATAAATGAAATATTGATGTATATTCAAGGTGATTTACGAAAATTACGTTTTGTATGTGAGTCAGTAAAAAAACAACCAGATATTCTAAAGAGTGGTAAGTTGATGGAATTATTTCGAACAAAATTATATGATGAAGATTCTAAGAAGATAACACAATCATTAATTATGAAAAATGTAACCTTTAAAGAACATGAACATTATATGAATGAGACGGATAGAACAATTGTAGCATTGTTATGGCATGAGAATTTGGTAGATGTATTATCAAAAACAGATGTAAAAATAACATTTCCTTTGTATTATAAGATATTAACACATATCTGCATAGCAGATTATATAGACCGTATTACTTTCCAAAAACAGATATGGCAATTTAATGAAATGAGTTCATTAATAAAAACGTTCTATAATAATAAGATGTATCATGATACAATTACTGATAATAGTATAAAAAAATTACCAGATATAAGATTTACAAAAGTGTTAACAAAATATTCAACAGAATATAATAACATATTGTTTATTTATAACTTAACTCAACGATTGAATTTGGATAAAAAGGATATAATAGCATTATTTCAAGAATTACGACTGTATTATGGAGATGATTTGCTTACAAATGTGGATCATATAAATGAGATAGAAGAAATGTTTGAACCATATGGGTTATCCAAATTAGATATAAAACGTATATATAGGTATTTAGATCGTACTGTAAAGAAAGATACATTAATATTACATGAGGATGATTTGGAAATAGAATAGAATAGAATAGAATAGAATAGAATATATATTACATAATAATATGTAATATATAAAAACATAAGGTTATTATGGTATTAATTTTTTTGTTTCAATAAGAGATTTCTCCATAGTTATAATAACATTATGTAAATGATTATATGCATTTTGAATTTGAGAGTTTTGTTGCATTAACTCTTCATTTTTCTGTTGTAATTGTTTTATAAATTGTACAATTTGTTGGTGATTTAATTCTATAGGAGGCTGTCCATCTCCCTGTTGTAACATAATAGGACCATTTTGCATTTTGTCAATAGCTTCAGCTCGTTCCTTCTTTATTTTTTGAATTTGGGTTAATACATCAGGTTTCATCTTAGGTAATCCAGGTTCATAATTATCTAATAATTTATCAATATCTTCTAAAAAGAATTTTTTAACATTAGATTCGTGGTCTTGACGAATAAACATATCAACCGTTTTAGGTGATTCTTTAAAATAATCGGGATGTGATGTTTTAAACATTTCACGTTTATCAAATGTATTATGTTCATGTGAAAATACTAAAATCGTTTTTAATGGGTCAAATTGAACAAATGGTACGGTATATCCTTTAAGAAATTCACGTTCTTCAGCCAAAGCAGCAGTGTCATTATATTTGGTGTCTTCCAATAGCTTTGTTTTAAATGCAAATGTACCAGCAGTAGCATGATTTGGTCCATATGGTCCAGCCTGAATCATTTTATTCATGGTTTTAAAATATAAATAAATTTCACTTGTTCCACCACACATAACTTTGTCATCTTTGAGTAACATTTCAACAGAATGAGATACACGTTCAGGTGGATAATAATCATCGTCATCCATATAAACAATAATAGAACCCTTAACATGTTTATGCATATAGTTTCGTTTTGCTCCTAACGTTAATTTTTTATCAAGTTCAAAGTACCTGATTTGTGGAATATCAGAGGTTTCTATTAAATCCTTAATTTTATCGGTACCATCATCAACAATAATCCATTCTATGCGATGTTTTGGGTAATCTTGATTCTTAAAACATTCAAACATAGTTTTTATAAACGGACGACGGTTGAATGTGGGTGTACATATAGAAACAAATGGATATTTTTTGTTATATTCGGTTTTATTTTTATTCTTCTTATTTGTCATATATAAAGTGTAAGTGGATATATTTATATTTATATGTACGTAATTAATTTGTTATAAACAAGTGTGCTTATAACAAAAATATAGTTTTACCAAGTTTAAATTACGGAAATGGAGAACCTGACATAATTATTTAAAAACAGTTAACTTATACTCGATTTAGAGGGTTAATCGTATCCGGATTGGTGGTATTAGTAGGTTCTGTAGTACCTAAAGGACTACTATCAGTATCTGGTGATTTATTCAACTTATAATGTCTAATAACACTTGTTATAACCATGACTATAAAAGCAATACTCGTCAAAGCAGCAAAGAAAATCAAAGGAAATTTAGTAGGTGCAAGAGAAGACATATTGATAGCTAATACAACAGTGATACATGTTAGCATAATTGTGTAAATAATTTTGAGTAAATGTTCTTTAAAATAATCTAAAAAGTTAAAAATAATAGATAAGAATGAGTATAAGAATGCCAATAAATTACTAGAGTTACATAAATCATCTTCTTCAAAACCAGCTTTAGAAGAACGAATATGTTTATCAATATCGTTTATAGATTCCATACTGAAAAGAACATCAGTAAAATCCCATTTACCCCAAGTCAATCGTGAAAAGAATGACATGTATATTAAATATATTCCACAACCGATAGCTCCTGCGGGAACACTAATAAAGAAAGTTATTATAGCTCTAATAACAAATTTAAATAATGCAACAAAAGGATTAGCTGTAATGATACTAATCGCATTTTCCACACCTTCTGCATCAGGTGTTAAGTTTAAGCTAAATGATGAAGAAAAGAAAAGAATGACTATAATAAACACCATAAAATTAATAAGCATGTTTCCAGTAGGGTTTTTATGTACATTAAATAAGTCAATAAAGAAATTTTTAAATGATATTGCGAAATTTTTGGTGCAAAATAAACAGACAAAATACAACAATAAAAAGTTACAAGTGCCGTTAAGGATGCCTGCCGTTTTGGGTACAATTTTTAATAATACCCAATCTAACATTTCAGGGAACCAAAAGGCAAATTCAAAAAAATATACAAAAGTACGAATAAACGGATTTTTTTTTCCTGTTTCCTTATCTGTAAATTTTTTAAGTAATGCCTCTTTTGAAAAAGATGGTATATGAATATCATTACGTGGGTCTTTTGCAAAATAAATAGCGAAATACCAATTATAAACCATAATAGAACTAACAAATGCACATTCTAACCATACGATGGAATTACGTACTAAAATAATATCATCATTTCTTGCTGCCGATTTTTTATTATAAGTATCATCTTCACCAACAAGAAGTTCTGCCAAATAAGTATTATATTTATTGATTTCGTCATAAAATTTAGATACTACATCTGTCATTTGTGTTTCGTCTTTTGCGTATGTTATATCATTTTGTGCATCACCTCCCTCATATTCATGGTCTTCAAATTCATGGTCTTTATAATCAATGTCTTCAAATTCATAGGCTCCTTCAACAACCGGTTTATCTTTACTGAAAATAAGATTTTTTATATATTGAAACGTAGATGTTGACGGTTTATCATTTACAGTATTATCGGTGTCAGTTAGTATAGGTTTATCATTCGTTAAAACATCAAGTTCTTTTACTTTCTTATAATTATTTTTCATTTTCTTTTTTTTTATTTTTTTTAACTTATGAATCATATGTTCACTTTGAAAATCACGAATATCTGCATTATTGTTATTGCTAAAAGACCTATTTAAATCAGGTTTTTTATCTATACTTTTTATATTGTTATTTTCTATAATATCTATATTATCAATATTATTTTCCATAAGGTGATGTCGTATATATAATAGCAATTATATATATTCTGTTATTTTTTACTCAAAATATGAAACATATGCTATAAAAATAATATATTAATCAAAAGTATATAACGAAAAATGCAGTATTATCTTGAATATAACATACCACAATTTCCACCAATAAAAGATAAAACATTATAACGTTCTTCATATAAAGTCAAATTATAATTGTATTCAAATAATCGCCAATTAGATTTACGAACACCAATGGGTTCACCGAATTCAGCATCACATATAATATCGTAACTTGAATTTACATAATCAATAGAGGGAGAATATGTATTAATTTCAAGCTCAATTGTTTTGAATTTACTTAGATTGATTGCACCTGTAGGTTGATATTCGTGTGGACTTGTATTTAAACAGAAATTATAACAATATAACCCTTCTTTCGCGGATCCTCCAGTACGTGTATATTTTTCAACAAAGTCGTAAACACCTCTGGTTAATGTATTTTCTCTATAAGCTCCATCTAATAAAATACCCATAGTTTCTAAAATATCTTTACGGTTTTCATTATGATAAACACCCGTAATTGCGATACCACTATTCGTAATATTATTAACTCCTGGATGAATACCAATACCATACGATAAATCATATTCCATACCAAGTAAGGGTTCATTTGGTGCTAATGTGATATTAGATGGTAATTTATCATATGGCCAGTTGGTATAATTGCTCCATTCATTACGTAAATTTACGTCATTGCGTTGTAAAAACCACATCCAACTGGAAACCATACCATTTGAGTTGACTTTAATGCGTTTAGAGCCAGTAACATTTTCATATTTGTGTTCAAACACATCCTTCACGAGATACACATGGTCATCTTTAGCAAAAACTTGTGTTTCTTCTTTAGATAAAAAGCAATATGTGGATAATAAATGAATATCAGCGTTCCAAGTTGATACTTGATTATCATAATCACTTGGTTCAATAAAGCCAGTAGGAGGTGTTTGTAAGAATCGGTATGGTTGAAATCGGGCTTGATTGAAATCGGGCTGTATATAAGGATAATTATACTCAACATCAAAAACATCTCGTATTTGGAATAATTCTTGAATGGGTCTCATAGTAACTGAGACAACTAATTCATTGTATTGTAGTGCAACTAATGGAAAAGCACATGTACTGTTTAATGTAAACCAAGTATTAATAGGTATATAAAGGTTGCGTCCTCGTATGGATGGTTCAGCTCCATTAAGGTCAGGTGTGAATGATGCGGATGGATATGTATTACTGCGTCCATGAGCATATGCGGGGTCATTTAATTCATTAATATTACCAGTCATATTGTTAAATAATTCCTTTTTTTCAGCAGAAAAATCACGGTCAACCATTGCTGCCATATATTCACCAGTATATCGTTGTAACGTTAAAGACCCACAAGTAATAGTAACTTCTTTAATCATGTGAGTTCCAATATTTTTAATCCATTTAAATTCATACGGAGCCCATTTATAACCAGTATCTTGCGTAGGAGGATAAATTGGACTCCATATATCAGGTAATGCAACAACAATATAGGTGTCCATCAATAAATCAGCATAACGTGGAATTTTAAACGTAAATGTAGACTGTTCTGCCTTTCGTAAATCACGTTGTCCATCGTAATCTATTCTAAATTTTTGTAGGCCAAAGTTGCTGTACTTTGCATAGGTAGCTTTGAAAAATGTTTTACATGGGTCACCTGTTAAAAAAATATTATTTGCACCGACAGCGACTATATTTAGTAATCCACCAGCCATTGAATAAGTTATATACTATATTTTTATTATATTTGTTTATATATACATAAAATATAAAGATGATTAATAATTTCCATTTGATCCTATTAATTATTTCAATAATACTAATAATTTATTTGATATATAATTTGAAATATAAACGACGTATAATATTGAATAATTTAGATACAAAATCGACAGAAGGGTTCTCAAAAACGGTAGAAGGATTTGAACCAGCAGAGAGTGAGATTAAAGGCGTAGTAGCTAAATACAATGAGTTCAACAATATTCAAAGTATATCTAATAAATATGCGAAAATGCCATTACATGAATATTGTATAAAAGCGTCTTATAACTCAGCATGTAGTGGTAAATATATTAGTGAAAATATGGTAAAAGAGGTATTAAAGCGTGGTTGTCGTTTTTTGGATTTTGAAGTCTTTCATATAAAAGAAAATAATATTTTCAAACCAATGGTTGCAGTATCAAGTGATAAATCCTATATATTATTAGATTCAAAGAATAGTGTATTGTTAGATAAAATATTGACGACTGTTGCAACAAATGCATTTTCACAAGGTTCTCCAAATAATAAGGATCCTGTATTTATTAATTTACGAATAAAATCAAAAGATTCTAATATATATCATGCAGTAGCAAGTTCAATTGATGCAACATTAAAATCTGTGATATATAATGATAAAATTACTAAGGAAACAAAATTAAAGGATGTTATGGGAAAAGCAGTAATAATAATAGATAAAACAGTAGAATATGATTATAGTCAATATGCATCATGTACAGAAGGAGCAAAAAACTGTTATGATTTAACAAAGTATATGAATCTTGAAAGTGGTAGTGAATATTTGAATTTGTATCATTACACAGATTTATTGGGTCATGCCAAAAAACCAGTATTATTAAAAGATGATAACATACATACAACATCAAAAAATATGAAAATGACAATACCAGATATAGTAATAAATAAAGCAAATCCATCTTATAAAGAATTTATAGTAAATCATGGATGTCAAAATTTATTATGTCAATTTCAAATAGTAGATGAAAATTTTATTAAATATGAGGAGTTTTTTAATGATATGAATAGTGGTATAGTTCCACTTTCAAGTGCATTAAAATATTTTACTAAGTAAAGCTATTACAAGATGGTTTAGTAATATTATTTCTAATTATATTATATTATAAATAATATGGGTGGACAAACTAAAAAGAAGACTTCTAATAAACCGAAAAGAAAATTTAATACAAAATTATGTGAAGATGATATGACATTTGAAGATTGTGAATTAACAATATTGCGTCATGCTGTGGATGAAACTGAGAAATTACAAGGGCGTAAAAAGGTTAACAGCAAGGATATTCAAAAAATGTTAACAATAGTGGAGGATTTTATTATCAAAAAGAAGTTGATATGTTATGGTGGAACTGCCATTAACAATATTTTACCAACATATGCACAATTTTATAAAAGAGATATAGAAATACCTGATTATGATTTTTTTTCGGCGAATGCTTTAGAAGATGCCAAAGAACTCGCAGATATATATTATAAAGCGGGATATACGGAAGTAGAAGCAAAGTCAGGCGTTCATTATGGTACATTTAAAGTGTTTGTTAACTTCATTCCAATAGCTGATATTACGTATTTACATAGTGAAATTTATAAATCAATATCAAAAGATGCTATACAAATAGCAGGTATAAAATATGCACCTCCTGATTATTTACGAATGGCGATGTATTTAGAATTGTCAAGACCTGCAGGTGATGTATCTCGTTGGGAAAAAGTGTCAAAAAGATTAAGTATATTGAATAAATATTTTCCAATGAAATTAGAGAAAAATTGTTTTGCGGTTGATTTCACAAAGAAAATTGATATATCGTTGGAAAACGAAGAACGACTACATTTATTAATGCGAGATATTTTTATAGATAATAGTTCCGTATTTTTTGGCGGATATTCAACTCATTTATATGCAAATCATATGCCAGAATCCAAAAAGAACTTAGTGGACTCAATCCCCGATTTTGATATTATTTCGGATGATCCAGATAAATGTGCATTAATCGCGAAAGAGCGTCTCCAAAAAGAAAATTTCAAATCTGTGAAAATAATAAAACATAAGCCAATTGGTGAAATTATTCCCCGACATATAGAAATAGTTGTTGGTAAATATAGTATGGCATACATATATGAACCAATTGCTTGTCATAGTTATAATGAGGTTACGATAGATGGAAAGCAGATTAAAATTGCAACAATAGATACTATCTTAGCTTTTTATTTAAGTTTCTTATATGCAAATATGCCACATTACAATAAAGATAGATTAATGTGTATTGCTATGTTTTTATTTCAAATGGAACAACATAATCATCTGGACCAACGCGGTATATTAAAACGCTATAGTATAGATTGTTATGGTAAACAAGAAACATTGGAAGATATGCGTTCAAAGAAAACAGAAATGTTTAAAGAATTGAGTAATGACAGAACTACAAAAGAATATCAAATGTGGTTTTTAAGATATGCACCCAATGATAACTCTAACAAAAAGAAAGAGAAAAATGTAGATAAAACTGTAAAAAGTAAAACTCGTAAAAATATAAAAAAGGAAACACCGCAAAAAGAACATCCAATTTTAGCTTTAATAAAGAAACAAGCTATATAATGTAAAAAATTGATAAAAATGTAATACTTAAATGGGTATTATATTTTTAACGATGAGTGAATTTAATGAAAAGCAAGAACAACCCAAAATAGAAACAGTTGATAATGAAACGGTTAATACTTATGATATGAATTTAAAAGAACGTATATCATGGGCATTAACGAAACCATCAAACGTTATAAAAAAACCTGATATATCTATTGCACAACAGAAAAAGGAATTACAAGAAAAAGAAAAAAAATGGGGCAATGATATGATAGGACAAATAAATAACGGACAATGGACAACCTTATTGGGTGAAAAACTGGTATTTGATGTTTTAAAAGCACGTGGTGAGAATCCAAGAAAAGTAATTCGCATGGATGGATTTGAACCAGACTGGGAAACAGATGAATATGTGTATGAAGTAAAAACATCTAATTGGTGGGTATCTGGAACAGCAGGAGAAAAGGTATATGGAACATTTATTAAATACCAGAATATACCTGAATTGTATGGAAAGCCGCTTAGGATTGTGTGTGTAGCATATCAAGAAGAAGAATTAACGAATGGTAAGACAAGATATTTTGGTGAAAATATTACAAAAAAAACACAACTTATATTGGATATAGCAAAATCATGGGGTATTGAATACATTCGTTTTAGTGATTTGGTAGCACCTATAATGTAAATATAATAATTTAATAATTTTTAATAATAACTTCTTTCGCTTTTGCATCAGGGTTTTTAGAATTAATAGACCTTTTACATAAAATAGATATTGTATTATATTTTTTATTTGTGAAGTTTTCACGTACTAATTCTACATCTGCGTTACTTAGCATTATCTTTTTATTTGTATCAGTTAAACCGTGAATTAATTTAAATAATTGGTTATGATGGTCAAGATTAAATCCATTTTCCGTATATCCTACAAATGACTTATCAGTTTCTGGAGCATATGGAGGGTCAAGATATACAAAATCATTGGGTTCTACAATTGTTAGTGATGTATTAAAATCATAGCATTCAAATATTACATTTTGAATTAAATCATGTATTTCATCCAAATGTGTTTTATTAATGATTTCTGGATTCTTATAATGTCCAAATGGAACATTAAACCCATTTGGTCCAACTCTAAATATACCTCTAAAACAGGTTTTATTTAAGAATATAAACATAGCAGAACCTAATATACTATTTTTTTCATCTAATTTATTATATTCACTTCTTATCCAATAATAATAATTTTCTTTCAAATCTGTTGCTTCTTCAATGTTAGCTGGTTTTCGGTTTAGTTCACCATTGCCACATTTATTAAATTCTTTTATAATGTTTTGCAATTGTTCGTATAATTCATTATGATTATTTTGTATATTTTTGTAGATATAGATTAATGGTTCATTCAAATCATACGCGTGTATATTACCATGTATTTTTATAATTCCATTTTTTACATAGGTTAATAATGCTAATAATACACTACCTCCTCCTAAAAATGTTTCACGATAATTATTAATTTCAACAGGAAAGTCGGCAATCAGTTTATCTATTATTTGGGTTTTACCCCCAACCCATTTCAAAATAGGTTTGGGAATATGTATTTTGTCGGTATGGATATTGTTAACAACCTTATTAACAGATTTGTTCATTCTTAGTTATATATAATTATAGAATTATATATATATCAATTTTTTAAATATTAAAATGTTATAATTCACTAATAAATGTTGTAGTTTTGTATACAGAATAATATAATGATCCAAACAGACAACTTTTAAATATGAGTCCCATCATATTAAAGTTACCATCATCGTGGTGTAAGGATAAAAATGCGAATTTTTTAAAAATCATAGTATTTACAATAGGAAGTTGAAAAAAGAAAAACAAAATGGCTATGAATATAGGCACCTGGATATCATTGAATATAGAATCCCAATGATTATATTGTCGTTGTTTTTGTTCATATTCTTTTAAATTTTTTTCGGTAGTATCATAATGGTCTTTGACATAATCACGTTCAACGTCATGTTTTGGTATATAATTAGGTTGTACCCCTTCATCATTTGAATAATGAATCGTATTTTTAGGTATATCACGTGACGGTAAACGATGGTGTTCCATACTTTGCAATGCTTCCATAGATTGTTGTTGCATAGGAATTTGTTGTTGTTGTTGCATAGGAATTTGTTGTTGCATATTCATTGATTGAGATGGAGCATCCATAATTGGGTTATTTGCCGATACACCGTATGGATTTGGATGTACATTAATGGGTGTATAATTGGTCGGTGTTTCACCATCAATCTTACTTTGTTTAGTATTTGATATGCTTATGGTAGTAGGTGGTATATTACTTGCATAAGCAGTAGTGGCTTGTCTTGCATTTGCATCAGTAGGTAAATCGGCAATGCGAGTAGTATTTTCCATAAACTATACAATAATAATTATACCAAATATTGTATAGTTTAACGAATATAATAAACAATGTTTTGCTAAAGAAATAATAGTTTTAATTTTCTTTTGCGTCTTTGTCCATTAAATCAATTTGTCTTTTTGTAGTATCGCATTTATCAGTACGAGTACTATATTTATAGCATTTTTCTCCATGTTTGTATATTTTATCTTCTAAATCACTAATAATGGGTCCATTAAAACGTATACAACTCTTATCTGTGCAGACCTTTCGAAATAATGTAGCCACACCTAAACCTAATATGATAGAAATAAATATGCGACCTAAATCTGTATATAGTAATCGTTTAAAGTTCATAGTATATATTATACATGTGGAAAATATATACTGTAAAATAGGTTACTTATTGTTGTACTGGTACTTTTGATATATCATTTGGGTCAGTAGGACAAGTAACTTCTTCCTGTGAAAAAGAAAAACAGGTATCAGTTTTGTCTTTATATTGTAATAAACTAACATTTTCGGGAGTAGGATATACATAAACTGTTCTTAAATCAGGCATAGATATATATACTGCAAATAATCCAATGATTAAACTTAATACAAAAAAGCGGGCATCAATAAAACTAAATACGCTCATTATTATTATATAGTACTATGAGAGAAAAGATGTATAATTATACTTTCTTCTTTTTTTTCTTATTTTTCTTATTTTTCTTAGCTTCTTCCTTGGCAACTTTTTCAGCATCTTCTTCTTCTAACATTTTTTCTATATCTGGATGAATGAATGATTTGCCTTGATTTTCGTCTCCATCTAACTTAAATACCATATGGTGAGGGTCATCAGTAGCGACTAAATATTGTTTTTGTAACGCGACTTGTTCTCTACGTCTTTGCATTGCTTTCTGGAATTCGGCTGCCTTTTCTTTTTGCATTTTATCTTTACGTTGTTCCGCACGTTCCTTCATTTTGTTTTTATTTTCTTCTCGTTTTAGCATTTGATTCATTTTATTTTTATCAAATTTTGCGGTTTTACCTAATCCCATACTCTTTGACATAGTTTCAAACATCTCTTTCATATTGTCCATACCACCCATTTGTTTCATTTGACTCATCATATCACCAGCCTCTTTCATAATTTCATCTTTGGAAATGGACCCATCTTTCATTTTGGTATCAAGTTTTGTACTAACTGTTTTTATCAATTTTGATATTTTTGCTGGATTTTTCATCAAGTTTTTTATTACATCTTGAGGATTGGCTGTATTATCCATATCATTTCCTAAAACGTCCTTAAAATCGTCTGCAATCTCCTCTGCCATTTCTTTTGCTAATGCTCCAATCTTACCATCAAATAGTGTTTTTAATGTATCTTGTAAATTGCTGATATCAGGCATGCCTTTTATATTGGGCATATTCTTGAATATATTTGCAAATGGATCACTACCTCCTTCATTGGATTCTTGTTTCTCCCCTTCATTGGATTCTTGCTTTTCACCTTCATTGGTAGAAGAATCGGGTGTTGGGATATTTTCAAAAAATCCAGTTAAGTTCTTCATAGTTTCATTTAATTTTGATTGTAGTTCATTTTCATCTATTCCTGCAAATAAATCTGCTGTTTCTCCAAACTCAGTTTTATCATCAATTGAACCAACAACTGTAAATAACATAAGTTGTAAGTATTTCCAAATAATTTTCTTACTATTTTCACTCAACCCTTCGCTATTAAAAATCAAGCGAAAACTCATATTCGGAAAAAAATATACGTCTTGATCACTACCTTCTACAAAAATTTCTTCATTTTGGTATAAAATATCAAAAAAGCGTGCAGGATACACTTTGGAACAAAAATCAAATAATTTTTCTAAATCTTCATCGGATGTATCTTCATTTCCCCATTTATCCCACATATGGGAATACTCTGGAAATGCTACCGATAAATCACGAGTAAAATCACTAACTAATACGCGGAAATTGGATGGAACTTTGGTATCTTCAGATGACATTTATATATATAAATTATGTTATTTAAATACTTTTTATGCTATACTAATTTATTATAGGTACATTTAATCATCTTCATCTGGCATTAAAATAGAACTGGTTGTATTACGAATAGCGGGTGTACTATAACAAGAATGTTCATTATCATCCATATTGAAATCGTTTATAGATAAATCTGGAACTTGTAAATCAGGTAAGTCAAAATCAAATACATTTGTTCCTGTTCTTCGTTCCCATAATGGTACTGAGCCATGCAAATTATTATAACGACGCAATAAGGGTCTTGGTGGTATATCAAAATCGTCATTAATATTACATTGAATTAATTGATTACCTGGTGTATATGCTTGTTGACAACCTTGTGAACAGTGTCTACCAAGTATATATATTCCACCTTCCATATTACCTACATTCCAATAAGCAAGATATAAATCATTCATTAGTTGTTTAATCATTTTATCATTAGATAGGTTGTTTTCCTGTGTATATGTACGTATAATACGAAATAAATCGCGGATTCGGGTTTTGATCATATCAAATACATTATTATTAGAATGTATGTCAATATGAGTTGCTACATGTAATACCTCTAACACACATTGACGAAATGCATATTTAATAATAGTATAATCGTGTATTATGTTACCATTATTATCCCATAATTCAGGTAATCTGTTTACTTCTTCTTCCAGATATAGCATATCAGTATTATCTTCATTATCATAGTAACCAGTTACTGTAGCAGTCATGGAACTTGGTGTATGTGTTTTAATATGATAAGATTTACTCATGTCACCTATAAGTGTATTTTCATGAAAGGAAGATATCCATTCATTAGTAAGCCAGTTATATATAAAACCATTTTCAATATGAATATTAACATTATGTAGACAAGGATATAATACCTTGTGTAAGGATTCACCGTAGACAATATGTGATTTTTCTATATTATCAATGAAATGATATTCACTATTTTGTAAATTGCTTATTTCACATAGTAATTTTGCATTATGATCCATTCCAAAACCGATATTTATTGATAAATAATCGTCTGCTATGCAATCAATGAGTTCAGTTGATGTAGTTGCACCATCATTCGGTTCACCATCTGTCATAAATATATGTACATATGAGTGTGTTGGATTCATTTCTGCATATTCATTCATACTTCTTCTTGCTGATTTCAATGCTGCTTCAATATTGGTAGTTCCATCTGCATCAATTGTACGTAAAAGTGTTAACATTTGTTCTACAGATTGTGGTGTTACTTTCATATGAGGGATTAATTCATGTACTTCAGTATTAAATGTATTTACTTGTATATAAATATCAGCTTCTTGTGTAGATAAATATTTTACTATACTTTTTAGGGTTTGTGTTGCATATTGAATTTTTGTAGTATTTCCATTAGTGTATTCTCCCATAGAACCAGTAGTATCTACTGTAAATAATATGAATACAGGACGAGTTGTAATACTTACTTCATTTAAATCAAGTGTTAATACTCCAAAGGTATCATCGTTTGTACCAGTTGGGTTAACTGGAATAATAGGGTGGGTATTGAGTTGATAATAGGCGTTTCGTAATGGCATCATGAAATCTATATTTTGATTCATTAATTATTCTATACTATAATATCAATTTTATATTTGTTATTATAATTATTAATTCATATGGTGAAAAAATAAATTTCTATGTGATATTTACTGTCTCACACAAATATTTAATGAATGTCCAAGCCACATCATTGCATGCATAGCTCCGTGATATAAATACCAAGATTTGTTACGTTGTTTATGTATTATAGTTCCATATATATAACAGGTTGCTCCAGTTGCATACAATGAACCGATAGTATATTTGTAAAATGGAACCTGTATATTCCACGCAGTATTTCCAATAAATAATCCCATTCCAATATTTGCACAAATTATATCAGCAGTCCTCCACATATTGTTACACGGGTTTGACCAATATTTGTATGAAACCAATGGACCGACCATCAAAATAGACGATAATAGGTATTTTGTTCGGTAAACTGCGTGCATCCCTGGTATCAAGTATAATAATGAAGAACCCATTAAGTATTTGTTTTCCCCATTGTATATTTCTATATCACTTGGTGTGTTATTGTCATCTTCCATTATTTATTCTATACTGTTGTATAAATTTTATATTTGTTATTATAATTGTTAATTATATTTTTGAATATACACAAACTTTTCTTATTTGACACCAAAATTAAAATATGCGTATATACCTATTAAAGCTGATATAAAACACCACCAAGACCCCATTGCACCATTTATAAAATATTTAATAAGTAATATAACAGCTATGAAAAATGCAATCACATCCCAATGTGGATATAGAATTAAAATAGCAAATATAAATAATTCCCATAATTTTAATTCATTATCCCCCCATACAGGTGATGAAAAATAATTATTACATAATGGTGTAGAATATCCATTAAACCGATAAAATAAATAAAACGAATAAAGAGCGAGTAATACTAAATGATGTAGTTTTTGGAAATTACATATAAAATATATATTATATATTACTTGTGCTGACAGAAATATAGGAATAATAACAGAGGTTACAATATAATTTAATAAATCTTTTTTCATTCCAGAAAACCATAATATGGCATCTACAAATTGCATAGATGTAAATATCAAAAAAGCGATAACATATTGTATTTCTGTTTCAGTTAAATTACGTTGGAATAAAAAATATCCTAATGTATACGCAGCTATACCTGTACCTAATGATACTTCAAAATTATAACACATATATATAATACAGAGAACTTTTTATAAATAATGTAAAAAATTGATTAAAATGTATGGTATTATTTATGTTAACAAGTTGATACACCAACAAATTTACGATACACAATGTCACTTTCTATTTATATCCCACGAATGTTAGGTTCTGTAAACAAAAGTACAGTGCATGAAGCATTCAAAAATATGGGGATTGGTTATGTGACCGAATTAGATATGATTTATAAAATAAATGAAAACAAAAATCCTTATTATTTTGCATTTTTAAAAATAGATCCATATAATACTCCTCAATCTAACGCTCTCCAATATGAATTAAATAAAAATAAAGAAAGTCATTTGGTATATGACGAAGAAGCTGGTCAATATTGGGAAATCAAGCAATATATCCCACGAGAACAACGTAACAAAGAAAATGTATCAAACAAAAAACCTATACAAATGGATAATGAAACATTCCCAACCACAGATTCCAATCTGCTTAATACTGCACTTTCTATGTGGACACCAATTACGCCAGTTATTGAGGCATTTACGCACAAAGTCATAAATAAAGTGTCTGCATTCACTGAAGATGATAAGTTGAATTTAGTCAAAGAATATGAAGAATTAGAAAGAGAAATTTACAAACAAACATCGTGTTTTATTTAGTGTGTATTAAAAAAAAGTAAGTTAAATATTGTATTAATGTGTTTTTTTACAGTTAAATTATATATACGTATTTTATATCAACAGTCATGTCAAATACATATATATTTCAAAATGACAAATTAAAAAATAGTTTTAAGAATATTATATCTATAAAAAAGGAAATAGGTCTTATAAAAAATAATGTTACATCTAAGTTGGACCAATTAAAACAATTGCACGGTGAATTAATAAAGGATAACAATAAACATATTTTTTTATTTTGCCTGGATTCGTTTTATTATCAATATAAGATATTTGCAATGGAATTTGAACATGTTAAGAAAGTAAGAGCTATTTTAAATAATCGTATGTATTGTGATTATTACAAATTACATAATATTATTATCAAATTTTGTAAAGAACATATACCAGAAGAAACATTGAATGTTCAAACATTTCCAGTATATAAAGATTTGGAACCATATCAAGAATATCGCATTGAAGATATTTCACTCTTACATGAAAGTATTTTGAATCTTATTAATACCTTATATAATGAAACACAAATTAAAACTGACACTATATTGCATTATAATGATAATCATAAAGTAGGGTTCTCCATATCTAATTTTTTAAACACGTTGACACATGAAAATCGTATATTACAAGAACAGATAACTCTATATATTAATTATATTTCTTTTTTTCATATCTCACAAAAAAAACAGTTGAAAAAATTACATATTCGTATTCAGGATTTTTATAAAGAAGTTGATGAAAATATTAATATGAATTATACATTTTCTATAGATGATATTAGCAATGATGATTCATTTGATTTAATAAATGAAGGTGATAATTTGAGTACAACTGAACTTGCTGCTATGGCCGATGCTATAAATTCAAAAGAAAAACCAGCTGTTATAATTAATCAAAATGATGATAATAAAGCGGAAATTACAGATAAAGTAGTGGCATTACCCGCATTTAAATCATTAAGTGACACAGTAAAATAGAACCAAACTATTTATATGCAGTATAAAATATACATATTATTTAGAAATATGTATATTTTTGAAATATTTTTATATTTATAATGTATAACTGAGTATGCCAAATAATAATGATCAATATGATACTATACCATCCCCTACTACTATAAATGGTGAAGATGCAGATACATTAAATACAGATACAAAACCCAATAAAACTAATAATCCAAAAGTAAAAAAAGTAGAATGGTCTCCTGAAAATGAATTAATTATGGTAGAATGGTGTGATGTAGCACAATGTTATAAATGGCTTAATGCACGTTCTCATGCAAAATATTCATATTTACATGCATGGTTTACAATTCCTGCTATTATTTTTTCAACAATTAGTGGTACTGCATCTTTCGCACAAGATAGTTTACCTGAGTCAATTAAATCATATGCACCAGCTGTAATTGGTAGTATTAATATTACAATTGGTATATTAACAACCATCCAACAATATTTAAAAATATCAGAATTAAATGAGGCTCACCGTGTTTCTTCCATTGCATGGGATAAGTTTGCACGTAATATTCGCATTGAATTATCAAAAAAACCATCTGAAAGAACTGAAGCGGGGGGTTTTATTAAACATTGTCGCATGGAATTTGATAGACTTATGGAAACCAGTCCTGATATTCTTGAAAAGGTAGTAAATGATTTTAAAAGTAAATTTGCAGGACAACCAGATACTGAAAAACGAAGACGTTATGACCAATTAAAGAAACCAGATATATGTGATACCTTAATAAGTGCTAATGAAACCAGACATAAATGGTATTTGGATATAGATAATGATGTTATTGAAATGAGTGATGATTTAACGGATGCTGCAATGCAACAAAAAAATCAATTAATATTGGAACAGCAAACTTTACTTGCTGAGCGAGAAAAAGAAATAAAAACAAAAACTGAACTTGAGAAACAATCTGTACGTATGCAAATTGAAACTATGAAAAATAATCAAGACCAACAAGCTGAGCGTGATAAATATATGAATGAACAAGTTAAACACATAGAAATATATGTTAAAAACTTTGTAGATGTTTATCAAAGAAAACCATTACGTGAAGAAATTACTGATAATTTATCAACACAAGTTCCTGCTAATATATTAGAAATATTTTTTGCCAGTTATAAAACAACTGATAATGTATAAGATGGATATTACATAATAATTACAATAAATATTATGTGATTTAAATTTCTATAAATGTTTCAATTGAATATGTACCATAAAAAGATTGTTCGTTTTCATTTTTAAATGTAAATACAACATTTTCTTCTAATATTACGTCCATATTTTCTTCGATTGATATATCACTATCACTTTCTTCATCATCTTCTTCACTTGAATCATCAATGTTCTCGTTTTCTTCCGTTTCTTCGTCGTCTTCTTCACTTGAATCATCAATGTTCTCGTTTTCTTCCGTTTCTTCGTCGTCTTCTTCACTTGAATCATCAATGTTCTCATTTTCTTCCGTTTCTTCGTCGTCTTCTTCACTTGAATCATCAATGTTCTCGTTT